AGAAGCTTAAATGGATTAGAACAATATTCTAGGATTCCTAGTCAAAACATTTTATACGAAGCTACGGGTTTAATTATTGACGGAAATACGCATCAAGGACAATGGACTTTTGATTTAGATACTAACGCATCAATATCAGGCGGGCCATATCGAGATTATCAGGTGGTTATTGAGGCGCATGATACCAATGGAAATACTTCTGCTGGAAATCTGGTAGGGGGGGCGAGTGAAAATGGATGGGTAGCTTTTAATCAGGGCTATGATGTAATAGCTATTCATAATCCAAGACAAACCGGAATAGAAATGGGTAATAATATTCCAACCCAACCATCTTTAAATACTGGATATTATTTAGGAACAGGATTTACTCTTAATTCTGGAACGGGATATGATAGCTTAAACTATATGGATTCAAATGGCGGAATTAATATTTTATACATGAGCGGGGCTTTTAATTCTAATTTAGTAGGTGGATATATTTATGCTTGGACTGGACAATTTCCCAAATTAGAAACGGCAGTAAGAACCGGATTTTATAAATGTGTGTCTAAAACAAGATTTGATTTTGACCCTAGTGGCGGTCATATATTTCATCCAACAGCGGCATCTAAATTTCGTGGTTCAAATAAGCTTTATATAAGTTTAAGTTTTTATGATAGCTTAGATGCTATTGCTCTTTCTAATGGAATAGATATTTCTACTGGATTATATTTAAGTGACAATGCTATTGTCTATAATGATATATCTGCTGGTAGTGTTACTATTGGTGGCCATACAATTTATTCATTTCAATATTCTGGATATGCAAATCCTACTGGAATGTTAGGTTCTGACTGTCAAATATTTTCAGTAAATCAAAATCATAATCTAACTACCGTACTATATACGGCTAGACCCCTTAACTTAACTAAATACTCTACGTTTACTGGAGAAATAATGAGTCAAGCGGGTGGAGTTGGTGGTAATTCAATTTTAATTAATAATCGTAGAATAACTAATAGCTAATATTAAATAAATTATGATTATTACTGCCGCCAGTAAAGACTATAAAAGGATTTTAGAGCTATCTACAATTCAAAATAAAAAACTAGGATATAATCCTACTATTTATGACATAGAAGGTACTATGAGTATTGGAGAGGTTTTTAATTTAAATGATTTTTATAAAAAAATAGATGCGAATAAACTAGAGTCTAAAGATATGGTTGGGGTAATTCCATATAAACCACTAATTATTAAATCGGCATTAAATAAATACAAACAAAATATTACATGGATGGACGCAGATGCCTTTGCTATTAAAAACTATGACAAGGTATTTAATGATGATTTCGATATTGCCTTTACTATGCGAAGACAGAACGAAAAAGCAACTCCATATCCGTTATGGAGCGGTTTTATAAATGCTGGAGTAATATTTTTTAAATATAATGCAAATACTTTAAAATTTATAGATTTATGGATTGAAGAAATTAATAATACTATGTATTTTTCTGACCAAGAAGCGATAAATAGATTAGTATTAAGGTGTTCAGAATTAAACGAGTCATGTTATGGTAACATTTTTAATTTAGACGGCATTAAGATAAAAATATTAACTACAGATGAATATAATTACTATTACTACCCAAAAAGGCCTGATTATAATACCAAAATCTTACATTTAAAGACTAATATTAGACAAAATAATGATATACTTAATTGGTTTGAAAAAGATTGGAATAAATTTAGCTAAAAATGTGTAAAATAATAAAAATATACTATTTATGAACAAAGAACGCCAAGAATTATCGGAATTATCTCAGTCTTTTGCTAGCGAACTAGGAAAATTACAAAAATTAATCGCTTCCGACTCAGTATCTAGCGATAAAGTAGATAACAAATCTCAATTTAACGATTGTATGAGGGCTATTTATAGCGTTGCTGAAAATTTACATAGCAGAATGGATAGAATTTCAGCTTCAATGTATGCTTATCAGGATGGTCACTCGGTTGGTCATTTACCCGCTATTAATGGTGCTGGTAAAATGAATAAAGCCCTTGCTGCGTTAGGCTTGGCCGACGACTTTGAGGCTTCCAAGAAGAAGATTTATGCTTCTCAAGACCTCTTTATCGTTAAAGGCGATACTGCTAGTAAATAATTGATATTCTTTTATTTAAAATGAAAGAATTTAAACATAAAATAACTTTTGCGGCAAAAATTCTTCCTGTAGATTCAAATAATACAGAAAGAATTTTATCTTTTGCTTCTAAAAATTCTAATTTATCTAAACTACTTCCTAAAGACGTAAATCTTACGGAAAACATTGGTTTCCAGTTATTTGAATCAGAAGCTTTTTTAATAAATAAATTAAATTTGAATTCTGATGGCGTACAAATGCCAGAAGGAGCAAAATTAAAAGAAAGTGCTCCATTAGGTTTTATAGATTTAGAGCATTCTCGTAAAAATCTTGTTGGGGTTATTGTTGATTCTAAATATACAGATATTAAAACTGGAAAAGAAATCAGCGCAGAAGTAGCGGAAAAAATGACCGAGCCTTTAGCAGTAACTATAACTGGTATAATTTGGTGCGCCCCAAATCCAGAACTTGCCGACGCAATTAAGAATATTAATGAATCTACCTCTGAATTAAAAGGTAAGGTTTATTGCTCTTGGGAAGTGGCTTTTGATGAATATAATTTATTAATTATTGATAAAAATAAATATGATTTTGCAGAAGGAAAACTAATAACTGACCAGAAAGAAATTAACGAATTATCTAAGAAATTATTGGCTTATGGCGGAAACGGATTTACCGATGATGGTAAAAAAATAGGCCGCGTTCCAATCGGAGAAGTTGTTTGTTTGGGTGTTGGATTGGTTGAAAATCCGGCTGGACAATTAGACCCGATTGTAGTTAAAGCGGAAGAATCTAATGCTTCTATTAATTTAAATGATGAATTAATTGAAAAACTAAAAAATCTACCAGAATCAGGTATGGGTTATCATATCTGTGATATTGAAATGAACGATGGTTCCATTGTTGCTAATATTAGTATTCATAATTGCTCTATACTATCTAAAGAGCTTAATATTAATGAGATAAAGGATATTAAATTATCAAATAATATTGAATCTTTTGCACACGAACATAAGACCGTTAAATGTTCTTGTGGAACTATAATTTCACAGTGTAGATGTATGGAATCTTCCAAAAATATTGAAATTGTTGAAAATGGATGTAAAGAATGTTTAGCTAAATTAGATAATATTAAAAATAATATTTCACAAGCTAATGAAACAGATGTAATAACTAATAACGAAAAAAATATACTACCAATGAAAATTGACAAAATTGAACAACTTACGGACGAGAATTTAAAAGAAATTAATTCCTCAGGGATTAAAGAATTGTTTGCTTCTAGTGCTAAACAATTAGTAGAAGATGGTATTAAGAAAATTTCAGAAGACTTTACCAGCAAGATTGCCGAAAAGGACAACGCTATTAAAGCTGCCAATGAAAACGCCGAAAAATTAAATAAGTCTGTAAAAGAAATTCAAGAAAATCTAGAAAAAGTTACGGCGGAGCATAATAAGCTTCTTAAAGCTAATCAAGAACGCGAACAGCTTGATGCGTTCTCTGCTCGTATGGAGTCTATCGAAAATTCATTTGACCTAGATGATAAGCAAAAAGAAATCGTCGCTAATAAGGTCAAAACTCTTGCTTCTGATGATGAGTTTAACGCTTATCTAGCTGAAATTGATGTTCTCCTAGCTGCTAAAAAGAAGAGCAAGAAAGCTAAAGAAGAAGACGCTAAGGACGGCGGAAAAGATGATAATCAAGAAGACAAAGACGGCAACAAGAAAGAAGCTAAGGCTAGTGTTGATGACGCCCTTAAAAATGGCGAAGAAGACAAAAAGAATCTTATTCCTAATGCTGCCGCAAAACAGGAATCTCTTGCTGAAAGAGCTAAGAAAGCTTTCGGTGTAGAAGGTTGGGAAATTGTAGATAAACGTAAGAACCGTAAATAATTAAAGAAATATTAAAATAAAATTTCACATTTAAAAAATAAATTGTAAATAACATCAAGTAAAAATAAAAATAAAAAAATATTATGCCTAATTTAAGACCCCTACGCGACATTAGCGACCACGAAATTATCCCGTTCTTTGCTTTCAGCGGAACGTATCCGACCCTTAAAGGTACTCCGGTTAAAATCGTTTCTGGTTTTTATGCTGACCAAGCTGGCCCTAGCTCATACGGCTCAGTTGGCGCGACATATCAAAACTTCATTTCAAACCGTTACGGTGTTCAAGCGCAGGTTGGTGTTTGTACCGCCTCCGGTGATAACGTAGTAGGTTTCCTACTTTACGATGCTCGTGAAACTGACGAAAACGGCGAAAAGCTTATTCTTCATCCTGACAAGGCCGAACGTATGCAGGCTCGTCCGTCTGGTTGGGCGATTCCGATTGTTCGCCGTGGTTTCGTAGAATATAGCGGTGCTCATGCTGCAAATGCTAAAGGTGGCGAAACTGCTTATCTATTTAATGATGGTAGCACGATTACCACAACTGGCTCTTCAACTCTATCAACCAAGGTTGGTAAGTTCTATGGCCCGATGGATAGCAATGGTTATATCATGGTTCATCTTGATGTAAATTACTAATATCAATATTTAATAAAAAATATAACAATTTAAAGAAAAAATAATATGATTGAACTAAAAAATACACCTGAACACATTGAACTAGTCAAGGCTATGGGTAGCCGCAACGGTCAGGTCTCTATGGAAGCCGCCGAAGCTTTTGCTGCCGGTATTTGGCCTGTTATCCAACTCGTTCTAATGCAGTCCGGTACGGCGTCATTAATTTATAATGACTATGCGTTCGGTGAAGACGAGGCTCCGTCAATTCCTCTTGATTTCCTCCACGGTGAAGGCGTAAACGCTGTTCAGGTTTGGAGTTCGTCAATGGGTGGCGGTCTTCCGACTTCCGAAATGTATTCTAGCGACGAAGCTCGCGTTTCCTACTACGATATTAGCTCTGCTGTATCGTTCCGTAAGAAATTCGCTCGTAAGTCCAACCTACCGATTCTTTCTAACTCTGTAGAGAGAATGATTAACGAAATTCTAGTTAAGCAGGAACTACAAGGATGGGCTGTTATTCTAGCCGCTCTTGGTGGTGCTACTCAGCTAGTTAATGGTACTGCTACTGGTAACGTAGCTGCTGCTAGCACAACTGGTGTTTTCCTTCTTGATGACCTAAGCAAGTTAATTACTAAGGCTCGCAGAATTAACGCCTCATACGCTAACGGTACTCCTACTGCTCCTTACTCAAAAGGTATTACGGATTTATTCGTATCTCCCGAAGTAAAAGCTCAGATTCGTGCGTTTGCTTACAACCCGATGAACACCAAGCTAGGCCCGACGGCTGTTGGTGCTACGGTTGCTAACTATACTAATACGACTGCGGTTGCTCTACCTGATGCCGTTCGTCAACAGATTTACGAATCTGCTGGTACGTCTGACATCTTCGGTATCAACATTACCGACCTAAACGAACTTGGTATCGGTGGTAAGTATAACAACCTATTCGGTGTTTATGCTACTGGTAACATTAACCCGGCTGGCAGCACGTTCAGCACCTCTACCAACGAAATTTGCGTAGGTGTTGACCTAACTCGCAAAGCATTTGCTCGCGCAGTTGAAACTGGCGGCGATACTGGTGGTACTGTAACCGTCAATGTTGACGATTCGTTCCCGCTTCGCTCTGACAAGATTGGTTTCTGGGCACAGGTACGGGAAGGCAGAGTTGCCCTAGATTCAAGGGCTGTATTAGGATTGTGCCTATAATAATATAAAGTTTATCACAAACTCCAGTTAAAAGCTGGAGTTTTTTATTATACTTTTATGGTTTAATAACACTAGACAAGTTACTATAATAAAATATGAGAGCTACATTAACATATAATAATTGGTCTAAAGAAGAAGAAAATAAACTAAAAGAATTAACTGGAAAATTAAGTTTTAATAAAATGATACAATATTTTCCAAACAGAACCGCTTCTTCATTACAAAAAAAATCTATTAAACTAGGTTTAGTAAGTGGATATAGAGATTCAAAATATACCATAAATAATGATTATTGGAAAAATTTAAATCTAATTAATTGTTATTATGGAGGATTTATAGCAACAGACGGAAATCTAGGAACAAACGGAAGTTTATTTCAAATAAATTTATCATCTAAAGACGTAGATTTATTGCATAATTTTAAAAAAGAAGTAGGTTTTAACGGAAGGGTTGTGGTTCATACTAGAAAAAAATATAAAAGTGATGATTTAATGGAAGTTTGTTATATTGCCATACATAAAGCTAAAAAGTGGCACGAAGATTTATTTAGACATTTTAATATTACTCCTAGAAAAACATATACATTACAGCCGCCCAATATAAATAATGAGTATTTAGAATATGCTTATATTATTGGTGCCATAGATGGTGATGGATGGATATTTAAATATAAAAATCAAAACAGAATATCTATAGGTTTTGTAGCGGCCATATCTCCTGTAGTCGAATGGATTCATAGTAAGCTAAATAACATTTATAAAAATGGGTATTCAGTAAAAAAGAGTAAGGATACTAAAATGAAAAATGGATGTTATTATTTTGCTATACAAGATATTGCCGCCGCCATTATTATAGACTATCTCCGCCAGTTTCCTGTTCCTAAACTCGCTCGTAAATGGGAAAATCCAGAAATTCTTAAATATATCGAAGAACAAAAATTAAAACATCCTGAATTATTCAAGATATTAAAATCAGAAGAAATAAACCAATATATGCCCGTGCCTATAGTTAACGATAAAGTATCATAGAATATTATTTTACTATTTTATTTCACTAAACTCTTTTTCAGTGTAAAGATTAAAGAGTACTTATGTTTTAAAATTAATTTTAATACTTTAATTATTCATGTATAAGGCTATTATAAAATAAGAATAAAATTATGAAAAATTCAAATAAATCATCTAAGACCGCTAAAAAGATTACCAAGCTTTCAGACCTAGAGCAGACTGATGGACGTTTAATCGAACAGCCGGTAGGCTCAACAAAGTTAGAAATTCTACTAGGAGCGGATGGACTTGGTAAATATGGAACTTTAGATAAGGCCGAATATGTATCTAAGCTAGAATCCTTCAATACCGCCGAAATTCGTGACCATGCAATCCGCGCGGGCCTAATTCCTATTTCTGATATTACTCGTTTAAAGAAACAGTTATTAGTTGAGTTTGATAAGTATGCTCTTGCATATAAAACTCCGACTAAATTTACTACTCAGCAACTTTCTAAAGAAAAGCAAAAAATTGGTTTAGAAATTATGTCGGCTGCTAAATAATTTTAGTTATTGTCAAGTATATAAAGGATAAACGTGTAATTAAATTTATGTTTAATAATTTCAAGAAAATTTTTGGTTTAGTAGCTTTACTAAGTATCTGTTTAACTGGTACTGCGGCATATATTCCTAATGGTGGCTTTCCTTCTACTACTAATCTTTTTAGAGGTAATGGTACTGGCGGGGTCGTAGATAGCGGAATTCCTGCAAGTAGTGTTTTAACACCAAACGTGGGACAGTTTAACGTATCTGGTACTAATTTAAATGTTGGCCCGGGAATTACAAATGCTTCTCAGCCGTATAATGATACAAATGCATTAACTTGGCTAAAACGTCAGGGAGTAAATGATGCTCTTAGTATAGATTGGGCAGTTGGTTTCCAAAATGAAATAATCAAACGCGGAAGAGCTCTGAATGATGCGCTTATTTTTCCGGCACGATGGAATCCAAATGGTACAAATTTATCTTATTTTGGGAATCCTTATACAAATAATGGTGCGGTTCAAACTTCATTTGGTATAAAGTTATTTAATAACGTAGATGGTACTACAAATGCCAATGTATTTCTTAGGTTTCCATGCTCTGTTGGAACTAACTTCACTATTGCCGTAACCTTTCGTCAGCCAGGAACGGCAATGGAGTCATCGCAGAATAGCTCTTATCACTCGCTTGTTTGGTCACTAAAAAACACCAATAATAATGACGACTTAACCTACGAAAATCCTGAAGGGTTTTGCAGTTTTTGGGGTCAAATTGTTCCTTTTGCCGCAGGGAATCCAATCGGAACCTATTATGGTCAGTATACAAACTCGGCATCCATTCTTAATGATAATGGCTGGAGCCCAGCGGGTCAGTCTGGAGTAATCAATATTCTACCTCTTTTACGTCATACATATACCTTAACAACGGACGGCCTTAATCATTACATGGCGGGATATGATGGTAACATCGCTGGTTGGAGCGGTAGCTATAAGCAATTAGTTTTCACAAATGCCGGTATTTCTGCTATCACCACGACTAACGGGTACAACTTACTTAATCTAGCTTTGGACAATGCTTCCATCCTAGCACTTGGAAACTTTGCATCGCAAATTGAAGTAGAATCTGTATTACTGTTTAATGGTGGATATGACACCAATATGTTAGCCGATTCTTATGCAATCGCGTCTTGGCTATTCGATGGAGATACTGCTGTTTGCATTGAAGGGGACTCAATCATGGATAACTCGGCTATTGATGGAACCATCGTTCAAGGCACCTCGCAATCATCCAAGTCTCAGTTTATTTACTACTACTACTACGGAAATAGCGGAAACTGGACAGCAGCAGGCAAAGAAGTATTGCCAATCAATAACGCCAATGGCGGCTCTGGTTTTACCACCATATCCAACATCGCCTTTAATAATGGTTCCACCATTTCGATGAAGCATGATAATTTATTTCTGCTTCCTAAATCAAAGTTCCTGAACAGGAAAGTCATTACAGACTTAGGCAGAAATCAGGTAATGGCAAATGCGGGGGGCTGGGTTGCGCCTTCAAATACGTTCAGCTATTTTACAAATTACTATACCGAATGCGTAACAAATGGCTGGGATGTGATATTTAGACAGACTATGAGATTCGGTTCATCGGCTGCTGGATTTCAACTGTCGAACAATTTTAATTTGGTGGAGTATAACGCTCGGGTAGCCGATTGGCCGCTATTGGCTTACTCATCGCCGGAATGGAGATATTGTAATGACAGTCTGATGAATATTATTAGTATTGATAATGTCCATCCGGCTAACCCTACAAACAATGTTGTATATCAACAGGCAGCAGTAAATCTGATGAATAAAATCCCTTGGCCAGTTGAGCATCCGTTCTTCCAGACCAACTACGGTATATCAACAGCAGTTGCCGTTAGCGGAACAATGAATTATACAAACTATTATGCTCCATTAATGCAATTTAATTTATTAAGTACTTCTCATAGTGGTATTGGTATAAATAATAGAACGGTTGCCACTCCACAAACAGGAGGAAGTTTTATGTTAAGATGGGGCGATGTTCTTAATATAACAAACCCAGCGGGAGCATCAGCTACATGGGTTCAAATTACGCAGTAATATTAATTATTAACGAAAATGTTTAAAATAATAAAAAAATATTTTTATTTAGTTATTTTTTTGAGTATTTGTACTAATAGTTTTTCTGGATATATATATAGTACGCAAATACCATCTAAAGGAGAAACTATAGGGTTTAGCGGCTCTACTGGTGGTGGTTCTTTTAATATTAATAATAACTCAAGTTTAGATTATATAAACCCAGTTGGCTCAATGGCTCATAATTCGTCAAGAACATCAATGGAGCTTCCTCTGGCATACGGCACTTATACGAATTTTTGGGTAAATTATACATATCCAGCAGTAAATAGTGGAACAAATCTATCATTTATTATTTTAACAAATGGAGTTGAAGCAATGAGAGCTACCCTAGTTGGGGGTGCTTCGGCACAGGTAGCAAATTTATGTTCTAATACAACAAGTTCTTTTACAGTTAGTTCGACTACCCTATGTTGTTTGCTATGTACCAATAATAGTATAAGCTCAGTAAGCGGAGTTTATATGAGTTGGAAATGTGGCCTAGTTCCACAATGAAATATTTTTTTTCTCATAAAAAAATAATTAACTATATTATAAAGTTAATATTTTTAATGATTATTGCTCCTATTCCTGCATTTTCATTAGATGTTTCTACATATGGAGCTATTGGAGACTGCACTAACCTAACCGTTAATACTACTAGTAATTCCACGTCTGTCACCTTTTCTCAAAATGTATCTTTAAGATTAGGGGAAACTGTTGAAATATTTGGGGCTGGTAATTTAACTACTCTTCCAAATCATCAAGATTTAGTTGCCACTCTTTCGTCTGTAAGCGGGGCAAATGCTACCTTATCAACTCCCGCAATGCTTACCGGAACTGGATTGTATTGTATTATAGGAACTAATAATGTCAATGCTTTTCAGGCCGCACACGATGCATTAGGAACTGGAACTACTATAACTATTCCAGCGGGTAATTATCTTTTAATCTCATATCAACAATTAGGAACTCCTTTTGGAGCTTGGTATATGGGAGACATATATTGTACTAATCATGTTAACTGGATTGGCGCGGGCAGAACAGCAACAACATTAACGGGAGACGGGGCATGGGGAGTATATACTAATTTTTCATTTACTGGCCGGTCTACTGGTGAAGTTTATAGAGGTTTTATGTTTGTTCTTCCAGATACGTCCCCATCTATTTACTTTAGCCTTTCTAGTATGACTATTGATGGCGGCCTTCAAAATGGTTTTTCTGTTAATACTCCTCAACCAGCTAGTGTTGTGGATGGAACAGGATGGGACCAAACACATGATGCCCTTGTAGATATATCAGACGCTAATAGATACGAAAATATTAATCTTACTAATTGTATATTTCAAAATTGGCGAGGAGAAGTAATGAAATCAGTAGGTAGTTCAACCAATGGATTCGCATTTATTACTAATTGTATATTTAGAGACAATAATGCTACGGCAATGAATATATATCCAGCAAAAACTACTACCGGATGCCTGTTCACAAATATGTCTCAAGTTGAAGAATATTATCAACTTAGAAATAATCATGGAACTAGTTGGTTTATGAATAACACAATTTGGGGAATGCGTGGTATAGCTTTTAACGGAGGAACAGGAACAAATAGTTGGTATATTATTTCTAATAATACTTTTAATGCAATGTCGGATATTGCTATGTTAACTGCTTCTGGTAGCAATATTAGATTTTGTAATAATACCGTAAACGGAGGAACTGGAGCAACGCTTGGGAGTACCGCTGGAGTAATTCCTTTCGCTTATCCAAATGCTAATATTATAATTAATGATAATACATTAAACTGTTCAACGGCGGTGCAAGTTGGCGGAGGAGAAGCTGGTAATAATGTTATAAATTGTTTAGTGTCAAATAATATTTCTGGTGGTTTATATGCTAACTTTGATTCCTCTCATATGACTAATGTAGTATTATATGGAAATATAGGCGGAAGACTAAATAATGCAATAAATAATCCGGCATTTTTTACCGATGCTGGTTATAATGCTTTTGATGCTTATAATGTATGTTGTTATGATGCTGTAAATCTATTAGATTATAAAACGGCCTCAATACAATCTACTCACTTTGCTAACAACGGGTTAATATATCTTCCTAAGTCTTCCGATTGTGTAGGATTAAATATAATTAATAATACTTTTACAATTACAAATAATAACAATAATGGAAATTCAGTTTTTGTACAAGCTACGGATTTAAGCGATAACCCAATTGGTTCTAGCCTTCTTTTGCCTAATAATGGAACAGCTACTTTTTATTGGACTTCTACTGGGTGGTCATTTTTACCATATTTACCTACAAGTACTCCTACGGTTGGAGGGTACCTTTTAATTAAACCTTAATAGGTTAATTACATTATATTCCAATAAGTTCCGTCATTAGCTAATTGGTAAGCTTCTCCGCTATTTACTGTAAAAGATATTACAGGATATTGGGCAAAAAATAAATCATTAGATGAGCCAGTAAGGGTAACCTGTGCTCCACGATTTTTAATTTGATAAACCTTTCCAGTACAGCTACTTATTAAAGGAAGAGTCCAAGTAACATTTGACGTGCTATTATTTATATAAAATGGAGACCTAGATAAAGTAATAGATGAACTATTTAAGGCCGGAGAAAGAGCTATGGCTTGAGTAAATAAGCCAGATTGTATATACCAAGAACCTGACAATATTCTTGATTGATAGCTAATTGATAATGCCGCAGATGTATCTAGCATAGTCCCAGTTGCCCAGTCTATAGATACATTGCCAGCTAAATTGTTTAATCTTCTGTTACCCCAGTCTAAAGAGGCTTTAGGATTGCTAATAGGCTCTACTAAATACCTATTATTATAATCTATAGATAAACTAGACGTACTATCTGATAATATTCTATTATTTAAGTCTATTGTTTGAAAATTACTAGTGTCGTTAATCGCACTATTAAAAACTTTAGTTCCAGATATGGTTTGGTTTCCGGTTTGATATACTACGTTTGCTACATTTGTAATATTAATACCACTGGTAATTTTACCAGACATATTATTTAAATCAATAATTCTTGCGCCAGTCCATCCACCGGCTGTAAGATTATCCTGAACGACAATTTGGTTAGTATCGGTATTTACTACTATTTCTCCAGAAGCTCCAATAAACGTATTAATGGTACTTCCAGAGCCTCTTCTCCATTGAACTTGTGTTGTGGACATATTTATTTACTTAATATATAATTTATTTACACTAATACAGGTTTTTAATAGTGTAAATTATAAAGATAAAATGTATATATGAGTAATACTTCTTATGATTTTAATTTGGTTGCTGGAACAAGTTTTTTGACATATGTAAATTGTCAAGATAGTAATGGCTCGTATATAAATTTTAGTGGTTTTGCGGCACAAGGATATGTCAAAAATCAGTGGGGAGATACTGGATATATACTTAAATTAAATGTTAATACCGTATCTCCATTTGAAAGTGGAATATTATCTATAAGCGGCTCTTCATCTGATACTATGTCCTTGCCAGCGGGTTCGTTTATTTACGATATAGAAATATATAATAATAGTTCGGTTACTAGAGTATTAGATGGAGATTTTAATATTTTTCCATCAACCTATTCAACGCAACAGCAAACGGGAAATGCTCCTATACCGCCTACGCCAACATATATAGTAACATCGTCAAATATTACTTTAAGTTCTTACGAAAGTTATTTTTTTACAGGTGTTTCAAATGTTGTTTGGACTTTGCCTCTTATATCTACATCAAATGGAACTTTATATTTGATAAAAAATCGTGGAGGAGCGTCTATTACTTTATCTGGACAACAAAATGATAAAATTTATTCATCTTCGGCCACTACAACTTTTCAAGCTAATAGCGGAGAAGCTTATATATTAAGTTGTGATGGATACTATTGGAATATTTCTTAATTTAATAACAAAATAAATAATAATATGAAAGCTGTAGATTGGGCAACTAATATATTTAAAAATGAAATGGCCGAAGAAGCTACTAATATTTCTATTCCATCGTTAATAGCTTATTATCGTTCTAATGTTAACGATTTAAACAATATGCTTGGAACCTGTTTTACTTTAAATAATACGCAAGGAGTAAATTTTCTAGAACTAATAGATGGAAAAAATATTAATTGTTTAATTAATGACGATGCTGCTAATGTATATAAATATATTTATATGCTTTCTTATTATAATCGGCTAATAAGAAATCTAACTGGAGTTGGAGCCGTTAATTCTATTTCTCAAATACAATCTGATGGAGGAATTGTTAGATTTACAGAAAGACATCAGTTGGCTAGAGTTTACTTGGATTTAAGAAAATCTATTAATCAGGATTTAAAGAATTTAGTTAATAAATATAAAATGAGAAATCAAACCGCAAAAGATGTTACTGGTGATGATATTTTTGTTTCATATCAGTCTCAAATAAGAGAGTCTGGAGATTTATACGAACAAGACATTATTTAATAATTAAATGGCTCAATTAGTTACATCAAGTCAGCAATCCGAAATTACTGGAATATTTGGGCAGCATTTCGATTTATTTGGGGCACAATCTAATAATTATATAAATATTATTAAATCTCCAGTTCAAACAATAATAAATTCTGGAGAGGTAGTATTTCCGGGCTATGGAGCTGATACGATTAATTTATCGGATATATCTTATAACCCACCTATTACTGGAGTATTTCCGGCCATTATTATATATCCAAATCAAATGAATAGCAACCAGTTTGCTCAATTAAAATTTAATATTGATTCTAATCAAATTTTAATAAAAGTCCAAGAAGATTGTAAAAATTTTATATTAAATGGTTTAACACAAATGTTAATTGTTGATGGTCAGGCATATAACCAAGAAAATACTTATAAAGTTCAAAATTTTATTGGTTTAAAATATTATTATTTCAGGCTAACCTCTACTAAATAATTATATGGTAATCAATACTATTTCTATAAAAAAAAAGCTAAATGAATCAGTTGCTAGTAGTAAAAGATTTCAGGGATTAGCTAAAAATGCAGCTAATACAAGGTTTGTTTTTGCTTTAAAAGGACTAGAAGAAGATATTGATAATAGCGAAGTTAGTAAACAAGTTGTTGCTGCCTGTGAAAACCCAGCAATTACACAAAGTGAAATTATATCAAAAGGAAATATAGCCGCAGCAATAGGTTTTTATGAGGGGGCCGAACCTATTGAAAATTTAAAAGAGGTGTTAAAAGAGTCTATTTCAATGGATGAAAAACCTAAAGTTTCAATAGATAATAATAAGGTTAATTTTGCATTTAGAGTTAGGGTGCCATCTAAAAAAGAAATATATTCTTCGGTTGATGATTTTGGTATAGCTGAGTGGACAAACCGCTCTTGGCTTGATATGATAGAAAACGGAATTACATATTTAGCTAAATATATTTTTTGGTCTGAGGGTTTTAAAACCGAAAATAGTAGAAGTGGTACAGGTTTACAATCAAAGGGAGATGTAAAAAATAAGGCAGAGTTTACTCCTCAAAAGAACTATTTAAAAGACATACTTGATAAATTTATAGCTAGGTTCAAATAGTGTAAAATAAAGATATGTTAGCTACTTATGAAAATTTATTAGTTTCGAGTACTATACTCTATCTTAATAATCGCCTATTAACTCAGGGGCAAGCATTTTATACTACCACGGGCCAGTTCTACCCTATACAACAAACATTTAATGGCTTTAAAACCTATTCTAGCTCGTTTAAACCTCTCTGTAGTGATATTTCCGTACCTAATTGTACTGTAATGACGGGAGTATATATTGGTAACTCTTTTGTAGCTAACGGTCAAAGCGGAGTTAGTATTGATTATTACAATGGAAACGTATATATCCCAGATTCTATACAAATAAATTCTCCTATTTCTGGAATATATTCTTTTAATGAAGTTCCTGCTATAGTGGCAAGCTTTTCAGATATGACTATATTATTTGAAACTAAAATGTCTTTACGGCCTAAATTACCTCAAATTCCTACAGGAGTATTAAATAATCAATTTGCTTATCCTGTTATTTTTGTTAAAAATGAATTAGGAAATAATGAGCCATGGGCATTAGGTGGACTAAAAAAGACAAATTCTGAAATAAATTGTTATGTTTTTGCAGAGTCTCAGTTTCAATTAGATGCTATTTGTTCTAATTTTAAAGATGCAATGAATGAATATATACCATTATTAAATTCAAATGAATTTCCATTTAATAATTTAGGAGGATTTAAGAATAATATTCCTTATAACTACACAGGTATAGTAGGAAATAGAGTTGCTCAGGGCCTAGGGGCCTTAATAGAATCTGTCGAAATAAGTGATTTCGGTAAAAGAGCTATGGCGGCAGATATTCAAAAAATGACTAATGAATCATTTTTCTCATTTATTACATTAAAAATAGCAAGAGTAAGAAATACTAGTTAATTTAATTATAAAAACTATACAAACAGGTGTAATATATATAAAATATCTTTTATGAAGAATATACATATTTTTGAAATTAATGCCGCCGATGATTCAAATGCAGCATATGTTAGTTATAAAGAAAGAAACTCAAAAACAACAGAATACTTAGACGAAGAAAGAAAGTCTTTTCCTATTAGGAAGGGTAAAGAATGTGTGGATTTAGAGGCAGCAGTTAGAGCTTGGGGTAGATATAAAGGAAAAATGAGCCACGAAACCTTTATGAAAAAAGTAAAAAGTAAAATGGAAAAACATTCCTGTCCTATTCCTAAATCATGGAAAAATGATAAATAAATGCCATTTATAAAATAAAAAATAATTTCACAAGGACAGATTTAGTGTAATTAAAAGAAGACATCAAGAATTTAACAATAAAATATAATATATATGGCAAGAAATAGACAGCTTTACGCGGGAGACGCATTATTCGTTGGGCCTACCGGCAACAATTCCGCTACCGGGCCTCTACAACTACCGGCTACTTTAGGACTTATTTCTGGAAGTATCGCTTCTGGTCAGAGCCTTATCGCACAGCTTTATAGAGTACAAAAATGTGATAATGGATGGGATAAGAAGTTAAAAATCGTTAACCAGTTTGGTGAATTGTCTCAGGTTGACCTTGTTCCTATTGACCCGCCAGATGTTCAGTTAAGTTTTTCATATATTCAGGCTAACCTAGTTAATGAAAATTTAATAGGTTTTAACGTAAACAAGGCTGGTGACGCAGCTCAAATCGGATGTCTATCCGGTATCTTAGCTGGTGTTGTTAACTCTAAGAACTACTTCATTAAAACTCTTGCAGAAGGTCAAGACGCTGACGATACTAATCCTACTGATTATGACGTAGTTTCGTTTGGTAATACGTTTATTGGTTCATATACGGCGCAGGGTCGCGTTTTAGACTTTCCTACGGTTGATGTCTCGCTTGTAGCTCTTAATACTCAAGCGCAGCATCTCTGGCAGGCAAATACTGGTAACGTAGCTATTACTCCGGCAATTACGCCTTCTAGTGGTACTGCTATTACTGGATATGGATATTTACTTCCTACTGGTGTTACCTCGTTTAATAATACCGCGCTAACGAATGTTACTGGACTAAGCGTTCTTCGTCCGGGTGATATTAACCTTAACATGGGTCTATCTGCTGGCGATGGTTTCTCTGCCCCTACAGACTTAAAGGTACAGAGCTACAGCTTGTCATTTAACTTAAATCTAGAAGATTTAGCTCAACTAGGTTCTAAATTCTATTACGCAAAGCTTCCTAAGTTCCCTGTTGAAGCTACTCTAACTGTTAACGCTTTGGCTGGTGACTTCCAAACTGGTAGTTTAGTTGAAATTTATAATAATAATTTAGACTTTAACCCGTCTATTACTATTAATGCTCCGGGTACTAATAATCCTGTAGTTTTCTATCAACTAAAAGGTGCTAAACTAGAAAGCCAGAAATACGGATTATCAATCGGAAGTAATAAGACCGTTGATTATTCATTCAAGACTACTATTGGCGGGCCTAGTGATTTAGCTCACAATGTATTCATGTCTGGTATTTGCGCTAATATCTAATTAGTAATTAGACTAGCAAGATTTGTTAAAATAGCGGTTCTATTCCGCTATAAAGGTTACGGTGTTGGTTTAAAGGTTTGTTTATATGGATTCTAATAAATTGAATAGCGTCGTATTGTTTTCTGCTATTAGAAAATTAAAAAATTTAACTAGCGTATTTCTTACTACTCTAGAGGCAAGAATTATATATATTAAACAATTAGAAAATACATTTATTAAAATGGGAGTGGGAGACTATGAAAATTCTATTATTGACTACCAGAGAGATAGAAAACATATATTAGATACATTAAATACAGCCGTAAGAGAATTAGAAGAAATTCAAAAATTAGTATGCGATAGTAAAGATGTAAATAATGATAATAAAAACTTTAATAAATAAAAAATAAATATATAATAATACATGAAACATATTGTAAAATTTTCGGTTTTAAAAGAGATTTCTAAAGACGTACAAGTAATTAAACAAGATGCGGATGGAAAAGATATAACTGTTCTTGAAAAAGCAACAGAAAAAGTTCCATATAATTATATTCTATCTAAGCCATCATTTTCTTTAAAACAAGAATCTACTTTATATTATGAAAGTATTGTTGCAGAATGTATTAAACGTGGAATTTTTTCTACTATTCAATTAAGAAAACGCTTTGTTGATGATGGTGGCATTTTAGGTAGCGAGGAAAAAAAAGTATATGAAGGCCTTTGGTCAAAGATTTGGGTTAAGAAATCTGAACTTAATAAACTTAATGAAAAACCAGAGGATAATAAAGACGAAATTAAAACTTTAAATGATGAAATTTTATCTATTCTAGCAGAACTACAATCTATCGAAGAAAAAAGTGGCAATTCAATGTTATATGAACATACTGCCGAAAAAGTAGCTAGCGATAGAACCGCTGTTTGGTGGATGTTATTCTTATCATATAAGGATAATAATGGAAAGTTTGAGCCTGTTTTTGGAAATGGTAAATTTGAAGATAGAGTTAAAAAATATGAAGAATTGGAGTTAAGTGACGACTCTTTTGATTATGAAGTTATTCAAAAGCTTTTACTTGCTTCTACTTTATGGGCCTTTGGTAAGGCGGAAAAACAAGAAGAGTTTGATGAAATTTTTGCTGCTGGAGAAGTTAACGGACTAATTAAAAAATCTTCGTAATATGAATGAAATATTCCGAAAAGTCTCATTTAATTTTTTCTGAATTAATTAACGGTTTTTCAATAGAAAACAGTGAAAAATTTGGTGATTTATATATTAAACACCAATCTCATTTAGACTCTATTAAAATAGAAAAACAATACTCTTATTTCTTTTCTAGGGCTATCGAACAAAATATACCTACAAATAAAAACAGAGAAAAAATCATTATTTCCGAAGGTTTATGGACTAAAAAAGAAGAAGATGATTTTAATAATACTAAAGAGTTTATACGGGGAGCAAGAGAGAACCTTTCTAGAGAATTCTTATATTCTAAAAGAAAAACTTGGAGAAAAGAGATAGCTGACTCAGAAAATCACTTAGATGCTCTGTTTATAAAAAAAGATTATTTAATTGGCTCGACAGCAGAAAAATATGCTAATCAGCAGGCTTTTCATTTTCAAATAGTAAGTTCTTTTTATAAAGATTCGGAATTTAAAGAAAGGTTAGAAATTGATGATACTTCAAGTTCTGAATATGAAGAATTAATAACTTTATATCAAAAATATCAAGATAAATTTCAGGAAGAAAATATAAAAAAAATAGCTATATCTTCATTCTTTACTAATCTATTTTATATGTGCGGAGATAATGCTTATTATTTTTATGGCAAGCCAATAGTAAGTTTAACTAACCATCAAACTAATTTATTTGCATGGGGAAGATATTTTAAGAATTTAACTGGTCAATATGGAGATAAAATTCCTAAAGAAATGTCAGAAAATGTTGATGATACTATCGAATGGTTTGAAATTACTCAAAACGCCGAAAAGTCAGGAATATTAAAAGATGATGAAAATGCTGATGGAGGAATGGGAAGTATTATGGGGGCGACAAAGAAAGATATGGAAATGTTAGGTATTGATACTTCTAGAGTAATGAATATTGGTAAAGAAATAGGTAAAAAGAGTAACGGAATGCTAACAAAAGACGATTTATTCAATATGACCGGATAATCATTTAATTTAATATATTCTTTAATATGTGTAAATAATTGGTAGTTTAAAGAGTATAAGGTAGTAAATATATTATATGGCCGGTCAATTTGATGCAGAATTAGTAATAGGTGCAAATACTAAGCTTCTTGAGTCACAGACTTTTGATGCTGTTAGGCGTCTTGAGGCTAGACCTGTAAGAGTTAGAGTAGACGCCTCTGGATTAGGACAGATTAGTACGAAAGTTGGAGAGTTCGAGAAGGCTCTACAATCCGCTGGTGCCCGTGTTATTTCTTTCGGTGCTACTGCCGGGCAGGTTTATCTAATCTCTAGGGCGATGGACGCTCTAATTAGGTCTACTATCGAAGTACAAAAAGAATTAGCTGATATTAATAATATTTTTGGATTAAGTAGTAAGCAACTAGAAGGTTTTTCTACATCTCTTTTTAAAGTAGCTAATGAAACGGGACAATCATTTAAAATTGCCGCCTCGTCTGCCCTAGAATTCTCTCGTCAAGGCTTATCTGTATCAGAAACCTTAAAAAGAACCAAAGATGCGCTTACTCTTACCCGTTTAAGTGGATTAGATGTTGTAGAGTCCACAAAGGCCATTACAGCCGCTTTAAACAGTTTTAATGATGTTGCTTTAGATTCTACAGTACTAGTAAATAAATTAGCAACTGTAGACGCTCAGTTTTCTGTGAGTTCGGGAGATTTAGCCCAAGCCTTACAACGTGTAGGCTCTACCGCTCAGGATACCGGGGTAAGCTTTGACTCTCTTATAGCCCTAGTTACCTCCGCGCAACAACAAACGCAGCGTGGTGGCGCGGTTATCGGCAACGCATTAAAATCTATATTTCAACGAGTACAGCGTCCAGAAGTTCTAGATAATCTTAAACAGTTAGGAATTTTAACCGAAGATGTTAATGGAAAAATTTTATCATCTGATGCTATTCTAAAAAATACGGCACAAGCATATAAAACGCTTTCGGATGCCCAAAGAGAACAAATTGTACAATTAAGTTCGGGACTATTTCAAGCAAACCAATTTAGAGCTATATTGCAAGATTTAGGGAAACAGAGTTCTATCTATGAACGTGCTCTATCTACTTCCGCAAACTCTTCTGACCAAGCTGCAAGACGCCAAGCAGAGCTTAATAAAACATTGGCCTCGGAACTAAACCAATCTTTAAATAATCTACAGCAATTTGGAGCAAAAGTAGGTAATTTATCAATTGCCCCCGCATTAAAAAATCTATTTAAATTTACTGATTTTGCTGCTACTTCTGATATTGGGGAAAATCTAGGAACGGGAATATTAAAGGGATTAGGAAACTATTTATCTGGGCCGGGCCTAGTGTTGGCGGGTACCTTAGTTAGTAAATTATTTGCTACATTTACAGTTCAAGCAGCAAAATCATTTGCAACTATTCTCGAAGTATCTAGTGCAAGAGCAAGAAACGAAAGAATTATTTTAGACTTATTACAATCTGAACCGGGTGCTATACAAAAAATAAACGCAGCAGGAAACGAAACTTATAAAGTTCAACAGGTTGTTAGTGAAATTTTAGCAAAACAAAATGCCCAACTAAATGCCAATGCTGCTGCGGCGGCAAGAGTAGCTGAAATAATATCTAAATTTTCATTAGGAGGCGTTGGAGCAACTGCGGCCCCGTTTGTAATTACCAATGAAAAAATAACTGGTAATAGTAGAGCTAAAAATATTCCGGGTTTTAGTGCTTTATCAGACGCTATAGAAAGAGAAACAAAGGCAGGTATTAATCCTTCTCAGATTAGAGTAGGAAGTTCTGGAGAGCTTATTTCTGCCGATAATCCTTTAGGAATTGGTATTTATAATACCAAAGATGAGCCGCTTGGTCTTCAACAGGGTATTAATAGGTCTAGAAGAAGCGGAAATGACCCTAAAAAAGCAGGAAATATTCCTAATTTTGCGGATATTCCATACCCTTTTAATCTATTACCTTCTAATCTAGTTCCAGAAGAATTTAAAAAAGCTAAGCCTATTTTTAATCCAGCTAGTTTAGCCCCCGATTCTGTTAGATACGGAACGCCTCCACCAGAAAAACCCTTTCCTTTATTACTTGGAGCCGGAACTGGTAAAAATGCTATACAATTACCAGAGATAAGTAAAAGCACCCTTGATTTAAATATTAGCTTAAAGAAATCTACGGAGTCGCTAGATAATTTTATAAAAGCTATTACAAAAGCGTCGGATGTAAACTTTGGTACGGCTGAACAAAAAACTAAAAGCTTTAATCCGGGAGCATTTCAATTTTATCCAAGCTTTTCTGGAGCAGGAAACTCTGAAACGTCAGTAATAGGTAATGCTATATTTAATCTTGCTAATAATAAAAAGATTTTAGATGCACAAGCCAATAGATTTAATATTGCAAACCAAAGAACTGTTAACCAAAGCATTCTTTTGCCTACCGGAGTTAATGGAGAACAACAACTATTAAGAGAAGATGTAAGATTTAAGGGTATTAGAGAGGCTAATATCATTAATAAACAAATAGATGAATATTTAAGTTTAGTATCTAAAGGAGCGAGTGAAAGTTCCGAAGAGATGCAAAAGTTTAAATCTCAAATAATACAAAATACTCAAAAATTAAGTTATACTACTAAGGTTTTAGATATAACTAAAGACCCTTCTAGTGGCAAAATTACTACCAGAGGAATAAGAACTATTGATAATGGAGCTTCTAATGTTGCCGGAGTAACAAAAGTATTAAATGAAGGCGGAGCGTTATCTAGTAGAATTTTTCAATCTGGAGTATCTGGAGATGAATTACTTGGCCCCGGAAGAGCCGAGTTAAATAGAGGTCTTTCACTTCAAGAAGACCAGATAATCGAAGAAGAACTTCAAAATAGAAGTAAAATTTTCCAATCAAAATTGGATAAATTAAATATTTTTAATTCTGTATTTAAAGATAATAAACTATCTAAAGAATCTGAAAATTTAGGAGAAAACGCATCGTTTCAGAGGGCAAGGCAAAGAGTTGCTGGACAGGCATTATTAGGTTCTTTTGCTCTTCCTATTTTAACGGGAGTAATTCAAAATACCGCAGAAGGATTAATTGGAAACAATTCTACTACGGCTCGTGGAGCAAACGCTTCTATTGGTGCCGCTGGAAATATAGGCTCATATGCTTTAACTGGGTTAGGATTATCTGGAGGAAATCCGCTAGGAGCCGTAGCCGGAGCCGGAGTGGGAGCGTTACTGGAATTACCTACTGTATTTAAAGCGTTCTCTGATACCCTTCCAGATTTATCAAAGAGATTAGAGCTATTAACCGATTCGGCACAAAAAACATCGGTTTCTTTAAGCTCTTACGTTTCTATTTCTCAGCAGCTAGCAAGTATTGGAAATGATTTATCCGCTACTGCTTTACAAAAAAGATTACTAGAGGGTCAAAAAAATATAGCCTTTGCAGGTATTCCGTCTGAATTTCGCGGAAGAATACAGTCCGCCGTTACAAGTGGAAATTTTTCCGAAGCTAATAATATCGCTGATATTGCTCAAACTATTAATAGTCAAAATATTAATTCTGGTAAAGATGCTAGCATATTAAATTCAACATCTAAACCCGGCGGGTTTGAAAGTTTTGAAAGAGGGTTTTTTACTACAAGTGCTAGAGCTGGTAATTCAGAAAATGACCCAGTAATTGGACAGTATCTTAGAGGAAAAAGATTGGATAGAGAGTCTACCGACTTAGAGAGGGTTCAACAATTTTCTAGTTCTTTATTAACAAGACTAAATACTTCTGGCCAGTCATTACAAGACGTATTAAGTCCTAAAGATTTAGAGCAAATTCAATCATCTAGGTCTGGCGGTCTATCTGGATTCCTTTCAGCGTTAAAGCCTATTTTATCTTCAAAGGGTTTCGGCTCTCAGTTTGGAGATATATCTCAACAAGTAAGCGAGGCGGGTAAAAATAACCCAGATTTTCTTTCAAAAGTATTATTTGGAAAATTTAGTTCTTCAAATATTAATGCAAATAAAGAAAATTCAAAAGTTATTGATAAAAATATTCAGTTATACGATGATGCTTTAGAAACTATTAATTCTGATTTAATAAAATTTTTAGAGTCTTCTAGTAAATCTTTAAATAATTTTGATATTAAAATATTAAAAGGTTTAAGTAGAGATGTAAGCAATATAGATGTTAGGGCTATAAATCGTCAAGGCGCAAATCAAATATCTATTTTAAATTCTGGAGATAATTCTTATTTTAAAAATTATGTCTCCTTTCAAGAAAAATTAGCTCAAGATAAAGACGAGTTTGATAAGGCTCAAAAACAACTAAAAGCAGAGTTATCTATATCAAGTAACGAAGGATTAGTATCTGGTAAAAATGATTTATTAAAATTATTAAAAGATAGTATTGAAAAAAATAAATTAAATGGCGATGCCGAATCTATAAATTCTGGATTTAAAAAATCTTCATCTTTTGTTTCTTCTGTTTTTGGAAATATTAATTCAAATTCACCAGAACAAATAAACTATCAAATAGCAAAACAAATAGAAAATGTTAGTCTTGTTAAAGGGAGTCAAGCATTAATAAATACCGTTATTAGCGATTTAAATTCTAATGATAAAAAAATATCTGGAACGTCTTTAAATAAAATAAGTAAATTACCAGAAGGTGATTTAAAAAATACTTTATTAGGGGGGAAAATAGATAATATTTCCAATCTATCTCTAGACGATAAAACTATAAAGTCAATTCAGGACGAACTAGTTTCTATAAAAGAAAAAATAAATGGTTCATTATTAAAGTATATTAAAGACTTGTCTGTTTTACGTTCTAATCTTGCTTCAAATGATGCTAAAGGATTAGCCGAGTTTAATAATAATGAAAAATTTTTAAACGTACAATTCGCTAAAGCACAAAATAATATTAGACAGAGTGGAATTATTGATAGAAATTCAATAAATAAAATTTCTGGATTACAAAGAAGCGAGGTTGGTGCAAATCCATTCCAAGTTGCTGCTATACAAAGAGCGCAATCATATGAAGCGGAACTAGCAACGCAAAGGAAAAACCTATCAACTAATTTATCAGGTACGGTTTCGGATGTAGATTTTAATAATATAAATAAAAGCGGAATAGATAGTTTAATTAACGGCACGAAATCAAAAATCTCTTCTCTTCCTGCTGGCGCAGAACTAGAAACTCAAGAAGTAATATTAGAAAATTTAATATCTGCTTCTACAGCATTAGAAGAAAAACAAAAAAATATTAACGATGAAATTGAAAATCAGAATAAAAATTTAGATATTCAATTAGCTTTTACTGATAGAATCGCTGCTAAAAACTTAGAAAATAATATTGGTGCGGCTTCTCAGCGCGGAAACGGAATTGGTGGTACAGCTTTAACTGGGGCTAGCTTCGCACAAGCGGCTGCGGCTCCATTCCAATATAATACGTCTACTTTTCTAAAAGATTCTGTTGTTGGATTGCAGGAATTTTCAGCGGAAATCAAAAATGATTTATCTTATAATTTATTAGAGATAACTAAAGGCGCAAAAAATGCAAGCGAGGCATTTAGAGATTTAGGTATATCATTAGCCCAAAGTTTAGCTTCTAAGGCTATAAATATTGGAATTAACTCGTTATTTGGTGCTGCCTTTAAAGGTATAGCTTCTTTTGCTCCTAGTATAATACCATCGGCTACTCCGCCTAATAGAAAAGCTTCTGGTGGATATATTCCTAAATTTGCTAAAGGCGGATTTGTAAATATGGGTTCTGGAGTAAGAGATGATGTTCCGGCATTTTTAAGCGGCGGGGAATTTGTTATTAATAAAAACGCAGTAAATCGTATTGGTGTTGATAATCTAAATCACCTAAACGGAACAGGGGAACAAAGGGACTCGTTTAGGCAGCCGGGAGCATTTATTAATAGACCCAAGAAAAAGAATTCTTTTCCGGGTGTTACTAGTGATTCCATTTCAATAAACGGAAGCTCTACCGACATAACATTAGCTAATGCATTTTTAATTAATAAAGGAAAGGGCTCTTTTAAAACAAGTTCATTATTATCCGCTATAGGACAAACAGATGATAATAATCCTCAAAATAAATTAAAGTTTTCAAGAGAAAAGTACGCCCTTAATAAAAGGTTAGCCGAAAGAGAGTATCAAAAACAATTAGATGCCTTTAAGTTTTCTCAAAATTTAAATTTAGGATTGGCTTATTTGGGTGCCGTTGGTAATGTTGTTGGTGCGTTTGCTCAAGTTAGCAATAGTAATAATCCTACAGACAACCAAATATCAGCTTTAAATCAAGGCCAAGGCCCATTAAATTCCTCTGCCGCAAATAATTTTGCTGGAAATAATACTACTATTAATAGTATTAATTCATATGGAACTCAAAGCTATAACCCTTATGGTTTTGGACTAACAAGTAGAGCTAGTGGCGGATTAATTCCTAAATTTGCTGGCGGCGGTTATTTTGGCGGCGAAAACTCTTCTGATAAGTTTAGTGCTATGGTTATGGGCGGAGAGTATGTAATGAGCCCACAAACGGTTAATAAATACGGAACTAGTTTCTTTAAATCTCTCAATTCTACAGCTAAATATGCCGATGGAGGATATGTTGGCGGACAATCTAATTCAGACGATGGAACAACTAAAATTATAAATGCTTTAAACCAAATTAAAGAAAAACTATCAACGAATGGAAATAAAAATAGTGATTCTAAACCACAGTCTAATGTTACCAATCATGTGGCTGTAAATGTTTCTATGCATCATACCGGAGAAGTAACATCTAGCGACTCTAAATCAAGTTCAGATTCTAAAAATGGAACGTCAGAAAAAGATAGCAAGGATGTTCTATCGAAAGTAGCCGATAATATTAAAGGAATGATAGTAAAAGAAATGACTCAACAAAGCAGACCGGGAGGAATCTTACATCAAACCTTCGCTCCTAAAAGAACTTAATATTAAGAAATACCTAGTTTATCTTTAATTTTTTGGATTTCGGCATCTAAAATTAAACAGCCTTTATTATAAACTGTTTCGTGAGATAGAGAACCCCTTACTAAAAGAGGTATTCTAAGGTTTGGAGTAAAGTCTCTAAATATTTCATATGATAGGTTTTTTCTAGTTTCTCCATTATAGTTTTCAGAAAGAGTAACAATAGCTTTTTCTACCGATAGCTTTCCATTTTTTAAGTTTAATGGTAAAGAAGAATTTAAAACTATAAATGTTTGGCCATTTGAAAAATAAATATTATCTATTTCTTTTTCTATAAAAGCTCTATTAGAAAGCTCTAAATATTTTAATTCAATTTCGCAATTATTTCCATTTTTTGAATATGTTTTTATAGGATTACTTGGGGGCGTTATATATCTTCCAGATTCTTTTATGCCTAGTTTTTGAATAGCCCCATCCATATTAACTTCTATAACTTCTAAAGTAGTTGGGTTTGATAGTCCGCTTGATATATCAATATTTACTACTCCATCTTTTACTGTAATAATATCTCCTACATTATATCCTACTCCGCCATTTAAAACGTCAATAATAAATTTTGATTCATATTCTTTATATGTTATTTTAAGCGAGTCTCCAGATTGTAGATTTATCTTTGTATCATCTTCAATAACAATAATTTTTGAATTTTGTACTAAAAAATCTTTAATATAAAAAAATGATTCTTTTGATTGGACAGTATGAAGAATAGAATCGTTTTCTATTTTAATTAAACTACCTTTTACTACTCCGGCAAACTTATCTTCTGAGGAAGAAATTATTTTATTATTATTTTTTTCTGCTGATACGGTAAATTTAATATTCATTAATATAAAGGTTTATTATTATTTGGTACTCCTAATTGTCCAGAAATGAAAAATCCCTTACTATTTGTAGTTGGGTTCATCTCATTAGAAACATTAAAACTAACCATTTTTTTATTTGAAATAGATTCTGATATTTGAATATTATTAAATTTGGCACTTAAAAATCTATATAATATCGCCGTGCCAGTAATATTGCTATTCCTAGAATATTTCATATTAACTGAAATATCATATTCGGTATCTTTATTAATAAAATCAATAAAAGAGCCGGTAGATGTATTTCCTACTATTGCAGATAAAGATAGGTTTGCATATGCCGGATAATTAACAATATTATCCATAGGAAGGCGGTATCCTAAATTATATAAAGGCTCTCTATTTAAATTTATATCTATATCAAAATTTTGAACTTTAATATCAGAAAAACTAATAGGAAGATTTGTTATTTGGTTATTTCCGGTTTCCATTATATTTAAAGTAATATCTCCGGGTAATAATATAGTAGATAATTCTCCACTAGACATGGGCGGTAAATTGTATGTAATTCCGCTTAACAAGGTAAAATCTTTAGGATTTACTGCTGGAATATTTTGTCCAGAGCCTCCGCTTATATACATTACATTATAACAAGTATAATCTACAGAAGCTACTGGAAAATTACCTACCGAAGCAGAGGCTTTATATGAATTTAAATAGCAATTTCCAAATTCATATACATAAATATTATCTTTTAGAATGGTTCCGGTTGTATTATTTAATGTTTGGGTTATTGATGGAGATGATTTTAAATCCGATTCTCCTATTTTAGTTATAACAAAAAAATTCTTGCAGTCTCTATGAGTATTATTCCAGTATTCATTTGCTCCGGCATAATTAATAAATGAATCATTATAATCTGGCTGATACGTTCTATCTAAAAATCCAGATATAGGACATATATTATCGTATATAGAAGGATTGTTAACATTATTTCCAGATGGCTGGGCAAAAATAAAACCAAGCCTTGCTTCGTTTATTAAACCCATTAAATAATATGAAAATCTTAATGTTATTGGTGTGGAAACTATTGATGGCCTAGCAATAGTTCCAAAATTACCCATGTTTTTAACATCTATTCTGCTTTCGGAAAATCCATAACTAACATCAACTATTCTAGTTAGCGGTTTTACTAAATTATAAGAATATCCAGTTAAACCGTTAATATTAGAATATATTGAATTAGTTCTATTTCCCGAAAAATCAAGAAAGCAATATCCAGAGGAGTCGCTAGAAACAGCGATTCCGGCCTGATTATATATCTTCCTATTGGCCATAAAAATTAGATTTTTTCTAATTTACTATTAAGTAAAATAGCGGCTAAAGAATGAGGTAGAGAATGTTCTAAAGCTATTTCTTCTATTTCCTTAATATTCTTTTCGTTAGAGGCGATTGGCTCTTTAATATATTTCTCGATATTAAGTTCCCATTCATTTGGTTTGCAGTCAGCTATAATTAATTCGCTTATTTCATTAATAATGAACATTTGTTGGTCATTAAATTTTTTAATATTTTTTGCTTTTGCATAGTATTGCTTTACTTTTTCTTTAAGGTTGGCAGCTAATATTAAATTATCTTTAATTTTAGATAAAGAATATAAACTTTGAATAGCCATCTCTTCTTGTATAGAGCCTCTAGAAATACCTACTTTTTTAGTAGTTTGTTTGGTTTTTACATTTCCCGGGCGACCACCTAAATCTGATGGATTTGTTTGCGCTGCTGGTTTTTGAGCAGCCGTTAATTTAGCTAGCTTGGCCGTATCATAAGGGCCGCCTACTAGTGGTTCGTATAAACCCTTGTCTCTTTGCGCTCGATATTCGTTTTGATGTTCTATAGATTCTTCGGCGGTAGGAAGTCTACCGGAATTCATAGCCTCTAAAGTTTCTTGGGGAGTAAGTATACCTAAAGAACCTAATTGAGTTACAATTCTTTCCCATTCTGCCTCGTCTCTTAAATCAATATCTTCAAATTTTGGAGTAGGGCAAGATTTAAAACCCATATTTTCAGATATTTTTTTCATTTCTGGAATAAGAAATTCATTCAAAAACATTTCTCTTCCGCTTTTAAGTCTTTCTACGAAAAGCTTTACAGATATAAATTGATTAGCAAACTTAGAATCGCCTCCGGTTAATATATAATTTAATCCTTCTTTAATATCTTGGTTAACTATTTCATATTTCTTAGGGTCAAGAAAGTCTCCGATTGCTGGAATAGCCCATGTTAATTTGGTAGTAAAGTCGGCAACTAGTACTTTACCTACTGATTCGCTAGCAAATAATGTTTGCATTGATTCTGCCGCCTTACCATCAAACATATAAGTTCCATCTTTAGATTCGTATCCCATGTTTACCAATAAAACAACTTGTTGCATTGTTCTAGCTACAGCCATGTCAACTCTCTTCATTTCGGCCTTCCATTCAATATCCTTTAGAACTGGATAACCCATTGGAATTGCCATAGATTCGTAGTCACTCTTTTTAAAGAAAACTCCATATAATCTTTCCGGGTCTAGCGGAATTAATACTGTTCCAGAACCGGCCTTAATTTGTTTTTGTGTTACTTCTGGTAGACTATCAAAAAACTGCTTTTCTTCTGGGGTTTCGGAAGCTCTTAAACGATTTACTTCATAACCATTAAGTCTTTTAAAGAAAATTACATTGGAGCCGAAAACTATATTAGATTGAACGCCAATATCATATGGATTAATTAGTATATATTTAGACGGAAGAGTTAGAGCGGCGGCTGTTGCTCCGTAGATTTTATTTAATCTATCTATATCTTCTTGTTTTGCTTTTACCTGAAAACGATATACTAGACAATTCCCTGACCTATACATTTCTCTAAAAAATTTGTCTTGTAGAGCATTAATATTGATAGAATCAAAGAAATTTTCAAAGAAATTACGAGCTTTTGCATTGCCGCCTTGTAAGAATATCTTAGAGCATGAAAACTCTGTCATAAAGTCTATGATATTTCTAAAAACTGAAAAATTATAATAAGCCTTTTGAGTTAAAAGAATAGCCTCTGCAACCGGAAACATACCACCGCCGTCTCCACCAGTTCTTTGAGACGCATTATTAAATGGAGTTAAACCATTAGAAATATTATAATATTCATCAGTTGGAGTACTAGTAGCGGCAGCGTTTCTGCGAGTTGATGACGCGACAATAGTATCCTTACCGGACAAAACTGGAGTATAGAATTTGCCTTCATTATCTACAAATTTGGCCAACTTAGAGGCCGTGGCCTCTTCCTGTACATAAATTCTTCCATTTTTAGTTGTGGTTTTAATAGAGGCCGTGCCATTTTTAACTTCTCGCCATAGGTTCTTATAGTTTAATTTATTTTCTCTTGCAAATTCGGCTAATTTTTTCATATTAATATATACACTAAATGGAATAAGATTATTCCTTTTTATTCCATATTATCAAAATATTATATTAAATTAGTTTAATTTTTAAATATAAATAATATTATATGTACATGGAAGACAAACTTAAAATTGGTATAATTACCAATAATATCTCTTTAAAAACAGGTTTAGCTAGATGCGTAAAAGCTTGGCTACCAATTATTTATAAGACAAATAAATATGATATATACTTTCTAAATCAAGGATTTTCAGATAATGACCCCAGTTTTCAAAAATATCCTTGGAAAAGCTTTGGTACAATGGTTAATTTTGACCAGAACAGATTTAATCAGGATGAAGGATATAGAAGGTGGGTTAGTTATGGAAACAATGTAGTGGAAAAATTTGTTACAGAAAACAGGTTAGATTGCGTTATTCACGCAGATGATATTTGGAGTTCTAGTGAAGAATCTTATATAAGTCAAGACTGGTATAAACATATTAAACAAAATTTTATTCAATGGACAACCGCTGATTCTGAGCCTATTTTACCTAATTTTAAAACATGGGCAGAAAATTGTCCTAATATGTATTTTTGGTCTAGCTTTGCAGAAAGAGCATTAAAAGAAGAAAATATTGAAAAATATGGACATTGTAAAACACTATTTCCAGCTTTCAATACTGACGATTTCTATCCTCTACCAAATAAAGAAAGATTAGAATTAAGACGTAAATTTAATATTAATGATGATGAAAAAGTTATTATTTATGTATTTAGAAACCAATTAAGAAAACAAGCATGGGCTCTTCTAGAGGGTTTAAAAGAATTTAAACTAAAAAATCCTGATAAGAAAGTAAGATTATTATTACATACTTCTTTTACCGAACCTAACGGCTGGCCAATTGATAGAATTAGAGATGAACTTAAACTTAACAAGGAAGATGTTTTATGCACATATTTTTGTAAAAATTGTCAAGAATGGGAAGTAGCCCCGCATGACGGAGAAGATTTGGACTGTCCTACCTGTAAATCAAAGAAAAGTAGAATTAGCGCAGGAATTACTAGTACCATCAACGAAAAAGATTTAAATAAAATTTATAATTTGGCCGATGGCTCTTGTAGCTGTCCTAATAGTGGTGGAAGCGAATTAACAAGCCAAGAATCAATGCTGGCTGGAATACCATTTGCCTCTTTCCCATATTCTTGTGGAGAAGATTATGTCAAAAATGATTTCGTTTTTTCTCTAAGGGGTACCTATACTAGAGAGGTTGGAACTGGTTTTAAAAAATTCGTGCCTGATATTAAATCAATTACTGAATTTTATGAGCTTGTTTATAATCTTTCTCCAGAAAAAAAGAAAGATATTACAGAAAGAGCAAGAAAATGGACGGTTGAAAACTTTGACGCCAATGTTATTGCTGGCAAATTAGAATCTTTTTTTGATTCTTGCAAAAAGATTGATTGGGACTCTTATTTTAATAGAAAGAAAGAACTGAAAAATATTAATGCTAGAATAGAAGATAAGCAATCCGATATTGAGTTTATTGACCACTGTTATAAAGAAATTCTGAATATGAATTTGCCGGAAAATGATAGTGGTAAACAGCATTGGATGAAATTTCTATCTCAAGATGGAGAAAAAAGAAAATTGAGAGAAAGTCTAGTAAATTCATTCCGTAGGGCGGCAATGGAACATAATCAAAAAGTACAGCCGCAAATTCCTTTTGAGTCTTTGTTAATAAATAATGGCAAAAAACAATTTTTAATTGTATGTCCAGAGTCCGCAGGGGATTGTTTATATGTATCCGCAACTCTTAAATCTTTTAGAGAATCATATCCTAGCGAAGAATGGAATTTATATTTGGCAACTAAACCAGAGTTTTCGGAGTTATTTGACTTAAATCCGTATCTCGATAAAGTATTGCCTTATCAAGATTTTATGCAATCTGAAATATATTGTATTGGTCAGGGAGAGAGAAAGGGTATGTTTAATGGATATTGTTTTGTTGCTGCCGGAACCCAAAAATTTCTTAATTATTTATCAAATAATTCGGTTTTTGTCCCCGTATAAACTATGAAAATAGATAAAAGAAAATATCCTATCATTATTAATTTATATAATAAAGGATTGAGTTTGAGTAAAATAGGAGCTAGATATAATACTAGCGCGGTAACTATTATGAATATTTTAAGAAAATTTAATATAAAATCTAGAGCTGTTGGAGCGTATAGAAAATATAATATTAATCATAATATTTTCAATAATATTAATACTTTAGATAAGGCATACTTCTTAGGATGGGCGTTTAGTGATGGATATAATAACTTAAAAGATGGAGATTTCCACATTTCTATACAAGAGGGCGATAGGATAGTTTTAAATAAATTACAAAAAATTATTGAAACAGATAGGCCATTATTATTTATTGATAGGAGTAAACTCAAAAATAAAAAAAATTTATTAAGATTAAGCATTAGAAGTCATAAAATATGCGAGGATTTAGCAAGATTGGGATGTGTCCAAAATAAATCAAAAACCGTAGAAATGCCTAATATAAAACAGTCTTTGATGCCATATTTTTTAAGAGGTTATTTTGAAGGCGATGGTTGTATTAACTATTATTTAGTTAAAGGTAAAAAAACTAATTATTTAAATACTCAGTTTTACATTTGCTCCGGTTCTAGAAAAATTATAGAGCAAATATCTAATTTTATTAAAAATAAATTAAAAATTAAGAACTATATTACCGTTTCTAAAAAAGATGTTCATTATATGAATATTTATGGAATTAATAATATAATGATAATTATGGATTATTTATATAAAGATAATTTATATTTATCGTTAGATAGAAAAGTGCGATATTTAAATAAATTAAAACAATTACATAAAAATAAAACTCTTAAAAAATGGAAAATTTAAATATCTTATTATGAATATAATGCAAAATTATAGTTTAACGTCAGGACAAAAAATTGACAAGATTCATACTTGTGAAAAATTCTACCCAGGGTTGCCTAATGACTATATAGTTATCCAACCTTGGAGCAAACCATCTAAAAATTATAGTTACTGGGAAGAGGTTTTAGATTTAATCTATCCTTACTTACAAAAAAATAATATAGAAATTTTACAGCTAGGCGCAAAAGACGAAAGGCCGCTAAAATATTGTAGGCATCTACAAGGAAGCACTAATTGGGGCCAATTCCAATATATTATCAGCAAATCAAAGCTAGTTTTATGTACAGATTCAGTTGGAGCGCATTTAGCTGGACATTATAATATACCATTAGTTGACCTAATCTCTAATAATTTTTCTAATTGTGTTCGTCCTTATTTTGGTGACAAATCCAAACAAATTATTTTAGAACCAGATAGAAAATCTAAAAATCCAATGTTTTCGTTAGACGAGGGACCAAATAAACAAATTAACGAAATTAAACCAGAGCAAATTGCTAAATCAGTCATTAAGTTATTAAACGATAATTTTAATTATCCATATAATACCTTATATATTGGAGATTTATTTAATAATAAATTTTTAGAATCCGCTGTTACAGACGTAATAGACGTAAAAAAACTAAATGCTCAAAATCTAGTAATGAGAATTGATTGGAATTTTAATTTGGCTATACTGCAAAATCAATTAGCCTTAAATCCTTGTCAAATTATTACAACAAAAGAAATTCCGCTAAATATTCTACAAAAATATAAGAAAAATATTTCTGGTATTGTTTATTGTATAGCCGAAAATAATAATCCAGATTTTATTAAACAATTAATATCTTTAAAAATTCCATATCAATTAATATCAGAATTAAATCAAGAAAAATTAAATAATATTAAATTAGATTATTTAGATTATTCTCCAATTGTGGTTATATCAAAAGAAATGCCCGATAAATTAAAAAATATTAATATTGATAATTTATATTATAAATCTAGTAAATTAATCCTTGGCGGCGGAAAGTTTTTTGCTAGTTATCAAGATTATATTATTGGAAGAAATATTAATCCAACAATAAATGAACCAATTAAAATTATTAATGAAAAATTAGAATTATTGTGGGAAGAAAGCGAATTCATGTATTTTCTTGAAAAGCTTGACACTGATAAGGTCTAATGATATACTTTAAATAGATTAATTAACAATAAATAAAAAAATAAATGAATAATTCAAGTAATACGACTAAAACTTATATCAATGGCGTTTGGGTAGAAGAAAAAATCTTTGATAATGGCGGCTCAATTTTAAAATTAAGCATTTTGCCAGAAAAGTTCTTAGAAAGTTTTAAATCTCTCTCTCCTAATGAAAAAGGATATGTTAAGTTAGTAATTTCAAAAAAGCTGGCTCCGGGCAAGAATGGGGACACCCACAGTATTTATGTAGATGATTGGAAGCCGAAGACCCAAAGTTCTTCTGTTGCCGCTCCTAAAAAGTCGGCTACCGTAGCCAAAAAGCCTTCTGCGCCATTAGCTCAGCCAGAAGATGATAATGAATTTTAATTTTTAAGTTAAAATTTATACCTATGGAAGAAATTAAACCAAATATTTTAAAAAAAGTTGAGCGCGACGAAAACGGCTTAATAAAAGGAATTGAATATAAATTTACTCAAGATGGTCTTATAGATTATAGGAGTATGGTTCCCATTCAATACCTCTATATTAATAACGACCCAAAACATAGGGAAAGAATAGAAAAACAATACGGAAAACCATATTCAGAAATAGATATTATTAAAGATAATGTAAAGGATACCGATTTAATTATTCTATTAGGCGGTATTAAATATCTAGCTAAGTTAAGAGGTTTTAAATCCGTAAAATATAATATTAAAGAGGCTAATCCAGAATATGTAGCTGTTAATTGTGAATTAGAATTAATTCCTAATTACGAATCTGAAAATATTAGCCTATTGTTTCAAGATAACGCTTGCGCTCATTTAGGGAATACTAGTAATTTTGCAACCAAATACTTGCTAGAAATTGCCACTAATAGAGCTTTTTGCCGAGCCGTAAGAAACTGTTTAAATATTAATATTGTATCACGCGAGGAATTAGGGGCGTCTACCGGAGAAGCGGAGCAACAGGTATCTAGACCGGCGATAGTTCCTCAAAGACAGGTTAAGCTTCTTTGTGATATTATGAAGGCTAAGGGTGTTTTGTTTAAGCATCTAGAAGATAAAATGAAGGCCGAAAATACCTTCAAGCCTGAATATAAAACTATAGAAGACCTTCCTAAAGACCTAGTATTCTCTTTTATAGAGAGGCTAAAAAAGATGCCTAGCGTATAATAATATATAAATATTTAAATATTTAATAATTTAGTGTAATACACAAGACGGACCAATAATCTGTCTTTTTTTATTTATTTAGTTTAATTATCATATAAATACACTATAATTTATTATATATTAATGTTATGGCAAAAATCTACTGTTTAAAATGTAACTTTGGTACTGAATGGTCTGTTTCTAAGCCAAACTTTTGTTCTAAGTGTGGTAAACCATATCTTGAGTCATCTGCCTCGTCTAAACCGCTCCCAGCGGCCAACAAACCGTCTTTTACGCTTACCCCGTCAATAACATCTAATAATCTCAGACCTGTAAATAAGCCTATTCAGACATCCGATGATGATGATATAGAAAATGACGCTACTTCTGTTCCAAAAATTGATAAAATTGAATGTAATTTTAATGTTGATAATTTACGGCCAAATAGACAAAGCTCTACAGAGGTTTTTGCCGAGGGTTATAGAGGAATAGATAAAGATTTTACTCCTAAACCAAAACCCCAATCTAAGAAAAGACTTTCTAAGGCAGAAAAACAAGCTCAAATAGAAAATGCTAAGGCTCAATTTAAAAATGAATTTTTAAGTAGCTCAAAAAAACAAAGAGATAGTATTGAAATCGAATAATCCATAGAATATCAAAATAAAATAAACTTATCTATGGAAGAAACTCCAAATACGGAAGCTAAAAAAAATATAACATTTGAGGAATCGTTACCTATTATAGATAATTTGTTATCTAGAAATAAGCATAAATGGCAATTAAAAATCATATCTTCAATAGACTGGGAGGATATTGAACAAATAATTAGGATTCATTTATTTAAGAAGTGGCATTTATTTGATAGTACCAAACAGGTAGAACCGTGGATTAATACAATTATTAATAATCAATTACGAAATCTTAAAAGAAACGTATATGATTCTTGCTCTAGGCCATGTTTAAAGTGCGTATTTAATACCGGCTCAGATGGATGTGACTGGACTGTAAACGGAAAACAAGATTCTAATTGTCCATTATATAAAAAATGGGAAAATGGTAAAAAATATGCTCATAATGTTAAACTTCCGGTTTCTACCGAAAATCATACAAATGAAGTAATGGAAATGCCATCCAGCCACATTGATTCAGAGAAATATATATTAATATTTCACGACGAAATGAAAAAGAAATTAAAGCTATCTATGTGGTTAATATATGAGGCTTTGTATATCAAAAATTTATCAGAAGAACAAGTAGCTAAAGATATGGGGTTTGTTAGCCACGAAAAAAATAGAAAACCGGGATATGCTAGAATACAGCAAATTAAACGAAATATAATTAAGATAGCTAGAGAGGTTAAAGATAAAATAGATTTTATTTAAATATGCCTGATATTTGGGATATAGAAACTAGCGAACAAACTCCATTTAAAAAAAATGAAGTTAAAGAAATATTTTTGTCTTCTTTACAAAAAGAATTGATTTTAAATAGATGGAAAGACGAGTCAAAAACTCCGCCATCTATTCCAGAGTTATTAAAATTAGCTTTTCCTAACGATGAATTAGATGGAAGGTCTAAACAGGCTTCTTTAATTAAAGAATTTCTTGTTGGTAGTGGATTTTCTGGGGAAGTTATTAAATTAGCATCAACTAAAAAAAGTTTTGAACTTTCGCCAGAACATAAAGAATATATTAAAAATAATTATTCTACTATGAAGGCAATGGAGATGGCTAGAGAATTATTTGGTTATGGGATAGGGCCGTCTACCTCAGAGGTAAGAGAAATTAATTCATATCTGAGAACTTTAGATGGAAAGCCTATGTATGGAGAAGAAATAGATAGTAATTATTTTCCCCCTAGAAGTCCAGAAAGAGCGGTCTCTAGAATTAAAAAATATGTTGATGAAACTAAAAATTGGGATACTAAAAAATTAACACCCTCTCAGAAAAAACAAATAGAAGCTTTAATTGGATATTTGGCATCTTATAGATTTAAACACCAAATAGATTCTTACGAATCTCAATCTGATAAGGAATTATTTGAGTCTAGTTTTATAAAATATTGTTTTAATAAAGACGATTTAACTCAGGAAAATGTTGACCAGTATATTCTCCTATGCTCTGAAATTGTTATAGGCTCTCAAATAGAAAACGATATTAATATGCTTAATAGAGAACAAAACAGAGCAGTAGAAGAGGACGGTAAAGTATCAATGGCTATAGTAGAGGTAGTAAAAAATGCTAGAAAAGATAGAGACGAATGTATAAAAAGACAAAATTCTCTTTATAAATCATTAACACAAGAAAGAAGTGAAAAATTAAATGAAAGGGTTGGGGCATCTTTTACTCTATTAAACATTGTAGAAGAAATGAAAAACGAAGAAAGAAGAACCGCATTAGTTAAAATGGCAGAAGAAAGAAATACAAAAATTAAAGGTGAACTTACTAGATTTTCTGAACTAGACGAGGCAATAGTAAGAATATTTGGAATTGATGAGGATTTAGTTATAAATGGATAATATTTGTAAAATATGTGGAGAAGAATTTACGGAGCGAGCACATTTTTGGAAAAAGCACCGTACTAAAGAATCAGATTATTATCAAAAATTTTACGAATCTTTAGATTTGTTTACTGGTGAATTAATTCCATTTAAATCTCCAGAACAATATTTAACGTCAGATTTTGTAGGTAAAGATAACTTAAAAAAATATTTACAATCTAAAACAAAAGAAGAAGGACTTTTATATCTTACTAATTGGCTTAATAAGAGAAAAATATTAAAAGGATATATTTATGCTCCTTCTAATTTTGAATTAAGAACTTTATGTTATCCATCAATTAAATTTTTTCATAATTTTTATGGAAAAAATAGTTATGAAAATATATGCGATGAAATTTCTTTAGATGTTAGATATGATTATAATCAAATATTAGAATATAACAATATTGAACCAGAAATATTAATAGATACTAGAGAGCAGTCGGTATTAGATATAAAAACTAATAAAGAAATAATTAAATTAGATTTTGGTGATTATTCGGCAAGAAATAATAAATTTAATATTTTTATCGAAAGAAAAAGTTTACAGGATGCTATTAGCTCTTTGAGTTCTGGATTTGACAGGTTATGTAGAGAAATGCAAAGAGCTAAAGATAGTAATGCCAATATAATTATTCTTATAGAATCAAAAATATCTAATTTATTTGGATTTAATCATTTAAAATATATAAGAAGCGAGGCAACGCCAGATTATATATTACATAGAATAAGAGATTTGTTATTAAAGTTTGAAAATGTACAAATTTGTTGCGTAGATGGAAGAGTTAAAGCATCCGAATTTATTATTAATTTATATAAATTAAAAAATGACCCTAGAAAAATTGATTTTCAATATATGATAGATAATAAGTTTATTTAAAATATGTTATATTTCCCTAAAAAATACGAGAAAAAATATCCAAATATAAATCAATCTATTTTAGATTTAAAAGGAGAGCTTACCGATAAGCAGGCTATGGCCGCACTCGGAAAGTTTTTAAGAGCAAATCTTGGTTTTGGTTTGGAATTATTAACTAAAAGAAAAGTAACTCTAGCTACATATCAAGAGATTTTATTAAAAGCTCTTTTTAATAGAAATTTTTCAATGATTGTGGCCTCTCGTGGTGCTTCAAAAAGCTTTATAGCTGCCATTATAGCATTCTTATATCCTTTATTCAATCCGGGAACTAATGTTGTTATATGCGGCCCGACATTTCGTACAGCTAGACATATCTTTAACAATTTGGAAAAAATAATAGACTCAAAAGAAGGTTTCTTACTTAAAGAATGTTTCGGCGCAAAAAGTAAGAGAAATGATGCATTTGAAATCGCTTTGAATGGCGGAATTATCAGAGCAATTCCCATGAACTCTGATAAGCTTCGTGGTTTTCGCGCCCAATTACTTATTTTAGATGAATATCTACTTTTTTCAGAAGAGGTTGTTAAAAAAGTATTAATGCCGTTCTTGTTGGTTCCGTCAAATGTCGGAGAGCGTATTCGTCAGGCAGACGAGGAAGACGAACTTGTTAAAGAAGGAAAGATAGAGGAAAAGGATAGGATGGTATTCCCATCTTCGGCAAGAATGATATGCTTAACCAGCGCGTCTTATACTTTTGAGCCATGTTATAAAACATTTCAAGAATGGATAGAGAATATTTTAGCGGAAGATAAGGTAGTTGATGCTACCTATTTCGTTGCTCAAATAGGTTATAAGGCTCTTCCGAAACTCTTTATTGAAAAGAGTGTTATTGAAGAAGCTAGCTCTATGGGCGAACATGACCCAATCTTTCAAAGAGAATTTGGCGCACATTTTACAGATGGTAGCGATTCTTATTTTTCGGCTAAGAAAATGCATGAATTAACTGTTAAAGATTCTGATTCTCCATGTATGGAAATTAGAGGAAAATCAGAGGATATTTATGTTTTAGGATGCGACCCATCGTTTTCTAATAGTCCTAGTTCAGATTTCTTCGCAATGTGTGTTTTGAAATTAAATCCAGAAAATGAAACGGCAACAGTAGTCCATTCGTATATGGAAGCCGGAAAAGACTTAAAAGAACATATCAAATATTTTTATTATCTATTAAAAGCTTTTAATATTCAAATGATATGCTTTGATAATGCTGATGGCGGATTTACCTCTAGCTGTAATGAGTCTGCTTTGTTTCAAGATAACAAATTCAAGGTTAATCTATTAGAATATAATGGAGAACTTCATGGTGACGATTATAATAGAATGTTGTTAGATTTCAAAAAAGAATACAATTTAAGTAATAATAAAATTTGTTTTAAACACGTTTTTAACCAACAGTCTATCAGAAGAATTAATGAACAACTACAAACGTGGATAAATACTAAAAAAATCTGGTTTGCTTCTAGACTAACCTCTCATAACGATTATGAATCTGCTATAACAAGCGGAATTCCATACCCATTTGAAGAAAGCGAAAATAAAAACAAGTTTATAGTAGATTTAATTTCAAATGAAGACGACCTTGTTTATCAAATTAAAAAACAGGCTAGTTTAATAGAAATTCGTAACTCGCCTTCTGGTGGCCAGATTTTTGATTTGCCAGTAACTCTAAAAAGAAATAAAAGTGCTAACCGTGCTCGTAAAGACGGCTATACTAGTCTTTTATTAGCAATAGAAGCCGCTAAAGCTTACTTTGATATGAATAGAGCTGGAGACGTAAAAAAATCGGCAAACCTATGGATGCCGATTATGATGGGTAAGACTACCTATTAATTTTCTTTAGACTCGTTATCGCTAACCTTTTTAACAATCTTAGTTAGATTTTCCATTGCAGCAGTAACTCTTCTAAAGCTACCGTCTTTTTGAACCAAATATTTAGTAGTTCCGTCTCTAGAATAAACAATATCTCCAGCGACAAACTCTCTAAACATTTTATTTCCAACTTTAGCGTATGAACCAATAGTTGTGTCAGCGGGTTTAATCTTATTAAGTTCTAAACTTTTTCCATGTGCCATAATTTTTTAATTAAAATTCGATTTCTTCTTCTGTTTCTTTAACATCTTCTTTAGCTTCGTCTGGAACAGATACCGATGCGGCATTCTTTTTCTTTTCGGCATACTCCTTTGCGTCCTTAATGTCCTGTGAGTATTCAGCGTCCATAATATGCGTTAAAGCATTTGTTAAGAAAATAGATAGTCTTTCGGCAGAACCGAGAGTAAATCCTACCTTAATTTCTGTTTCCTTTCCATCTGCGGATTTCTTCACAGATAAACCAAAACCGCTACGAGCAGGAAAGTTATCCTTAGCTGGAATAGTATAAAACTTTAAAGAGCCAGAGGTTGTATTGGCCTCGAACTTATGAAAGAATTTAGATTCTCCGCTGGTTCTAACGGCGCGGACAAAATCAGCGGCCTCATCTTGAGAAAGTTTAATATTTACTGGATTCGCTCCGTCAAAATTACCTTTCTTATTTGGATTATTAGCTATCTGTTTAAGTAATTTGATATAAACTGAGCCATCCTTAGAATTAAAGGAGAAGAAAGCCGCTCCTCCTGAAATTTTGGCATTAGGTGAAAAAAATTGGCTAGGCATAATTATATATTAGTGTTTAGGGGCTAAAACATTTGCTTTATTTAGTTCCTTAGCAAATTCAGAGCCACTAACATCAACCCACTTGCGGCGATGTTGGTTGACACCGATAAGGCGTTGGATATGTTTTACTTGATAGCGACCATTAGGGCGCATAACGATTTCACCGAAATAACGGATTGTTTTATTTGTATTTTTAGGCATATATTTATATTAATTTAATTTTATAGAAAAGTCAAGTTAAATTTTATTATTAGTTTTTAATACTCTGGTAATTTCTTTAGTTTTACGAATGATACCTTGGTTCTTAAAAATCTTAGGCGCGATTGCTTGAAAGGCTTCTGTTACCGATTTGACAGGATGCTTTAGGCCTTTTTTAGTTAGATTAAATTCTTTTACGGCGTCTCTAATGCGCTGGAATACCGTACCGTGGTCTTCTCCTACCTTTATCTGATAAATAAGCGCAGCAGTATCTACCTTAATATCTCCATTTTCATCAAGAATAATTACTCCAAACTCGTTTTTTACTTTAACTGTAGGATTTTGTTGCTCTTTTTCGTCTTCTAGCTCTTTAATAACCTCTTGTAAATGATTAAGAACCGACTCTTGCTGTTTTGGTTCTACATTAGAGCGAGCTAGGGCTTCTTGTACTTCGGCAATAGTTAGTTTAGGCATATTTATATATTATCAGGATATGTTAGTTTTGTCAATGTTTTTATCTTTAATATCTACCAATTTCATTCCATAATTATTTATTTTATCTTCTATATTTAAATTTTTCTTTTTTATTAATTTATTATTTTTTTGAAATGAGCTATAATCTACATGATGATGCCACCTACCGAATTTCCAAACAAGCTTTGATACATCTGGATGTAAATCAACTTGCATTTTGGATTTATTGATAGTACCTTCGTTTTTATAAAATTCCTCAGTATTTCCACCCGCTACTGTTTGAGTAGCCACCTTACCCTGAAGAAAGGCATTAAATTGTAATGTACAATGTCCGTCTTTTAAAACTCTTAAAGATAAATCGGTATCTTCATTATATCTTCCTCTCCATCTATAGGGAGCATCATTTTGAATTAATAAACACGAATAAACTCTGGTATTAAGATAATAAGGCGGAAGAGGCTCTGTTTGTTTGCAAAAGAATCTATAATTAAATCCAGAAACCAATAAGTTTTCATATCTATCTACAAAATCTTCGGCAGCTTTAAAAATTGAGCCGGTATTAACGATTATTCTAGTATTTCTATTTAATCTATAAAACAATGGAATATTATCATCTAGTACCCAATGTCTCTTAAATCCATTTTTAATAGAGTGTTCCCATGCAAAATTTCTAGCTGCTCCGGGACCCTTGCTTTTAGTATTACCGAGTTCATCGCAAGTATCGTAGTTATCTAAAAATTCTTGTGGTAAAATTAATATCTTATTCTTATCTATAACGGATGCATATTCATTATATTGGTGAGCCTCTACTACTATATAATAGGGAACATCCATTCTCTCTAACGCCTTGCTTGTTAATCGGCTTTCCCAGCGACTTTTAGATACAATATATAATGGATAGTTTGGATTCATTTATTTAGTGGGTTATTATGTAGTTTAAAAAATTTTCTAGCATTAATCCATTTACCGGATTTACTTTCGCTTAAATAGCACTCTGGCCACTCCTTAATTAACTGACTTTGTATATTATTTCTAATATTATTTTTTGCATATAAATAGTCTAATCCACCAGCAAAGGTTCCGGGTTTAGGAGATTTTAATCTAATATGGTCAAATTTTAATATTGAAAATCCGTTATTTAATAGTTGCATAGAATAGTCCCAGTCGCAAAATGGAACAAATTCTCGCCATTCTATATTATTATCATTTTTAATTAAAACACATCTATATACCGGCCTATTAATAATTATAGATATATTCCCCGGCCTCCAAGAATCAAAATTAATACCCGACTCTGAAACATTGTTATATTTAATAGTTTCTATTTCTACATCTAATAAAGCATTTTTGGCAGAAATAGCCTGTCTTTTTTGTTGAAATCTTCTATAACAAAAACTACTAATATCATCATCTAATTGCCAATGCCACTGTTCCTTAATTGATTTTGAATATTTTTTAATCCAATTTCTAACATATGCCTCTCCTAATCCAGAGCGGTCTATACTAATAACATTATTTTCTCCAAAATTATTACAATAACTTATAAATTCATGTGGCTCTACAACTAATTTATAGTTAATATTATTGTCCTGCATAAGTTTAGCAGTACCATTTTTTATATCAAACCTTTTAAGAGAGGGTATATATACTGTAAACATAAATAATTAATATTTATTATTCGTCTACATATCTTTTATCAGAATGCTCGCCGCGCTCTAATTCTGGGTGCCAGATACTTTTAGTCTTATCCGTAAGTTTTTGTTCAATTCTTTTTTGAAAATCTTCATAATCTTCTTTTGTTTCAAATCTTACTATAAGCATTTTATATGGTCTTTGCTTTTCCTGAATAAATTCTGGCATATCTTTCCATTCTTGTTTCCAGTCTCCATTTTCATTAGAACCTAAAGTTGATAATAGTGGTTTTTTATTCATAATAGTTTATATTTTTTCGCTATTTTTTAATTCGCTTAGTTTTTGATATATTTTAATTTTTTGGGATACTATCTTATCACAGAAGATAATATCTGGCTTTTTAGTTCCTTCTGCCATGATAATATCTCCATCTTCTAGTTTTTTACCATCGTTTAGCTCTTCATTGAGACTAAAATTTCTTTCCATTATCATTATATTAATACTATTTCCGCTACCATCTTCAAGTTTAGCTTTAATATATTTATTTTTATTTTTTGAAGTCCCAGAGCGAATATCACTAATACGTCCGCATACCTGAACTTTAGTATTATCTAGCTCACCAATTACTTGATTTATTGGCATTACATCTTTATATTCTTCCTTTAATATACTATATAATGTATCAGAAAAAGTAAATCCTAGCAAGGAAAATTCATAAAAATTTTGAGCAAGCTTTTCATTTTTGCTATTTTGTTTATAAATTTCGTAATATCCTTTAAATTTCTTTCTTATTGTTTCCATTCTACTATTCTTAATAAAAGATTTTTCTGAGCCGTTTTGTGGAGAAGATAAATATTTAATAATTCCAACTAAATCATAATTAAATTGTTCTCCAATTTCAATAACTCTTTTCTTTTCCTTGTCTGTTAATAAATTATATAACTGAGCCTCTTTAACTAGCTGTGAGCGAGTTATATCCTTGCAATAGCTACTTAAACAGCCAGATTGTATTAAAGCCGATAGAACTCCAATACCTAACTTTGCTTCGTTGGCGGCATTAAATATATCAAATTTAGAAGAATATTCGTGTTTAAAGTTTTGAATTTTTTCTAATGTTTTATTAGCAATTCCTTTAATAGACTGTAATGAAAATCTTATATTTCCATCTTCTATAGTAAATTCATTTTTAGACTTAATAATATCCGGTGGTAATAATTTAATATTAAAATATTTTAATTCGTTTTCAATAGCCGCTATTTCGTCTGTGGGAGCGGGCTGATTTTTAGCTGAATTTAGGCAGGCTGTATAGAATTGTAATGGATATTTATATTTTGCCCAAACAGTTAATGCTCCGAGATATGACACGCCTAAGCTATGACTTTTATTAAAAGAATATCCAGAGCTATCGTTTAAAACCTTCCAAACAATTTCATAAACTTCTGATGGAAGATTATTTTCTTTAATTTTATCTTTAATTTTTTGCTCCCATTTTGGAAACTCTTTCTTTTGTTTTTTGCCAACAATTTTTCTAACTATTTCAGCGTCGTCTAACGTAAATCCGATTGCCACAATAGCCTTCATTAATTGCTCTTGGTACAAAAACAGGCCTCTAGTTTCTTTAACTATATCATCAAATATTTTATGAGGAGATTTTACTGTTCCATCTACATATGAATCTAGATAATCTAATGCGCCGGGTCTAGCTATTGCGTTAATATCACTTAATTCTGAAATATTTTTTGGTCTTACTTTATTTGTAACTCTTTTTGCACAATCGGCACTTATTTGATATAATCCATATGGCAAAAAATCTTTTTGTAATGCTTCGTAAACAATTGGATTTGTGTCTAATTCAATATCGTCTGGTTTTTCTGGAATAGTTTTGAAAAATTCAGTAAGAATTTCGCATTGTGTTAGACCTAATAAGTCTAATTTTGTTCCTAACTGAGAGGCGTCATTCATTTCGTAAGCTAGAGATAATTCCTTATCTTTATTTAGCTCAACAGGGACAAATCCGTCTAAATCATAATATGATATAAAATATCCAGAAGCATGAGAAGTTTTTTGTCTCAATAAATCTCTTAGTTGTAAACAAATTTCAAATGTTTTAGGATGTGCTTCTGACCATTTTTTAAATTCTTTATTTTCTTTAATAGTTTCTTCAATATCGTTAACTATACCAAATTGTTTCTCAATCATGTCGGCAACTCTCTTGGCCTCATCCTCGTTTACCTCGTCATATGTTTTATATATATCCTTAATTAAAATTTTAGAAGTAAGGGTTGAAAACGCTGCAATTTTACAGATTTTACCCTGATATTCCTGTTTAAGCCAATCAATAATATCTTGTCGGCACCCTCCGAGATTTAAATCTGCATCGCAAAGAAGGTCTCCATGAAGATATGTAGTTCCATCAATAATTTCTTTTTTACTTCTTACTCTAGAAATAAAACGCTCAAAAATTAAACCTTTATCAATAACATCTAATACTCCGGTAATACCAATCAAAGCAAAAACAAAAGAGCCTACACAGCTACCGCGCCCAGCGTCTCTGTAACCGCCTAGCTCTTTTAATTTATTGATAACTTTCCATACCAATAAAACGTAATCAGTAAATCCTAATTCCTCAAATATCTCTAATTCATACTGCGCTCTTTTTTGATATGCATCTGGATTAGACAGTTTATGCTCATTTTTTTGGAAGTTTTGTTTTGTTAGTTCTCTTAAAAACTCATAATTTGAACAATTTAAGTTAATGCCAATAGAATTCTTTTCGGCGTCAGTAATTTTTACTTGAGGTAATCTTACTAGTCCTAATAATGGAAAGTCGTATTTTTGAAATTGCTCTGTAAACATTATATTAATTATTGTATATCTATTTTTTTAATTAAATTAAAGAATGAAAATGCGGTTAATTCGCAATCATATGCTCCAATATGTAGTTTTGATTCGTCAACTTCAAAACCGAACTCTCTAGCTAGCTCTGCGTTTTTACATTTTAGCCCTTTCTGAAAAATCTGCAAAAGGCGATATTGCCATGCTAAAAAATCTTTTTTTTCTTCCGGCGGTTTTATTCCTAGTCTATAGGCCCTACCCATTGATAAAATATCGTACATCCTATCTAAATAGGAATAATCAGTTTTATATCCCAATAGTTTTCTTGATAAATTATGAATATAGGTATCAAAGCCTAGCCCATTAGCCGTAATTAATTTGTATTCCTTATTGTATATATAATTATCAAATAAGTCAATAACATCTTTAGGATTTTCACCTTTTTCTTCAATTATGGCCGGGTTAAATCCTGTGGCCTTAGCCGCACCAATAGAAACATTAAGCTCGTGCCATTTTACGAAGTGTTGATGGCTTTCTATCTTATTATAGCCGTGATAAACAGTCCATGCGATTTCCCATGGCCTTGATTTTAGAAGATTTAATCCCTCGCTCTCAACGTCGAAACAGAGAAATTTATAATTTGATATATTGTATTTTAGTAGTTTGGAATCTAGCATATTATTTTTTTAAATTCATTAAGTTTTCTTTTTAATGAGAAATTTATATTTTTATATAAATAATTAAATATTTTTTTTGTTTCTAACTATTTATTTTTATAATTTTCCCAACAAAAATCGGAAGAACCGTGATTATCAATTTTAGGAGCAGAAAACTGACCTCTTTTATGGATTGCCTTAAAGCAAATATATGAATCTAACTGTTTTAGGCTATAAAAATAAATAGGATGTGTTTCTAATATCTCAATATTATTATTTTTAGCATAGTTCTTATGGTTTTCCTCAATCAGAAAGTCAAATGGAAGCGACATCCTACTATACATTATATTATATTTTAATTTTCCGAAATCTGGAACACACTCGTACCCCTTTAAAAGATTATTATGTAAGAATGAACCATAACTAGGAATAGAAAGTATTAAATTATTAGTAAACATTTCTTGTAAATGTTTCCAATCTAATCTTGGTAAATAATAAAATCCATCAGTCGCGGCCTTTGAATATATACGAATTAAATCTTTATAAGCATCAGAATTTTTCATCCATATAATAACCTTTGACTCTGTTTTAAAGGAGGCTTCGGATTTGTCGGCTAAATCATTACAAATTACTAATTTTAATCCGAATTTAAGATTAATTTTATTATCTTTGGACGTTTTATAAGCCTGAATAAAACCACTAAAATTATTTTCAACTAAATAAATTTCAGTTAACTTGTTTTCTTTAGCTATAGAAAAAATTGAAATAGGCTTATTATCCTCTATCGGCTCTGGTTTTTCCAAAGTAAGAGTTGACTTTCCTAAAGAAAAATGAGAAGAAAATATTGGTAAAATATTTTTATTCATATTACGGTTTTTTTTGAATGGCGTCTACCGTCGCGCCTTTTAAAACCTCTATAAGTTTTTTTACCTCGCCCTTTTCAAAATTAGTATACAAATTAACAACATCTTTATCATTCTTTGTTTCTGGAGTCCAGACCGCAAGAATATATTGAAGTTTTTGGTCTTCTAAAAGTTTAATGTTTTCTAGAATATTGTCTGCTGTTCCCATATTATTTTTTTCTATATGTTTTTGGTTCTTCGACTACTTCTATATACTTTTTTATCAAAGTATTATAAGAAGAAATTTTTGCACAGGTTAAAACTTTTCTATGCTCGTTTATAACTATAACATCATCAGGTAAATAGTAACAGTCTTTAGTCGGAATTACAAGACTAAAATCTTTTAAATCTTCAATTTTACAAGTAAAAATATTATTATTCATTAAATATATCTTTTTTAATAATAAGGTGGGATATTTTATCGCGTGGTATAAGTAGGCCAATACTTGACCAACCTACATTCTTAACTTCTTTTCTTTTAAATTCATGTCCATTTTTATCAATAAAATCTACTAAATCTGATGGACGAAACCAATAAAATGATTTATTTGGAGTATAATGATATACAAAGTAATCTAGTCCATTTTTTAATGCTAAATGAGCCCCTCCAAGCTTGCCTGATTCCGTATTACCTACAAGTTCTATAAAAAAGTTTTCGGTTAAATTCTCTCCATAGCTATCTGATTTTAGTTCAACAGTTTCGTTTTTATTAATGAAAATATCCACTTCTCTAGCAGAGCTTTTTCTTGGATTTAAATTATGATAACATTTAATAAAGAATTGCTCGCCTAATTCGCCCTGTTTTAATTGTTTAGAAAACGAAAAAGTTTTAGCAGCCATAAAGTATTCTATTTCATTAAACAAAAAAAGTCAAGATATTAAAAATCTTGAATAGATTTGAAATGATGCAATAATCTACTAGCCTCTTTTCTAAGGTCTAATACATCATATTTCTCAATTTTCCTAGTTTTAGGATTAATCCAAAGTATTTGTCCGGGTATAAAATCGTACCCATGTTCTTTTACCATTTCTCCATAAATAATAATTTGTAAAGAATAGCTAGTTAAATGGTTTTCATCTAAATCATTTAATGGATATAAAAATTTATTACCATATTTAGATTTAATATTAAAAGCTTTGTTGGTCTTTAAATCATGGATTGACACCATTTTTTTATCAAGAGTCGCTATATCACAGGTACCCGCCAGTGAAAACTTATCAGATTTTAATCTTAATTCTGAATAAATTTTACCTTTAAATTCTATTTTAGAAAAGTCTTCTACTATATCCTTTTCTGGAGTATCTTTTATTTCTTGAGTTTTTAAAAAATGTTCAATTTGAGCGTGAACAGAGTGTCCGTAGTCACAAGCTCTTTTATTTTCTATTTTCCATTTATTTAACATTTCATCTTTGCTTATTCCGGCTCTTTTAGCACACATTAAAGCAATTATACCTGTCGGGTCAAACTTTTCTTTATATTCTCCGAGACAGGTTGTAACAGAGGTTAATATTTTTCCTTTTTTATTTTTATAAACATGGGTTGGCTCATCAAACGAAATTTCGCTAGAAATGTCTTCTAATTTAATCATTTTTATAATTACTCCTAATTTCCATCAAAATTTTTCCTAGATTATTTTCTCCTTTTCCGGTGTTAATATCTTTGCCCCAATATAAATCTCCCCAGTTATTCCATTCTGTTATTTCCCAGTTTTCGGTCATTACTAGTTTATTATACCAAGAAGTTCCTTTTTTAAATTTAAAATCTAAAGTATATTTCATTATTTTAAGAGCCTTTTCTCGTGACCAGTCTTCTCTCCATTTATACTTAGATTTATCTCTAATTGCTTTTTTAGCTTCAAATGGAAGCATATCAGCTATCTCTTTTCTTAGTGCAATATCATGCTTAGGAAGCTTCATAGCTTGATAAAAATTTTCAGGAGTTTTAAACATAATATCTTGATAAATCATTGGCTCGTCAAATGGCAGCATATTACTAAACCAATTCCTGATATATTTACTTTCTGATAGTTTTATTAAAATTTCTCCATGACATTTCTCAGGGACACACCAACACCCTAAAGTTTTGTTTTTTAAATCTCCTAATCTTCTAAGCAAATCTGGCCTTGTATTTAAATATAATTTATATTTTTCTATACAAAACTCTCTATCGCCATGAACGCCAATTATATAAGGATTTTTCCATATTGATTCGGGAAATTCTCCAGCTTTATTATATCTACCTATATATACATCAAAACCTTCGCCAGTTTTTAAAGTTTTAATATTTATTAAATTTATCATTGGTCAACTTTCCTATAATTTTGCGCCCACAAGTTTCTGAATAAAATTTTCTCAACTCTTGTTGTTTCTTTTTCGGTTAACTCTGGTAACGCTTTATGAACTAATTCGTGAATAAGTACAGAAAATCTTCTTCTACCTTTCATTAATTGTTCTAATTCAATTAGATTCTTATTTACATACGCATATCCCCAGACTTCATCTTTCATTAAGTCTTTTTCAACTATTTTGATTAGTGTTTTGTTTTTTTTATTCATATTTTAACAAGATTATTATTATCGTGGTCATCATTAAAATCTGTTTGTTTTAATACTAAATATCTATAGGCATCATTTAGTATTTTATTGTTATTTATTAGATATTTAATATCTTCTAATTTATTATTACAAATCCAAATAAATTTCTCCGGCGTTAAGGGGAGATAATTATTTGTTTCTAAATAGCGTCTAAATTGTCTACGGTTCCCTTCATCAATTTGAAATTGGTTTTGGTTCTTTTCGTTTCCTAAAAGACAATGATTACTATCAAGAATATTAGAGAAATATTTTAAATAATGCCATACAAAATGATATTTATCTCTATTTCTATTTCTTATACTATAACAATAATCTTCTTCTCTGCTAAAAAGGCCAGAGGCTTCTATGGAAATCATCTTATCTTGTACTCCTACCAAACCCCAATGCGGACTATTAACAAAATATTGATGCGGAAATCTTTTAAAAAGTAATAATTTACTATAATTATATACAGTATTTATACCATTATATTCTAGCATTTTTATAAAATCTTTAATATTGGCGGCAAAGTCTGGATTTACTCTTTCACTACTATCTCTTAATAAAAGCCAGCTAGATTGGTCTATTTTAGGATTAAATAAAATATGATTTAAATCATGTCCGTGGTGTCCAAAATAAGGAATTATTTCAACAAATCCATTACCTTTCCTATTTTCTAATAATTTATATTCCTCGTCTTCTTTTGTGCCATGATATGTAACTGCTAATCCATCAAAATTATAGAAACTAGCTGTTAACTCTTTAATATTTTCTATTTCTCCTGCGCCGGTTGATATTGCTAAGAATATTTTAGACATTTGTATTTTTAGTTGTATATGGTTCTCTCCAGTATAAAAAGCTATCTTTTTTATGCATTTCTGGAACAGTACCGTTAATCCATTTATTTTGAATAATATCAGACCATTCTTTATCGGTAAGATGTAAGTTTGGAAAATCTACTCTATTTTTAATTGGCTTGGTAATAAAAACAGATTTTTCATCGGTATACTGAATCAGCTCTCCCCCACACGGATATTCTCTTCTAGATATTTTACCATTATCGGCAAATAAAAGTGGGCAAGTAAAAAACGATAAATTATTATTTTTTATATAATCTTGAAACGATTTTTCAGTCCAAACCTCATTAGCATATGGGCCGGGACCACCAATTGTATTTGGAATCTTACGGTACTCATATTTATTTATTAGGTGCGCTCTTTCGCTAGGATTGCCATTGCCTTGATTTCCGGCCAAATCAATATAAAGGTGCCTTTTACTTTCTAAGAGGCTTATATGGTAATCTAGCTCTTCTTTAGAGTATTCTCTAATAAGGAATTGGTCACACTGAATTAAAGCAATATAATCGGATTCTAGGTCAAAATCATTAAAAGCCTCTCTCATTGCGAGTCCGCATCCAGAGTTCTTTTTTCTTAGAATTAACTTATCTATTAGAGAATTTTTATAAAAGTTAATAGCATAGTCTTGCTCTCCGCCATTTGAGAGATATACAATTTTATAATCGAATTTAGAGTATTTATGTATAGATTTTAAACATAATTCACTCTCAAAGGGACGATTATAGTCTATAATAACATATGTCAACATTGATTAATTATATAGTTTTATATGAAAATAGTCAACTTTATTTAATGATGGCCTATTAAATATCCAATTAATGCAATAAGGAAATTAAATACCAGAATGCCGCCAAGAGCCTTGTTTCTGAAAGTTTTAAGCTCTTCTACTTCATTCTTTAGGGTTTTAAACTCTAATTGATTGGCAAATAAAGAGGGGAGGCCGTCTATTTTCTCTGTAAGATAATCTAGCTTTCTAGATGTACTTTCTCTCCACTCTTTCTGTAGTTCCTGTAATTGAGAATCTGTTCCCATATCGTTCATTATTTTTTAGTATTAAATAGTTGTTATATGTTTATTTGTATAAATTTACACTTAATAATAAAATAAATAATAATTATATAGTGTTATTATTTGCTATTTGCTTGCATATAAAAATAAAATAATCTTGATTAAAGCTATTTTTCATCCAATTTACATCTTTATGAACCCATTGAACATTACCCTCGATATACCCCTTTGATGAATCAATTCTGTCAAGAGATGCGGTAGGTCTAGAACCGCTTTTTTCTGGCATTGTTATTTCTATACCACTTAACGCACATTTCTTTTTTTGTTCTAAAAAAAGATTCCAAATATACTCTATCGTAATATTAAATATAATATTATATTTTTTGGCTCTTAACTTAATTCCAGAAAACATTCCTCCGCTTATATCTCCATATCCAGTCCAACACGGGCTATCAGATTTACTTTTATGGTTTTTACATCCGCACGATTTAGTAAGTCCAGAAACTAGGTGAGTTCCAAGAACCTCATGCTCTTTTCCACAAGAACACTTGCACATCCACACCCGATGTAAATTTTTAAATTTAGTCCATGTTACAACACTTAAATCTCCAAACTTTTGTCCAGTAAGGTCAAGTTTTAATTTTTTATTTCTTCTCATATATGGTTTTTACACCATATATACCAACTGTGAAATATTAAATTAGTTGACAAGCCCCTCCAGCACAAACTATTTCCTGAATATGAGCGGTATTATCGTCGTTTTCTTTAAGAGACTTATAATCTACCTTATTAAAATGAGCAATAATATTATTCCAATTAATTTCGTCTTTTTCATCTACTACGGCTTCCATAGGAGATTGTTGGTATATTTTATCGCTACCATCTGGTACGAAAGAAATAGCTGCATAAAACCTTCTATTTTCATAGATAAATTTAGAAATGCTATCCCATTCTGTATCTTTAACGATAACTGTACAGCTAACATTGTGTTCTACCGGCTTAGAATTAACTTCTGTGGTTCCTGATAGAACCCAGTTTTGTTGAGTTGATTTAATGTACTCTAAATGCTTAATGGCATTTAAATCCTTTTTGATAATAGCTTTACTAGATACTTCTATAGGAAAAGTAATAACATCATCCGTTTTAGTAGCAGACCAAACTGAAGGCTCAACTAGTTTAGAATTTACCTTTTTAAAATGTTTATAGATATTCTCATTTTTGTTGGCCATTACTCTTCTAAAATATCTTCTATCATGGTGAGGATGGATTCCCGAACCAGTTCCTAATACCAAACTAGAAGTACCTTCTGGTTTAACACAAGTAATTCTTGCGGCCTGATTAATACCTATTTTCTTGCTCCATTCTTTATTGATTTGTACTGCTAATTTTGCCATTTCTTTTTGTATGTCAGGATTTAGGATAATATCTGGATTATCCATAATTCCAGTAATACTAACGCCTAATAATGCCTCTTCTTTAGTAAGCTCTTCTGCGGCTTTTGATAGGTATGGAAAATGAGTATATCCTGCCTGTAAGGTTCCAATAATAGTAGCGGACACAACCGATTCTCTGAATTCCTCCAAAGATGTAATTTTTCTTCCGTTTTGAGAGCTTAAATTACAGAATTGTACTCCACAAATACCATCTTTTGTTACAGGAATAAAACCTATTTCAAAACATGGATTAAATAATTGCCAAGGATGGTTCCCCCATACGAAACCGGGCTCGCCAAACTGCTTGGTTCTTTGAAGAATATCATTAAATTCTTTTTGAGTGGTACTATCTCTTAGTAATAATACGCTGTTATTAGACCTAGCCCTTTGAGGAAAAAGATGGCTCCAACTTACTAGATTATTTTTTTGTAGGTCTTCTAGTTCGTAATCTTTAATTTGAATTTCTCTTCTAGTTCCTTCAAAATTAATTTTACCTTCATAAATTTTATTAGTAAATCCGCCTAGAGTTTCTTCTCCGATACAATGAAAAGTAAAAACCTTATCAACTTTAAATTTAGCTTTTGCGTTAATCATGTCTTCGTCATCCTTATCAAAGATAACGCTTGTAGAACTTCTTCTTACTCCGCCACTTAATACGGCGTCGGCGGCGTGCATGATTATATCATAGGCATCTACAGATTTTAAACGATTTTGATGTTTATATTCTATAACATGGTCAAGAAGTTCTTTAATCTTTTTATGGCAAAACTTTAAACCTTTATATCCGGGTGCCTTACCGCCGCCTGTTTTAAGTAGAGAACCTTCTGGTCTAATTTTAGAATAATCAAATACAATTTTTCTTCCAGTCAAAGGAGTGTTTTTAAAATAACACATTAATAATACCTCTAAAGAATCGGCCCAGCCTTCAATAGAATCTAAAACTTGATAAGTTAATACGGTTCCGGTCTTATCTTTTTCTCCAACTAAGTCAGGAATTCTATTAAGAAAATATTTAGATAATCCTAGACCTACTCCACACCCGCATAAGAGAAGATAAAATACTTCTGAAAAAGCTCTTAGAGAATCAACGTGCCTAACGGCACAGTTATAAATTCTTTCGTTTTTGGCCTCGATAGCCTTACCACCAAATTGCAGGGAGCGCATTGACGGAACAACTCTTTTATCTCTAACCGAATCAAAAGCTTTTGAGATTATTTTTTTATCTAATTCTGAAAGATAGGAGTATTTTTTAAGATGCATTTGCTCTACTCTACCAACCGCCTCTGCCCAAGACTCTCTTCTTTCTAATTTTTCGTTATATCTACTATATTTACTTAAAAATATAAAGTTTGAAATTTCTTCTAAATAATTAACCGCTTCTTTTTCTTTATTCATAATAGGATATTAGTATACATCTAAACAAGTTTAAATAAAATAAAAATCTGCTAAAAACTAAAAAAAGTTATTAACAGATATTTTCAAGTGTACTGAAAAGATTATTTGTTTCTTTTGTTATATTTAATTGTTACTTCTTTTATTGTTTTCTCAAGTTTTTCTTTTTTTTCATTAAGGTGTCTTTTACCATTTCTGTCCGCTGCATATTTATCATAGTAAGCCTGTTTTTTAGGGTCTGTAGTTCCAAGCTTTTCTTCTCTTTTAATACTCTGTTCTTTTGAATAATCTAGAATATCTCCAAGAGAGCCTTTTGTGTTTTTAATTTTTTCTAGATTTTTTTTATCATCAAAGGCGTCATTTTGAGTATCAATCGCCGCCATTGGAACTGAAAACTGTCGTTTCCATTCATATCCGTCAGAATCAACATAAATTTTATCTTCATTCATTCCAAAGAATAAAGTTTTAATTTCTCCGGTTTTATGATTTAGAAAATCGTAGTATGGCATTATATATCTTCTTTATAAATGGTTACCCTTTATTAAATACAATTTTTAATTTATCGGGACTAATCTCTATTTCTTGGTCGTTTTTATTTTTAACAATAATTCTAACGCCAATAGGTAGGTCAGCACCCTCTTTCCAAGGGGCTTCTATATTATTAGATTTTAATTTATTAATAAAATCTTCAATAAGCTCTTTTCCGTCGCAGGCCGATTCAATTTTAATTTTCATATTATTTATTTTTAATATTATACTTTTTAATAAGTTTTTTTATTTCTATATTTATATCTGTGTTGTTAATATTTGAGTAATGTGCCGCAAATACAGCAGCGGTATTTCTCATAATTTTATAAAATATTTCTTTTTCTGTGCCATCTAATTCAAATTGTGACAACTCTAAGTTTTTAGGAAATCTTTTACTAGATGTTAATGCTAAACCAGTTCTTAATATGTAATTTTTATTGGTTTTCATATTTATTTAATTATTTATTCTTTTTTAGTTTATACCCACAAAACGGACAAAATATAAATTCTTTTCCGCCCTTTTTAGTATATAAATCGTATTGCCCAGAACGAACCGCTTGTAAAACTATAAAACTATCAATAATTTTACTTTGAATTGGCCAATCTTCACAAATACAATATATTGTTTTGTCATTATTCATGTTATTCGCTTAATAATTGATATATTTTATCAAAGGTTTTTTTATAGGTAAATTCTTTTTGTAGTTCTAATCCGGCAATATTAACTTTATTGGCCTCAACACGCTTTATAGCTAATTCAAAAGCATTAACTAATTCGTCCTCGTTAAAATCGTAGACACTCCCCTGATTAAATGGTTGATTAGGATGAAAAAACATATTATCATATGCCGGAATTTTAGCACAAGGATTAACTAATACAGAATTATCGTTATTAGCCCATTGTTTATGTCCTGCATAATTTGATATAATCGAATGCTTGCCTAATGCTGTGGCTGTAAATTCTGGAATGCCCCAAGACTCTGTTCCTAATCCTAGTACTATTTCGTGAGAATTAATAAAATCATTATAAATATCATTTCTAGGCATAAATCCTAAAAACTGTACGTTTCCATATCTTTGTCCTTTAGTAATATTTGAATATATTTGGTTATGCTGTTCTGGATTTACAAAATTATTTTGAATGGCACAGTTTAAGAAATATTTTTTATTATTTCCAAATTTTTTAATCCAAGCTTGAATAACTTTATCTGTACGTTTTCTTACCGGCTCCCACTTACCGCCAATAAAAAATGATATTCTGCCATCATTAAAATATTCTTTATTAGTGTTATAAAAATTTATATTATCAAATCCAAGCGGAACCGTTTCTACATTTGTACATCCGTAGTCTTTAAACGTATTTGTGTTATAATCGCAGGCAAATAATACTTTATGATTATTTTGTACGGCATTAATTTCTTCTGGCGTAACGCCATCTAGTTCATGGAAAGTATATAATACTTGTTTATTACTTAGTGATTCTATGCCGCCCGAAAGATGCCACAATTTTAATACCGGAAAGCTTCTCTTATGAGATTTTAATCCTTTATTTAAACATGATTGGAGCCAGTTAAAAAAATCTTTATCTTCTTTTTGGGCAGAAATATCCACCTGACCACCAATAGGAATAATACATGGAGAGTGACCGGCTGCGTATGATTCTCTAAGAATATTTAGAGAAACAGAGCCGAATGAAAGATTATTTATGGGAACATTAAATGTATAATTCATATTTAACAATATAACTGGGGAACTCCGTCTCTAGTTGGTTGGATTCCGTTATTAGAGACGGGAATTGGTTTAAATTCTGTTACATTAGAAAAAACTAACTTTAAATGATTTTCAATCATTTCTAATGTTTCTTTTGAAGCTTTGGCATTTTTATTAGAGGTTTTATTTAACTCTATCCATCCTTGTAGCCAATAGCAGAAATTTTCTGGTGTCATATTACTTGTTTCCATTTCTTTCTTTTACTATTCCCTTGCTTGGATAAAGGATATATTCTGGCTTTGCGTCTCCGGTAACTTTTTCAGAATTTAGAAATCCTTTAATATTTAATACCTCTCCGTTTTTAAGCTCTATCTTCATTGAAAGGTAATCAATTCCATTACCGTTTTGTTTAATCCAACAAGCTCCAACTGATTCTGGATTTCTATTAGATTTTTGATATTGGGGTTTGTTTACTGGTGATTGTTCAAAGTCTGGCATATGTTTATTTTATATATTATAGGACATCCATTTTATTTTTACTGTTAAATTTATCTAAAAGTATCTTTCTTCCCTCTTCATGTAGAGAAATTACTCTTGTAATGCTTAAATTAAACTTATTAGCAATTTCCTTCCAAGGGGTTTTAGACTTTCCAGCATCATTAAAATATCTAATTTTAAAAATATCAATAATTCTCTTATCTTTAACTTGACCTAAAATATTAAAAATATATTTATTGTTTTCAATCATAGAATCATTTGAATGATAAAATTTTTCATTTTTATTAAAAATATCTTCTATATCTTGATTTTCTAAATGAATCAATTTATCCTCATTTTTGTGATTATTTAATATCCAAAATCTTGTTCTTGCGTAGAGCCAAGATGTAAATTTAGTTTTTTTTCTAACATTAAATGTTTTAACAGCATCATCAAAAATTAAATATTGGTCGTCAAGTAGGTCGTTAATCTTTATATGAATATTTCTTCTAGAAAAGCGATGAATTACAGAGCATACCAATTTAGTATGCCTGTTAATCAACTCTAGCATAGAATCGTTACAGCATTTATTCTGAACTCTATTAACTAATTGATTTTCCGTTAATTTAGAAAAGTTAATTTTTTTCATTGATAATTTTTTCAATTAAGTCTTTAAGTTGTGTTTTGACAAAATCTTCTCTTAATTGTTCATTGTCTGTAGTTGGCCAGCGTAAATGGTAATCGGCGGCTGATTTAATTTTAGGGTCATTTTCTTTTTCATCAATGTTAGCGGGCTCAATTATTTGGCCGTCAACATTTATTCTTTCGATATGTATTAAAATACCATTATTACTTTTCAACCAATAAAGTTCGTCCTCAGAATAAGAGGAATATCTTATATCTGTAACAATTGTTAATATATTATCAGTAATATTACTATTTAATCTTTCCTGAGCTAAAGAGGTAAAATATTTGCCACTAGTTTGAGTTCTTTTAATTTTTCCATGAATAACCATTAACGGTCTAATTAACTCTTTTTCCTTGGGGTCTTTAGTAAATGCACTAATATTATATTGAGCTTGCGTGAAGCTATTTATCTCTGATTTAAGAGGGTCAGCAAGAGCAAGCCTATCGGATGTAATACTATATTGTTTAAATATTTTTTCTAAAATATTATACAGAGTATCTTTTCCTCCGGTTGCCGCTGATGATAATGCTATTAAATTAGTTTTTCTCATATAGTTTACAATTTATAATTAATTATTAGTTTTAATATTTTCTTTATTATTATTTTTTTCTAAATTTTGTTCAGATAAAAGCGAGGTTATTTCTAGTAAAATATCTATATCGTTTTGACATATTTCCAAAGGATTGCAGAAATTTTCTTTATCACCCATTGATTCGTAAAATGAATTAACACAATTACTTATTGATAGGGCCGTTTGTCCATTAATTACTAATGTTTGGCTATTGAGAATTAAGGGCCTCCTAAGACACCAAGTAAATAATGAGTTACCCTTGTCGTTGACACCAATAAACTTTCCGACAATTCCTTTATTTTCAAATTCTTGTAGAGCAAACGAAAACGCGGCCTCAGCCTCATTCGGTAATGTCTTTTTCGGAGCGATAGAGATAAATTGTTCATTATTAATCGAGTCATGCTTTACGAACCAGCCTGTTAAAATAGATTGAGCTTCAATTATTGACATATTTAATATTATAGTTAATTAATTAATTATTTAATATATTATTAACTAATTTCTCTGCTAGTTTTAGATTTTTAGGAAAAACTTTCATAAATTCCTTATTACCAGTTAGCTTATTCCAGCTAATTCTATCAAATCTTACACCAAAAGCCTTCATTTCTTCTATTGTTGGCTCTGGATTTATTTTATCCACTAAGATAGTCAATATTTTAGGCATTGATATAAGTATATGTTATATATGATATTAAGTCAAGAATAAAATTAATTAAAAAGATGTTGACTTTTTGTTTAAATGATTCTAATATTATAGCAATAATTTATGTCTAATAATAATTACAGAGCTTTTTTAGAAAGCGGTTTTTGGAAAAACCTTTCGATAAAAAAGAAGTTTTCGGTTGGAAATAAATGCGAATATTGCCGCTCTACCGAGAACTTAAATTGTCATCATAAAGTTTATAATAAAAATTGGTATAAAACATCTATGGATGATTTAATTGTTTTATGTTTTAAATGTCATAAATCTACACATAAAGCTATTTCTATATATGGTTCCGAGCCATTTTTAAACAAAAAACAAATAAATACACTTAAAAAAGATACTATATCAATTAGTAACAATAATAAAATAAGTCCGTTAGAATTATCTAAATTAAGACTTTCGGCTCTTTTAGAGCTTAATAAGGTATGTACTAAAAATATAAAAAAGAAAAATAATCTTTTAAATCGTATAAATTTTCTAAAAAACGAAATAAGTAAATCTGACTCTATTAAAATTAAAGAATAGGGAGTCTTGACCCATAACATAAGAAACGCCGAAAGGTGGAAATTTAACTCGCCGCTCGCGGAAAGAGAAGGGGAGACTTTAAACAAACAAAAAGATTATATACTATTAATAGCTGATAACCAATACTATTAATTTAAGGTATATTTTATAATAAAGACTATATTGATGTCTTATTATAGGGTGGCGAATACAAATTCTTAATAGAAGCCACGACAGTCGAATACAGATAGTAAAATTAAGTGCTTATAGGCGACCTTAGCACGTTCTTAATATTAAAGATATATTTTACATATCCCTAAAATTATATGGAGTTTTTGTATCTTGACACGAAAGAGTATAATATTTTATTATAAACTCGCTATCGCTCGTAATAGATAAATAAAACTATACTACTCTTAAATTCTGTCGGAACGACAGTTCTTCTGAAAGAAGAATAAGAAGCTCAAATCGCGGCCATTTTAAATGATTCTTATAATTTTAATTATATTTGCTACGCAATTAATTATATAAATAAGATAGGTCTTTCATCTCAAACTGCTACGCAGATATTAAAGTCTTGACTTTTTAATGTTAAACTCTTATATTAATATCCTATGCTAATAGAGGCTTACTTAACTTTAGGATTTATCACCTTTTTGGCTGATTTACGATATATGAAATCAGTTTATATTGATATGTCTACTGCTTTTAAATATCCTTCATTAGTTGTAATATTATTTTATTCTATATTATTACCAGTATATCTTTTATATTGGCCTATTAGACTTTTAGCAGTAATTTAAAATATGTATAATTCTGGAGAATATTCCTTTAAAAATAAGGATGCTATTAAAAATATCCTATTAACTCATGGCTATCCTGTTAGCGAAAGTTCTAACTATCTTAATACGGCAGCATTATGGCGTTCTGGACAAGACCCAAAAAGCGTTGCTATTTATTGGGGAGAAAATCTTTGTTTGGATTTCGTAGAGGGTAGCAAGTTTGATATTAAACGATTAATTTCTTTGGTTACTAACCAATTATCTACCGAAGATTTAGAAAAATACTTACAAAAAAATAATATAGTTTTGCCGCCGCCTAGTCCTAAAATCAAACAAATTAAGATTTTTTCCGACGACATTTTTAAAAGCTTGGTTCCTATTTATGATTATTGGGAATCAAGAGGAATTAGCAAGGAAGTTCTACAAGAAACCAGAGGCGGAGTTTTTTCTGACAAGGGTATTTTAAAAGGCAAATATGTTTTTCCTGTATTGAACTCTAAGAACCAAATAACAATGTTGGCCGGAAGAGATATTAATGGAAATAATAAAGAGTGGAAATGGATTTTAAGAGGTTCAAAATCTACCGTTTATCCTTTATTTTTAAATAATAAAGACATAAAAGAAAAGAAGGAAATAATTTTGGTTGAAGGAATATCAGATGTTATTTCATTTTTGACCTGTGGAATAAGAACTTCTGTCTGTATGTTTGGAACTGAATGCGGCCTACCGATAATTAATTATCTTCTTAAAATTCAAGATGTTAAAATAATTATTGCTACAAATAATGATAATGCTGGCCTTAATTCTGCAAATAAAGCATATAAAAGATTAAGTAAATATTTTGATTCTAAACAAATAAAAATTAAACTTCCTAAAAAACCATATAAAGACTTTAATGAGCAATTAATGGCCGAGGGAAAAGATTCAATCTTAGAATGGTATAAAAATTAGTTTTATATTTATATGTATTTCTGATTTGTTTATGTGTATCCATAAATATGACATTATTACAAATAAAAAATTTAGAACGAAAAAGATATAAAACCTATGGCATATACTATAAAAAATGTTTAATTTATAAATTATCTAATCTAGTAAATGGAAAGGTTTATGTAGGCTTAACTACCAATTTAAGTAAAAGATTTAAGTCTTATTTATATCATGGAATAAATGGGCGAGGTCAGATGGCGATACATAGAGCCATTAAAAAATATGGTTTTGATAAATTTGATTTTCTTATAATAGAAGAAGTATCTTTAAAAAATCTTGCAAAACGAGAAACATATTGGATAAAATTTTTTAAATCAAACGAAAAAGAGTATGGTTACAATTTAACAGATGGCGGAGAAAACTTTAAAAAAAATAAGGAGTGTATAAAAAACCATATTAAATCCGCAAAGAATAAGAAAAAAGTATTTCTATATAATAAAGAAGGCTTTTTTTTAAAGGAATTTGAATCAATAAATAACTGTGCCAAAGAATTAGGAATAAAACATTGTACAATTGTAAATTCTATAAGATTTAAAGGTTTAATATTAAAAAAATATCAAGCATTTTTTGATAAAAAAAATAATGTAGAACCTCACAAAAATAAGAGAAACGAAAAAATATCAAAAAAATTAAAAAACAATAGAAATTGTAATACTTTTTATTGGAAACTAACTAATTTAATAACAGGTGAGACCTTTATTGAAGACGGGATTAGAAAATTAGCGTTGACATCTGGCTATAAAAATGATATTATAACATCCATAGTATATGATAGAGTAGGATATAAAAATTTTAAAAAATTCCTAAAGGTAGAAAAATTACATAAATATGATAAAATCTGAAATAATCCAAGATTCTATAAACACACACGGAAACCGTCTTACAACTTTTATTTTAGAGTTTCCTAGATGGATTTTAGCAGAGATAAATACTCATAGGATGTTTTCTCGTAACGTAGCTAGCTCAAGAGCTATTCCAATAGAAAAAATGATAGAAATGATAAAAGCAAACCCTGCTATGCCAGAGTTTTGGGGAAAAAATCAACCTGGAATGCAAAGTAACATTGAATTGGATGAAAAATCTAAGAAAATTGCTAAATTGGCATGGCTGGATGCTAGGGATAGAGCTATACATAGTGCCGAAGAATTGTTGTCTATAGGCCTACATAAACAATATGTTAATAGAATGATTGAAAATTTTATGTATGTTAGAGCTATTGTTTCGGCTACCGAATTTGAAAACTTTTTTGCTTTAAGAGTCCACAAAGACGCCCAGCCCGAATTACAATTTTTAGCTAATTTAATGCTAGAACAGTATAATAAATCAGAGCCTAAAAAATTAAAAACTGGCGAATGGCATATCCCGTTTGGAAATGGCATAGATGATTCTAAACTAAAAAGCTTAATTTTAAAATTAAATAAATTACAGATTTTTGACTCATATTGGCTAGAAAACGAATCTGTAGAAGCAAAAAAGAAAATAGCGGTTGCTCGCTGTGCAAGGGTTTCTTATTTTAACTATGAAGGTAAAGATGATTATGAAGCAGATATTAAATTATGCGATAGATTATTTGGCAACATTCCTAGACATCTTAGCCCCACCGAACACGTCGCGCAAGCTATGGATTCTAGCGATTTTATTGGTAATTATAGAGGATTCAAACAATATCGCAAGTTTTTTGAAGATGAAAATCTTAAAGACGAAAGAGTGGTAAGAAAATGAATAAATTGACACCATTTATACAAAGAATAAGCGATGGATTTTGTGTTTATTGGATTATTATTCAGGAAATATCAACTAAATATGAAAAATATTGGCAGGACGGAGTTCCAGTACCAGAAGGATGGAAAAGAATAAAATGAAAAAAATCTACATAATAAAGAAAAACATGGAAACCCCGCAAAAGCTAAAAAACTTAGACGATAAAAAGCGTAAAAAAGTCGAAGAGGCAACGGGGCCAATGACTGATTTTCAATGGAACGAGTATAAAAAAATGGTAAGTATTAAGCCAAAATATTAATTAATATAGATTTTACCTAATAAAGTATTGCTTAATATATCTATCTTATCTTTACTTCCGACAATCTGCGCCAGTGGACTATCTCTAAAATAATTTAAAGATTCTTTATCTAAATTATTATTATATAATATAAATTCAAAACAACCCTTTGAAGACTCTTCATTTATATTAGTCCATAAAACTTGTAATCCATTAAGGATTAAAAACCTATCTAATTCAAAATTAAGATATTTATCTAAATTATCTCTTTTATAAGGTAGAGTAATTATTTTTTTAGTATTAGGCTGAATTAATATTCTTTCGTAAGAGTATAAATTAATGGTATTATTTACCTCTTTTATGGTTCTAGTATCTACTAATGATTTAATCACTATTTATAGTAGTTATTTTTAGTTAAATTTAAATAAAAACTTCTTTACTTTTATCCATAACCGTGTATAATAAAATATATGAAAAAAACTTTTTTAACCGCTATATCTGCAATAACTCTTTCAGCCTTATTTCTAGGCTGTGCTACAACTAAAAATTTAGATACTACAGGAGTATATAAGGGAGATACTTATCTATACAATATTGATTCTACGATTGTAAGAACTTATCAAGTAGTAGATGCCTTTCTAGTATTTGAAACACAAAATCAAGCCTTTATTAAAACAAATAGTCCTGAAATTTTTAACGTAGCTAATCAAATTAGAGCCGGTGCCCCTACCGCCTTAGCTGATGTTAAAAAGGCTCGTGACCTTTATATTAAGTATTTCAATAGTCCGGCTGGAAACTTTAACGATGTAAGCAATAACTTACAGTCTCAAGTTAATATTCTAGTTGCTCAGTCACAATATTTTTCCAATATTGCTTCGTCCTCACCAGTATCTAATAGCTTTACCTCTATTCTTACTGTTACTACAAATAATCCATCATTTAACATAAATACTGTTCTATCAACAGTTTCAACAAATAACTAATAAAATATATGCCAGACGCCACAACAATTCAAGTTGACTCACAGGTTCTTTTGAACGCAATTAATTCTTTACTACCAGTAGTAGAAAATTATGTACCTGCCGCCAAAGGAAATGCACAAAATATTCAGTTAGGAGTAAGTGCCGCTCAATCGTTAGTATCTCTTATCTCTCTAATTCCTGCTGGCGGTACAATTACGCCAGAGGCTCAAGCCGCACAGTTCGCTAGAGTATATAAAATTCTAGCCGGAGACCTTCTTTCGGGGCCTGAATGGGTAAAGCAGGTTTAATTTAAAAAGTACATGAGATTAATAGGCAAAATTTTACCGTTTTGCCTATTTTTATTTTTAGGTATATCTTGTTATTCTCAAAACTCTACAACAAATATACCGCCAAGTATAACATATACTAACTTTGACCTACAATCTGGATTTAATTATTATCATGGAAAGTATGGACTAAGCTCTAGGCTAATGTATGATTATAAGCCAAAAATAAAATTTGGCATTTCTTTGGATTATATTGATAATCAACTATATCAATCATCTGGTAACGCCAGTATTGGACAGAAAATAGATAGTAATATTGGAGAGTTTGAAATATACTTAATAAGTGGTGCGGGTTTTTCTTTAAAAGACCACCGAGCTATAGGAATTGTAGGAACTGGAATATGCTATCAAACTCCTCTTTATTTTAAAATAAGAGGTAAATATATTTTTATGGAAACCGGCGGAGAAATTGATTCGTATTCATCTTTAACGTATCCGGTATTTAAACAATTTTTTGGGTTTAGAATTAGGTTCTAATTGTGTAATAATTAATATGGACAATAAATTTCATGGATTTCTTAATTGCGACTGGAAAACAATAACTTCTGGAGATTTTCGTAATTTTAAGCTTTTAGAAGACGAGGATTATATTGCTATTGACGGAACTCATTATAGATTACCTAAATATGCGCCCTCTGATTTAGGTTCTATTCCGTCTCCGCTATGGGGCCCTCCGTTGTTTTTGGTTCCGTTTGGTCTATTTGCTAGACCATTTTATCTTCACGATTGCGGGTTTCAAAATACACTTCTAATAGTTAATAATGACGGGACTACAAAGGTTGCCAACCTTACAGAAGAGAAATGTAATGATTTACTACTAGAGGCTATGAATAGCGTCTCTAATAGCCTTACAGAGCTAGAGAAGGCACAAAGAGACGCTATCTATCAAGGCGTAAGAATTGGTGGTTGGCACGCCTACAAAGAAGATAGGAGTTAAACTCTATCTTGACATAAACCTAGAAATAGATTATCCTATATAGGAATGAATCTATTAAATAAAACAAGAGTTTACTTAGTTGGCCAAATGGAGTATATGGACGGCTCTTCTTGGAGAGAATTTGTTAGTAATTCTTTAAAAGAATTAGGTATTATTATTTTTAATCCATATAATCATCCTTTTATAAATTCTAGCAAAGAAGACAATGATGCTAGGGCTAAGCTTGACGAACTAATGAAAGAAGGCAAATATGATGAAATATCAGAAATTGTCAAAAAAATTAGAGCCGAAGATTTAAGGTGTGTGGATTTATGTGATTTTGTTTTTGTTTATATAAATCCTAAATATAATACCTGTGGAACATGGGAAGAAATTTTCTGGGCAAACAGAATGAAAAAACCTATATTTTTATGTATAGAAGGCGGTAAAGATTTATGTCCAAAATGGATGTATGGAGTCCTTCCTCATAAATATATATATTCCTCTATTGAGGAAGCTATTGATGTTATAAAAAAAATAAATAATGGAGAGAAAAAAATTGATTCTGATAGATTTAGACTATTAAGAGAAGAATTCAGATAAAATTTTAAATTGACAAATTAATTATTATACTATAATATATTTATATGAGAGATTTTGATAAATACTGGAAATCGTTTGGTCAATTTGAAGACGCTATTACGCAAGACCCCAAAATAGAAAACCTTCTAAAAAGAGTTGCTTTAAAAGCGTTTAATCATTGCAGAGAACTTGATAATGTAAGGATTTTTGAGATAGAGGCGGAATTAAAAGAATATAGGATGAAGGACGAATCATAATATGGAAGAAAATATTAATAACCATATAAACGTAGAATCTATTATTGACGTAGATAATTTGGTTAATAATTCTATAATTCTTTTTAGGGTTAAAGAGTATAACGATTTAATTGCTAAAACCATAGCCGCTCTTCACCAAATATACGGTAAACAATTTAAAGAAAAAAATATTTCTTTTTTAGTTCTTAAAACTGGGACAGATATATCCATTCTAAAACCGCAGGAAATGGAAAAGCTAGGATGGATTAAAAAAGATAAATCGTTAATAATTCATTAATTATGCCACTTGATAAATTAGGAACTCCCCAGCCAGCGGTTATCAGTACTAAAGAATTTCGCGCCGGATACGACCAAATAGACTTTAGAGCTAGAAATAGTTATTGTTGCGAATGTAATTCTTCTATTAAAAAAGAAGATTTAAAAAATAAACCAGAAAATTATATTTTTTATGATGACGGGCATGTTGCCCATAAAAACGGTTGTAATTTTAATTAATATGACTAAACAAAAAAATATAAATAAATTTACAGAACTAGCTCTCAAAGAGCTAAAGCATAGCGAAGAGGTTTCTAAATGGTCTTATAAAGAATTGGCCGACTATGCTATTCAAAATATTTGGTCTGATGAAAAAATAATTAAGCTTGGAACTCTAAAATGCGCGGCCTTGGACAGAATGATTAATATTTTATTTAATTTACATGACCTAGAAAACACAACATTAAAAGTAGTTGCCAATTTCAATGAAAACCAAAAATAAAAAAGAACTTAATTTTGTACAAAAGTTTAACAAAATGAAAGAAACCGACGAATATAAAAGCAGAATGCGTTTTTGGAATTCTATTAAACATCTTCATAATTTAGGAAGTATTAAACTTTTCTTTGATAAGAGAGAGCACGATTTTAGACAGGAAAGTTATATTTGTACATATTCAACAAGTATTTGGAACAATGGAAGAAAATTAAATACTTTTATTGATTTTTATAACTATCTATTTCCTAAATGAGTTACAAAATTTTAACATTAGGTGCTAGAGGAAATATTCTATGCCAGCTAAATAGGATTGATAAGGGCCTAAAAAGTTTAGGCCATGAACTAACTGATATTAATCCAGATATTATTTATGTTAATGACGCCGGTTATCATTTAGAAGGAATAGAGCTAAAAAAGAAATATCCTAATGCTAAATTAATACTTAATATTTTGGACATCCCTTTTCACTGTAAAGAAGTAAGAGATATTATAGCTAACCTTAATAATAATTTCTACTCGGCGGATATTGTTACTACTATTTCCGAAACGGTTAGATTACAGATGATTAATATATTTCCACAGCTACAGAAAAGAGGGATTCCTATTATTTATCAGCCCATTAAACCAGTTAGGCCATTAAATTTAGAAAGAAATAGTAATTTATTAGCTATAGGGAGACAGAATGACCCTAATAAAAGATTTAATATTGCTTTAGAATTAGCAGTATTTACCGGAAGGATTATTAACGTAGTTGGCCCCGAAGACCCAAGTAATATATTACCGCCAAATAAATTACATTACAAGAAATATATTAATTATTTAGGCGTATTAAGCGATGAGGATTTAAATATACAGTACAATACCTGTGCGGCTGTTTTGATTACCTCTAAATGGGAAGGATTAAATCTCCCACTTATAGAATCGTTATCGTGTAAAACTCCAGTTGTATGTTGCGAAGATATGTCAACATCGTTAGAGTTTTGTCCTAGCGAGTTTATATGTCGTGCATCTTTATATGATATGAGTGAAAAATTATCTTATATTATAAATAAAAATATATCTTTAGAAAAGATATTGATTGACACCTCTATTAAATACTTAGATATATTTTGTGATAAAAGTATAGCAAATAATATTTTAAATACTATAAAAAACTAATATAATAATATAGATATGATAAAAAATGGAATATACAATAATAGAAAATTTAATGTAGAATTTCATAACGATTATAGGTATCAGCCCGATATTCATAGTTATGAAAAATATTATATTTATTGTTTACTGGGTATTTCTGACGATATAAAAGTAAATAACAAGAGACGACTATATATAGGTAGCACGATTAATTTAAACGAAAGAATCAAAAATCATTCTTATTTTATCTTTCACAAAAAACACTCAAATGACAGGATAAAAAATTATGTTAATAAGTATGGCGTAGATTTTATATATATAATTTTGGAAGAAATAGATATAAACAATTCTATAGAATATTTAAGAAATAGAGAGCAAAATTGGATAGATTTTTTTGAATTTAATGGAGAATATGAATTGTTAAATATACAAAAAGTTGTAGATATGTCAAAAATGGAGAAATCCACTAAATTGAAAATATCAGAAAATAAGATTAGGTTAGGAAGTTGGAGAAAAGAAAAAAATCCTCAGTATAAATCAGCAAGATTTAAAGAAAAGAATCCGTTTTATGGAAAAAATCATACAGAAGAAACCAAAAAAATAATTTCTGATAAAAATATAGACTATTACAGAAAAAATGAGGCGCATTGGTCTGGCAAGCACCATTCGGAAGAAGCTAAGAATAAAATAAGTAAATCAAAACTAGGAATAAAAGCTTCTGAAAGGCAGCTTTCTGGACTAAGAATTGGTTGGAAAATGTCTTTATATAATAGAAGTATTCCAGTAAAACAAATAGATATTAAAACTGGAAATGTAATTAATGTTTGGTTTAGTGCTTTAGACGCCTCTATTGCCTGTAAAATAGATAGGTCATCAATAAGTAGGTGCTGTAACAACAAAATTGATAAAAGTGGATACAAAACAAAGTCTGCCGGAGGATATATATGGGAATTTTCCTCGAAAGAGTAATATAAAATAAATAAATAAATAAATAAATAAATAATATGAACCAATCAGAAAAAATAATTGATGCAAATACTGAACTAAAATATACCTCTAATGTAAAATATTGGAGTGAAGAATCTATTATTTTAGGAGTTATTGCAAAAAAACTAGGAAAAAATGGAATCTTTGAAATAGAACTAAAAAGAGAAGATTTTCCTAATTCTGTAAATATTGTAATTAAAGATGGTAAGGCTTTAGTTTATGCAGAATAAAACTCCGTCTATTTTAGTGAAAAAAATTGTAGAGAATAAAGATGGCTCTGCTAGCGTAAGCTTTAGTTATAACAAAGAGTTTGAATTAATAGTCCAAAATAACTTAAATTTATCTAAAAAACCTACAAAAAAGCAAGTAGGAGAATTTGTTTTAAATTGTTTGGAAAATAGTTTAAAATCAAAAAATAATATTTAAATTTGACTTTTTATATATATGAAAATTGGAATTCTAGGATGCGGGTATGCTTGTGACGACAAGCTAGGAGAGCGATTAAAACCGTGGTTTAATACGGCAGAAAATAAAGATTTAGTATTTTCTTTCGTTTCTGTAAAATTTAAAGAATATGAAGATTTAAATATTAATCAAGACAACTCTAAAACAGTTGAACTACTTGAAAGGTATCAAAATATAAATTATATTCAATTTTTAGAAGCTCCTAAAATGGCTATGTTAGAAAGCGAGGCAAGAAACATTGCTTTAAAGCATTTACTTGATGAAAAGTGTGATATTATATGGCTACTAGATTTATCGGATGAGTATTATACAGAGCATCAAATAGAAAAAATTATTGAGTATATAAACAGAGAAGATAATAAGTTTTATGATTGGGTAAGAATACCATTTAAGAATTATATTTTTTCTGGAAAAGAATGGATAGCCGGGTTTTGTCCTCCGAGAATATTTAGAGTAAATCCTAGACCTAACCAATCTTTATATAATTTTTATTTTGATAATGATGTGATATATGAAGATAAAGAAAAGGGAGAGTTATTAAACTATCAATTATTTAGCAGTAAATCAATTCCCGCCAGTTTTTTAGACGGAGGAGTTAAACATTTAACTTGGTTAGATAATGAAAATAGTTACAATAAAGTACTATACCATGAACAACATTTTAAATCAGGATACGGATGTTCTTATAAATGGGAAAACGGCCATTTAAAGTTTAACGAAGAATACTATAATAGGTTAAATATTCCTATTCCAGAAGTTTATATAGATTAAGAATTATCTATTTCTGGATAATAATTATTTTTGTATTTAACTTTTAATATTCTCCATCCCTTAATTGAGGCATATTTTTTGTTTATCATATCTTGTATTGATTGAGATGTCATAATACCAAACCTTTTTTCTATATCTTTTGCATTACGACCATCTAAAACGCTACCATTTTTGTTTATTATTGATATAAAAATAACTTTTTTAGGGTATTTGTAATTTGTCAAATCTGTTTCTGGAATAGCATAATTCATATATTGTTTAATATTTCCATTAATCATTGTATTAAATATATTTATATCTATATTGTTATCTCTACAAAATTTAGATACGTTTTTAATTTCAAAAATTTCTCCAGTAATTATATTTTTTAATTTTAAAAATCTTCCATATCTTTTTTGCTTTAGTTCTTTAAATTCTTTTTCTTGATATGGCAACCTCCACCCATGATATTCTAGCGACTTATTATTTATTAAGTCATAAAAACCGCCTCGTTCTAAATTAGGATTTTTTTGACAAAATCTATAAAGGTTTTCTATAATCACTTCCTCACCCTTGGGATTTATAAATTTTATATTTTTATATTTTAACCTATCTTCTTTTATTTTTACTCCATCTAATATCGTCTCTTTAAGTTTAAATCCATGGGAAACATATACCTTTTTGTTTACCAACATATAAATATAATCATTTCTTACTCCAATTTGTTTACAAAAATCATTAATATTTTTTCTTTTTATTTTAAAAATTTTTCCCGTTTTAATTTCTTCTAATTCCCACTCTTGGTTGGGGTTTATTATGTCGTCTTTGTCTGTAGTAGATAGTGCGAAACCATGAGATGATTTATTTATTCCAGATACCATATTAAGCATTGAACCATAGTTAAATCCGTTTTTCCTACAAAAATCAGACATATTTTTAATTTTATACAATGTACCGTTAGCATCAATTAATTCATATTCTTTTTCTAAAGTCGCTTTTTTTTGATTGCTTCCTCCTAATGTTAAATTGTATCCATTCGGAATAAATGAATTGTACTGTTTAATATATAATTTTTCCATTTCTACTAATTCACTGTCATTTTTACATGAATTATTTAATATTTCGTATGCAAACTCCTCTATACCATATTTTTTTACAGCTTTTTTTAAATGATTTGAATGAGTCCATTTCCACCATTTTGATTGTGGGTACCTTTCGTTAAATGTCCATTTTGTTATACCTATATAACTTTTTCCATTTTTCTTATTAAAAATTCTATATACCTGCATATACTATATAATACACAATAAACATAGGTATTAACTTTTTTTTATTAAAAAGTTAAATAAACTATAAATTTACTATTATATATATATGAATAAACTAAAAGTTATAGTGTCTGGTGCTAACGGTCAAGATGGTTCCTATATGTGCGAGTATTTACTTAAAAATACTGATTATGATGTTTTAGGCGGCGTTAGACGAACTAGCCAAGCTATTCTTAGTAATTTACAGGAGTGTCTAAAAAATCCTAGATTTAAATTAGTTCCGCTAGAGTTAACCGACGCCCATTCGATAATAACGCTAATTAAAAACGAAAAACCTGATTATTTCATTCATTTAGGTGCATCAAGTTTCGTTGCCGATTCATGGAACCAACCAGCTTTTACAATAGAAGCTAATTCTATTTCTTTAGTCCATATATTAGAATCTATAAGGAATTACGTCCCTAACTGTAGGTTATATTCTGCTGGTAGCTCTGAACAATGGGGTGATGTTAAATATTCACCGCAAGATGAAAAACATTCTATGAGTCCTCGTAGTATTTATGGAGTTAGTAAATGTTGCGCCGCACATATATGTAAAGTATATAGAGAAAGCTACAATCTTTATGTAGTTCATGGAATTTTAACCAATCACGAATCTCCACGTCGCCAAATTCATTTTATATCTCGTAAAATTACAAATGGTGTTGCGAGAATTTATCATTCTATTAAAAATAATAAAGAATTTGAGCCAATTTTTTGTGGTAATATCTATGCAAAACGTGACTGGTCACATTCTAAGGATTTTGTAGACGGAATATGGAAAATGTTGAATCAAGAGCTTTGGAGAGATAATGGTGAAATAGCTAAAAAAATAAACTTTGGATTTTGTGGTGATTATACTAGCTTGGATGCTAGAAAGTGGTTATCTAAACAAATAAAAGAATATGTATTATCCTCTAACGAAACATATACGGTAAAAGATTTAATAAATGTAGCATTCAATAAAGCTAATATATACGGTAGATGGGAAGGCGAAAAACTAGAAGAAAGATATATAGATAATTTATCAAGTAAAACTTTAGTGGCTATTGATTCTAAATTTTATCGTCCTGCTGATGTTGAATCACTTCTTGGTTGTTCGGACTTAGCCCGTAAAGAATTAATATGGAATCCTAAATATACATTTGATATGTTAATTTCGGAAATGGTTGAGAACGATATAAAAATATATGAATCTTTATATCCTTGACTTTTTTATTAAAGTGAATTAATATAATCTATATGACCGATTTTAACATGAAATCTATAAATAAAATGCCTAAATGGTGGCAAACCCTATATACAATAGGCGTTCCTGTTTTATTTTTGCTATTCTTATTGTTTATAGTATTTGTCTATATATCTTTTTAGTAATTTTATGTCAAATCAAATTCAAATCTCAAAAATAGAGATAAAAATAGGAAAACAGGTTATCTCTTTGACTCCCGATGAGCTTAAAGAATTAAAAGCTGTTTTAGATGCTACCTTTCCAGAAAAAGAAGTAGTAAAATGGATTCCACAAAATCCTATTATTATAGACAGGCCAGTATATCCACCTAATTACGGAGATATTACTTGGCCATATAAGCGTTGGGATATTGTCTGGTGTTCGGATACCACTAATGCTTTAAATCAAACAATGAGCCTTACTTTAAAACCAGAAAATAAATAATATGGATAATAAACTATGGGATGTTTGGTTTATGAAACACGTTTATCTTGCGGCTTCCAAGTCTAAAGACCCAAGAACAAAAATTGGAGCCGTCTTAGTAAAAGATAAGAGAATTATTTCTAATGGTTATAATGGATTCCCGTACAACGTCAATGATTTAGAGCAAAGATATTTAGATAGACCAACTAAATACAAATTTATTTGCCACGGTGAGTTTAATGCCGTTTTGCAATGTGCTAGATTTGGAACAAGTTCTAAAGATTCCATTTTATATACCCAAGGTATTCCCTGCGATAACTGCTGTAAGGTAATAATTCAAGGAGGAATTAAAGAAATTATTTGCCATAGACAATGGCCGGATATGGTAAATTCGGATGCTTGGAAAGAATCAATTGCCTTTTCGCAGGTGATGTTGGCAGAAAGCGGAATTTCTATTAAATGGCTTGACGAGGTTTTAGGGTTAAAGGGATTTTTAGATGGAAAAGAGATAGATGTATGATTAAACCAATTTGTTATAGCTGTAGAAAAGAATTAAAACAAGCGGGGGCAATTTTACTATCTCCACCATCTAATTATTGTGCTTTTAGTGAAGAAAAATTATCTATTTTAGATAGTGTTTTTAAATTTCATTTATGCAAAGATTGTTATAACCTAGTTTTTGAATTTATTAATCAATATGGAAATACCACCAAACGAACCATTAAGTATAAATAAAACGGATAAGTTTAGTTTTTTAATTAATTTATTCATAAAAAAAGATGGGACTAAATTTTGGGAAGAAAAGGATTGGATTAGAGAGCGTTCTGCCTGTAAAAGATTATTAAATAAATATCCAGATTTTAATTTTTTTTATACCTTAAATCATTTAAACGGTAAATTTAATAGTTTGTGCGGACTTCAAAGTAAGAAATTTCATAATCTTGATGAATTATGGAAGAATTATATCTCTAATAAACAAAAAAATAAAAAATACTTGCTAAACGAGACTTCTACGGTTATAATAGAGGAAATAAAAAGAAAACCTCAAAATATTATAGAATTCCTAGATAATTAAAAATATGGCACCAAAAAATAAAGAAGTTATAAAAGAAGATTCAGAAGTTATTTCTCCACAAAGTCAGGCTTTAGCCTATCTAAAGGAGAATAAAAAAGACCATTATAATTTTGAAGAAGAGATTTATTATAAGGTTCCTAGTTCTAGTCTGAATCTTAACTTAGAGTTAGGCTCTGGATTACCAAATGGAGCGCATAGGTTTATGGGTATTACTGCTGGCGGCAAAACTTCCTGTGCCTTAGATTTTATGTATAATTTTCTTAAATTAGATTCTTCTAATAGAGGGGTTTATTTTAAATGCGAGGGGAGATTAAGTCCAGAAGTAAGAGCGCGTTCTGGTATTGATTTTGTTACCGACGCCGAAAAATGGCAAAATAATTGTTTGGTTGTTGAATCTAATATTTATGAAGTAGTGTTTGGATTTATTAGAAGTCTTATTATTGACAACCCTACAAAAGCTAAATATTTCTTTATTATTGATTCTGTAGATAGCATGGTAAAGAGGGACGACTTATCTAAACCGCTAGAAGAGGCTCAACAAGTTGCTGGCGGGGCTTTAATTACTTCTGTTTTCTTAAAAAAGACGGCCCTAGCTTTAGCTAGAAGAGGTCATATTTGTATTTTTATTTCTCAAATTAGAGAGGAAATTAAAATTAACCAATATCAGGCTACAACTCAACGTCAGGGTAAATCTAGTGGCGGTCATGCCCTAGAACACGCCTCGTCTGTAGTTATCAACTTTTTAGGAAGATATAATGATGATATTATCAGAGAAAACCCGTCTGATAAAAATAGCAAAGCTATTGGTCATAGATGCAAGATTAAAATTATTAAGAGTGATAATGAAAACTATAATGAACTAAGCTATCCTGTAAAATATGGCAGGGTTGGCGGCAAAAGCGTTTGGAAGGAATTAGAATGTATAGATATGCTACAGGCTTGGTCTCAATTAAAACGTAAGGGTGATAAAGGTGCTTGGTTTTATTTAGATGAAAATATCTTAAAGGAACTAAAAGAAATTGATGCCGAATGTCCAGAAAAATTCCAAGGTATAGATAACGTAAGAAACTATTTAGAAGATAGGCCAAATATTACAGAATACCTATGTAATAAATACAATTCAGTTTTAAGCAAATAAAATGAAGGTCTTTAAATTTGGAAGCTTAACTAAGCTAGTATCTATTAATGTAAATAAATATAAGATAGATTGGGAAAAAGACGGTGCCAGTAAAATAGAAAGACAGTTTAGAGACCTTATTTATCCTTATTGGAAAAACAAGATTGTATTATTCCAGCCACTAATTCCGGGCACAAGATTAAGATTGGATTTTTTAAATGCTACTAATAGGTTATGCGTAGAAATAGATGGCCCGCAGCATAATGAATTTAATAAACATTTTCATAATAATAGTAGGGCAAAATTTCTAGCAAGTATTGGTAGAGACCTTAAAAAAGATGATTGGTTAAGAGCTAATAATATAAAATTAGTTAGATTAGATTCTAGTGACTTAGATAACTTTTCAATAAAATATATACAAGAAAAATTTGATATTAGTATTTTATAATAATGAATACAAATAAATGGATAAAAATAAAGGATTCATATCCTAAAGATAGTAGTATTGTAGAAGTTATTGATTCTGTAGGAAAAATTGGCCGCGCCAGCTATCGTTCAAGCGGAGTTGATTATAAAGGATGGCTTTTTGAAGAGAAATTTAATTATAAAGATTTTAATACTATAGAAAAATGGCGAAAAATAGGATAGTATATGGACTGTTATTAATTATTTGTATATTAGATATAATAATTCATTTAATAGGCTTTCTTTTATAAAAAATTTGACAAATACATAAAACAATATTAACATTTAATATGTTCTTAAAAAGAAAATGCTTGCTAGTTAATAAACAAACCGAACAAATAATATCGGCAGATTCTATATCTGATTTTTGTAAAAAGGCCAAACTTTTAAAAAACGACAAATTTCATATTACTCCAATATTGAATGGAGATAGGCCGTCTCATAAACATTGGGTTCTTCCGTCCGTCTTTTATAAAAAAATTTGCCTAAAAGATATATATGGAAATATATATAAAGATTCTATAAGAAATTTTATTTTTAAAAATGGATTAACTTTTCAGTTTATATGGAAATTAATAAATAATAAAAAAATGGTTAGCAATGGATTAATGTTAAAAAATACTAATATTAATCATATTAATATAAATTCATATATAATTAATAATTATAAATTTTTATCTCCTAAAAATAAAATAGTAAAACTAAAGACTATCAGAAAGTCTTTAAAAGACATTTCCTATCATTCTTTATGGTCTTTATCTCGCGGAAAATACGAGAAAATTAAAGGTTATAAATTTTTAAGTGCAGATATTCAAAAAAAATCTATTTTATAATATGGAAAAATACTTATCTTATCAAGATGTTCTGCTAGTTCCAAAATACTCAGAGCTACCAAGCCGCTCAAAAGCTAATACTTCTATTGAATTTTTAGGATTTAAATTTAAATTACCTATTGTTCCGGCGAATATGTTATCTGTTATTGATGTAAATATAGCCGAATATCTTTCTAATAATGGATATTTTTATATTTATCATAGGTTTGGAAATACTAAAAACGGCCATTTAGATACTTATGAATTTGTTAAATATGCAAATAAGCATGATTTTAATATTGTTAGTATCTCTACGGGAATAAACGAAGACTCAAGGAAAGAACTTTTATCTTTAAAAAAAGAAAAAATAGATTTTATTACTATTGATGTTGCTCACGCTCATCATCTTAAAGTTAAGAGCCAAATAGATTTTATTAGAAAAAACTTTCCAAAAACTAGACTAATAGTAGGAAATGCCGCGACAACAGAGGGCGTTTGTAATTTATCAGAATGGGGTGCGGAAGCGGTTAAAGTTGGTATTGGCCAAGGCTCTATTTGTACCACAAGACTACAAACAGGATTTTCCGTTCCCATGTTTAGTTGCGTACAAGATTGTTGTCAAAATTTTTACTGGCAAGAAAATAAACTTGGTAATCCAACATATAAAGAGTTTAAAACAGTCCCAATTATAGCAGATGGTGGAATTCAAACTATTGGAGACATATCAAAAGCATTATCAGTGGGTGCGTCTATGGTCATGTCTGGCGGTTTATTTGCTAGATGCTCTGATTCGCCTGCGGACATAAATAAAGTAGATGGCAAGAAAATTTATTTTGGCTCAACTTCTTACGAGGCAAAAGGAAATAGTAAACATATTGAAGGAAGAACGCTTGAGGTTAATGTTGACGTTTCTTATAAAGAAAAGCTAGAGGAAATAAAACAGGCCTTGTCTAGCGCAATATCTTATGCTGGCGGAAAAGATTTATCGGCATTTAAAAACGTAGAATATATAAGAGTATGAATAGAGAATTAAAATTTCGCGTTTGGCACAAAGAATTTAATAGGTTTCTTGGAAAAGAAGAGTATTGTTTAGATTTAGATGGAAAATTAATTTTTGTTGAATTATTAACTACTAATTCTGTATCTCTAAAATCTGTTAATCCAGATTTATATGTTATCCAACAATTTACAGGTTTAAAAGATATTAATCAAAAAGATATTTATGAGGGAGATATTATAAAATGGACAGATACTAATTTTTTTGATGGTAATTGGGGAGAAAGAGATACTATAAGTACCGTTTCATACGAAACTGGTTCGTATTATCCGGTATCAGAGTTTATTGAAGATGACTATAGAGAAATAATTGGTAATATCTTTCAAAATCCAGATTTATTAAAATAAATATTATGCTAACTCAGGAACAACTAGAAGACGATATTTTATACCATAAATACCTTTATTACGAAAAAAGTAATCCTATAATATCAGATTATAATTATGATTTGCTAGAAAAAGAATTAAAAAAAAGATTTCCAGAATCTAAAATTCTTTCTGATGCAAAATATAATGAATGCCCAAGAGAATTTTGGTCTAAATTTGAAAAAAGATATAAAGAAGAACTTAAATTTTTATGTTGAGTTTTTAAGTTTAAGACAGTATAATAAAAACAATGAACTACCCCGATAATCTCTATTCTATTAGAGCAGAAGCTAATTTTCTAGGAAGCCTTTTAAAAAATCCTAAGTATTTAATTGAAATTGAACCATTTGTAAAAGAGGCCGAGTTTTTTCATAAAACTCATAGAATAGTTTATGCCGTATTAAGAAACTTAGTTATGGCTGGAATGCCAGCCGATAAGGTAATTGTTGCTCAAAAATGTAAAGAATTATCTTTAAATACCTTTGAAGATTTAAATTTATTTGATTACTTAGACTCTATTTCATTTGTAAGTCTAAATGAGCGCGGCACTATTGAACTTGGAAAAGAATTAGTAAAATTAAGAATTAAAAGAGAGCTTTGGGATAATGCAGGCTTAGTTCAAAACTTTATTAAAGAGTGTGGGGATAAGTCTATAGATGAATTAATTCACGGAGTAGATGGAATTTATAATACCCAAGTATCTCAATATTCATCACAAGTAGAGCCGATTGATTTATATTCTAATATAGAACATTTTCTAAAAGAGATAGCGAAAAATCCTAAAGAAGAAGTGGGTTTTAAAACTGCATATCCAGAATGGAATCGCTTATTTGGTGGTATTAGACAAAAACAAACAACGAATATTATTAGTAGGTCTGGCGAAGGCAAAAGCTGTTTCTTATTTAACATGGCTAAAAATTTATGCAAGCTTAATAATATTAAGACCCTATACATAGATACTGAAATGGATTTAGACTTAAATATGTTTCGCGCGGGTGCCTCAGAAATGGATTTAAATGCTTGGTATTTAGAAACCGGCGCATGGACTAAAAATAAAGAGCTATCTGAAAAAGTTCTAAGGGGATTCGAGAAGCTAAATCAGTATAAAGGCTCTATTCATCATATTTATTTACCAAATAAGCCAATTAAAGAGACAGTTAGCTTAATGAAAAGATGGTATTATAAGAATGTTGGTAGGGGAAATAAATGTTTATTTGTTTATGATTATTTAAAAATTACGGACGTTCCAGATAAAAATCGTGCCGAATATCAAGCTCTTGGAGATATGTTAAATTACTTAAATGAGCTTGGCCATGAAACCGATAGCTCTATTCTAACGGCTGGCCAACAAAATAGAGCGGCGGAAAACCAAGGGGCTAGAAATGATGATAGTACTACGGCGGCTGTTTCCGATAGAATTAACCATCTTGTAGGTTTCAATGCGGTTTTTAGAAAGAAAACCCACGATGAAATTAATGAATTTGGGAATGGTTATGGAACTCATTTATTAAAACCTTTTAAGACTAGCCGCGTTCAAGGCAAAGACAACTATAATATGAATAGCTCTGTTAAGACCATAGACCATACAGGAAAGCCTAAATGGAAACAGAATTTTATTAATTATACTATAGAAAACTACCAAGTTAAAGAATTGGGAACTTTAGAAAATATCATAAGAGACCAAGCTTTAAATAAGCCTTTACAAAAAGATAATAACAAAATAGAGCATACCATTTAATATGTTTTCAATATATACTTCATTATATAATTTGGATAACGATTTTATTGATTGGAAGGGAGCAATTAATAATTTTACAGATTTTTCTGACGAGGTTTGTATTTCAACATTAGAAAAAGATAGAAATATATTAAATAATTTTTTTCATAACGAATTAAATAAAGGTAATAAATGTATTATTAAAGTATATCATTGGAGCGATGATATTTTAAAAGAGCCTGATTTTGATGGCAAAATGAAAAACAAAGCATTAAATTTATGCGAAAAACCATTTTGTATTCTTTTAGACGGAGACGAAAGAATAGATGTTAAAGATAAAACTAACTGGATAAATTGGGCTAATTATCTTTCCTATACTCCTAGCTGCGATGCCTTAATGATTCCTGTATTTGATTTATATAATTCCGAAAAAGAATATAAGACCGTAGGAGTAAAGTGGTATTTACATAAAAATCTTCCTCACTTGCACCGTGGTACTGTTTCTTTTGCAAAAAAAGAAGACGGAAAAGTTGATATTAACAAAAGCGATACTTGTGAATTATTATCATTTGATGATAAATTATGCGACGCCTGTTATATAACCAATAACTTAACTCCATCATATATAAAAGAAAAATGTATTCCTAAAGTTTGGCATCTTGGCTGGCTCGACAAGGATAAAAGATTAAAAGCTAACGCATTCTGGAGGCCTGTGTGGGAAAATCGTGCCGGTCATAAAGTTGATAATATCATCGAATCTAAAGAAAAATTAGATAAAATTGAATATTTTTCTCATGGTTTAAAACTTTGGTACGAATAATTTTTACCTTATATTATTAATTATGCAAGACTTGTCACTTAACTTCTTTACATCTACAAAAGGGCATTTTGGATGTAGGGCTATTTATAGTTATACTTTGACTAGTTTATATAAGAAATCATCAATAATTAAAAATAATGCTTATAAAATTGCCCACATAAAAGTTTCTCCAGATGAAATAGAAATAGGTAATAAAATTGAAGAAGATTTATATAAAAATTTTAACTTTAATAAAGTAGTTAAAACTATTGGCGATTGGAGTCATAATAATGGCTCATCTCATTTAGAATATTTAAAAGATATAAATACATTATATTCACAGCCAGAATTGCAAAATATTAAATATGGATACTGGCATGAAGATGATTGGGTTGTTAATATTGATAACTATGATGAGAAAGTAAAATTGGCTCAGTTTTTATTAGAAAAAAATCCAAACCTATTGACTTTTAGATATACCAGAGTAGATGATTTAGATATTAAAGACAGAACACAGGCAATAGAAATAGGAAATGGATTATTTATTCAATCTAAGGAGTTTTCTTTTAACCCAACATTTATTAGAAATAGAGATATGTATTTTATAAGCAAATTTGTTTTAAAAAATAGATTTAATGGGCATTGTGAGAGAGATTTTGGATTAGGAGCAAACTATTTAGCTTCAAATAATAAAGATTTAGGTTTTTATGGTGATTATTTTTCTTATATAGATAATAAAATAATTGAGCATATAGGATGTCCAGAAGCAATAAAAAAGTATAATATTGCTTGATTTTTTATAAAAACTACCTTATTATTTAATATAATGAATCCTATTCTAGATTTTGCCTCATATGTTGAAACGGGACCCGAAAAGATGTTTATGATTCTTTTTGGAACTAATAAGTTTCCCTCTCATTTAATGTCTTCTTCGGTTGACCCTGATATTATTAAGTATTTAAATAAAAATTCAGAACTTGTTTGTGAATATAAATATTATGCTAATGAAGACCCTCAAAAATCATTAGAGATTGATGATATGGGTACTTTATTTAGAAGCTCTGGTAATCAATGTGAGCTTTATTATTATAAAGATTTATCTATTAAAGATGAGCCTCTATTATATAGAGTATATTCAACAGACGATGGAACGACTCTATCTCTTCTTTGTCACAATAGTAAAAGAATAGCAATTTTACAAGAAAATTTATTAAAAAAATATTTAACAGTTGATAATTACGATAAAAATACCTATTTCGGCCTTTTATATAAAGATGCTTATGGTATTAAGGTTAAACAGCTCCCCCTAAAGATGGGGCCTTGGGATAATTTGGATATAGGTTTAAATTATGGAAAGGCATTTTTAGAAACTGATAAGATTATTAAAACTAAATTAGAGAACGATAAAGGAAATCTATTTCTTTTACATGGTTCTATTGGTACTGGTAAAAGCTATTATATTAAACATTTGTCAAAATATTTTGGAAATAAGAAAAGATTTATTTTTATTCCTACTCATTTTGCCGAGGCATTGTCCTCACCCGATTTAATTCCTATTCTTTTGAGACAAAAATCTAGTGTTATTATTTTAGAAGATGCCGAAAAAATTCTAGTATCAAGAGAAAACGACTCTTATCATTCTAGCTCTGTATCAACGCTATTAAATCTATCAGATGGTATTTTACAGGATATTATAGATTGTAAGGTAATTGCGACCTTTAATACTAAAATTGATAAAATTGATTCGGCGGCTACTAGACATGGTAGACTTGCTTACGAACATGAATTTAAACCGCTAAATATCGAAGATTCTAAGATTTTAGTAGAAAAACTAGGTAAAAAACATAATGTTGAAAAACCTATGAGTGTTAGTGAAATTTATAATATTGAAGACAAAATTGGTCATATCGAAGAATCTAAAGAAGAAAGAGTTATAGGCTTTTCAAAATAATGAAGACCATTAAATTCAATCAGGGTCAAGTCGGAGATTTATGTATAAATACTGTAGCCGCTAGATTATTTAAACTACAGCATCCAGACGAGACCCTTATTATGTCGGTTAATAAAAAATATGCCGACTTAATTCCTTTATTTTATAATCATCCTCATATAGACGGATTTAAAATTTGGGACGGATATGATGATTTTTCAAAAAAAGATATAGATTGGATTATAGCCAACCAAGATAAATATACTATATATCCTACTATGCCACAACATACTAGTAATGATTGGTGGATGTTTAATCATCAGGCAAAAGAATGCTGTCTAATGAATGGATTATTGGATACCAAATTATTAAATAATGATTATTCTTGCTATCTTGAAAAATGGTTTGACTTATCTCCGTTTTTATTTAAACGTAGGAATATAGCCTTTGCTCCATTCGCGGGATGGTATAATAAAAATAATGATAAAAAACTTACTATCGAAAAGGCTCAATCTTTAGCTACAGATATAAGTAAATTAGGCTTTGCCGTTTTACAAATTGGCGGCAAGGACGAACCCAAACTAAACGACACTTGGAAAGTCGAAACATCTTATGTTGATTCGCTTAAAAATATTTTAGCTTCTGAATTATTAGTAACTACCGATACTTGGGCGGCATGGTACTCTTCTGCTTATAAACACAAAACAATTGGTTTATATTCTAATAATTATTATACAAAAAATGGAATTAACCATATATCTTCTATTCAACCAATAAATGAGAATGCTATTTATTTAGATAGCTATAATGTAAACGATATTCCAAATGAGTTAATTCTTGACAAAATTATGAAATTAGTTTAATATATGTTATATGAATTTTAATTTTGGTTTAATTATTGGTGCTTTATTTGGCGGTTCTATTATTGGGCTTGCTTGGATTGTCTCAACTTTATAATAAATATGGGTCTTTTATCTTATTTTCCTATTCAGGATTATATTTCAAAATATAATATAAAAACATTAGTAGAAACTGGTTCCGGCTATGGAACCGGAATTAAAACGGCTCAAAAATTTAAAGAATTACTAGATATTTGTTCTTGCGAAATAGACTTAGAGCAGGCCGAGAATTTAAAAAATGAATTTTCTTACGATTATAGAGTAAGTATTTTTGCCGGAAACAGTAACGATTATTTGAATTCTATTTTTGCAAATAAGAGATTTTGTAAAGAAAAATCTATCTTATTCTGGCTAGATTCTCATTTTCCTATGGCCGATTTAGGAAAAGCTCGCTTTGATGATGAAAAAAATTTAGATATTAGACTTCCTTTAGAAAAAGAATTAGACACTATTAGAGCTTATAGAAATCCTAATTTTTATCAAGACGTTATAATTATTGACGACTGGAGAATATACGAAAAAATGGATTTTCATGGCGGCGACCTAGAAAAAGAAGGTTATGGCCATATTATCAACTATAATACTTCTTTTATAGAAAAATGGAATAAAACTCATACTATTAATAAAATCAAAACGGACACCGGATATTTAGAACTTGTTCCTATTCAGGTAAATTAATTTATGGATTATTATCAATACTTTGGAAGTTGCGCCGGAAATAGAGACTTAGTTTTTGATTATACTTTATCGCTTTTTAACGAAAAGCCTATAAAAATTTTAGAAATAGGAACTATTAGAGATTTAAGTCTTCCAGCAAGAGCTTCTGACGGGTGGAGTTCTTTCCATTTTCTTAGATATATTAATAAAAACTATGGAAGCTTAGATATTTGTGATATTTCTAAGGCGGCTTTAGATAATATTTCTATTTTAAACAATTATAAGCAAGATAAACATATAGATATTAATTTTAATCTTGGAGAAGGTATTAATTTTATAAATAAAGACTATGATTTGATTTATCTGGATGGCGGAGACTCCTTAGATGAAATGGTTGATGAATTAGGAAAAATAGATTTAACTAAACAGGTAGTTCTTTGTGATGATTTTCATACTAAAGGCCAAAAAGTAAAAGAAATATATAAAAACCATCTTTTGTTTAAGTGGGTTGATAATCAACATGAAATGGCTCTTTTTCATAAAAACATTAATGGCGGTACAATAGTTTTGAACCAAATACAATAAATAATGAATAAATATATTAAATATTTTAATTATCTTATAAAACATAAATGGTTTGTATTTATAGCTGGATTAAGTATTAAGGCTCCAATTTGCAATTTAATTATACATGATTGGTCAAAATTTCTTCCGTCTGAATTTATTCCTTATGCTAATTATTTTTATGGAAGCCAAATATCATTAAAAAGTGATACAATTAAACTATATAATCGTATATATGGAACTGAATTTCCCGAAAGCTGGACTAAAGAATATTGGTCTGGAAAATTTGATTTAGCTTGGAATTTTCACCAAAAAAGGAACCCACATCATTGGCAATATTGGGTATTGTTAGAGGATTCCGGCAAAATAAAATGTTTAGATATTCCAGATAAATATATTAAAGAAATGGTTGCTGACTGGATAGGCGCAGGAAAAGCAAAAACCGGAAAAATTGAGGTTTGCGAATGGTATTATAGAAATAAAAAAAGAATACAATTATCTCCAAATACCAGAATAAAGACCGAAGAAATGCTAAAAAAATATGAATAAAAATAGAGCATGGGGAATTAGAACCGAAGGACTTGAGGTGGAATTAGAAAATATTATTTCTAATCATGTTAGAAATAAGGAAGAATATATCTTTTTAGAAATTGGCGTAGCTACCGCCGTAACACACAGAGCTATTAGAGATATTATTTCAGAAAACATTAAAACACATAGCTGGCTGACAATCGGATTAGACCTAATAGGCTCTGCTGATGTTAATTTTGCCAAAATAAATCAAATATTTAAACCAGAAGAACTTCTTATAAATAATTCTGGAAATGATGAAAAATTCCTAGAATCCTTTGCCACGGAAAAATATAATTCCGTCCTAGTTTTAAGAGAAGACCCTAGAGCGTGGGTTGATAATATTTCTCCTGATAGCTTAGATTTAGTTATAATTGATGCGTGTCATGGCTCAAAATGCGTAATGAACGATTTTAAAGCCATTGAAAAGAAGGTTAAATCTGGCGGAATAGTGATGTTTCACGATTCTGGCGTAGAAGAGACCGGAACCGATTGGCAGGGTCATTGCGGAGAATATATTAATGTTAGAGGGGCCCTAGATAAATTAGGACTAATTAATGAGGTAAGGGCCGGATGGAAGCTAATTAAAGAGGTTTCAGGCACAAGAAAGCTTAATAAAGACGAAAATGGTGGCAATTCTATGGCTATTTTTGAAAAATTATAATATTATGATTGAATCTGAATATCCATTAATACAAATAGGAAAATATACATTAGAACAAACCTGTTTTATGTGTCCAGAACAATATAATGTATATTTAAATGATGAAAAAGTAGCTTATTTAAGATTAAGGCACGGCCATTTTACTGCTAAAGTTAACGATACAATAGTTTATGAAGCCCATCCAGATGGCGATGGTGGATTTACTACAGAAGAAAGCAATAAATACTTATATAATGCGATTAATGCTATTGATATATTCTTATCAAATAAGGATTTAGAATGAAATTAAATATTGAACAATTAAAATATTTAGACGGATTATCTAAGAAAAAAGATATATTGACAAAATAGATGGAATAATATTAGAGGCACTAAAAGATGCTATAAATAAAGAAATTAAAAAGAAATTAAAATAAAATTTCACATTTTACTTTACTTTTGTGTAAAATGGTACTATAGTATAAATATGACAGTTGATATGACCAGTTTAGCGATGTTTAGAGAATGCCTCATAAAAGGTACTTCTCCGTCGCATTATATTCAACGCAATTGGACGGGAGATAAAAAAGTGTAATGGTGGCTTAATAGAGAAATAAAAGAAAATTTGGAAGCCACCGAAAAAAGATTCGGTGGTTTTTTATTTGACAAAACAGATTTTAGGTATTAGAGTATAGAAAGTAAGAATTTAAGGCTTAGAACTCAAACAGTGAGCCTCCGGTAAGTAAAATCCGGTGATATGGTATAAAAAATCACTAATCGGTCATAGGGTGTTATGCGAAAGCAGAACCCGGACTCCGAGCTTATCGCGGAGATAATATGGCGGCTGCGAAAGCAGTTATCGCATCATTAGCATAAATGTAATGCCCTAGCTTGCCAAGTTAGATAAAATGGTTCAATACCGTTATGATGCTCCAATTTAATACAACGATAGCTAAGTTGAGTGAAGCCGCCGCCTCCAAAACGGTAATAGATGGGTTCGACTCCCATTCGTTGTGCCATCTTACCGCTCCCTAGGCTGAATAGACGTATTCACGCGGCCCTCGGAGCAAAATTTAACCGCGACTCATTTATGAGTATAACTAAAATCTTTCTATTGCGGTTTTTAATTTACGGGGAATGGGACTGCTTGTTGTGGTCGTCGCACTTGCAATGCGAATCCAGTTGGGTTAGAATCCCAAATTCTCCACCATTTATGAAACAACTAACAAAAAACGAACAAATATCAATAGGTCTTATTTTTGATAACCTATCAGCACAAGAAGGAGAAGATATTATAGGAGTCTTAATTAAAAACGGATGTTTCAAATATCTTAAAGATGATAAACTAGTTAATCTTGCAAATAAAATTGAAGAGTTTATTAAATTAAAAAAAGATAATTTATATTTTAATAAAAGATTTATAAGTAAAATTTAATGGCCGGTGTCCTCAACGAGGGTCTGTAAAACCTTTGCTAAAATAGTTGAGAAGTTAAGCAAAAAGAGCGTTACTTTCACCGCGCCACCATCTAAATCGGAGGTATTGGTTCAAGTCCAAATAGGAGCGAAACCTTAGTGTAATGGAAGCATACCGATTGTTATTTTAACAGGTGCGTAGGATAACGGCTAATCTCCAAGTGTGTGAAACTTGCTAACCGGGCTCGACACCCGGCCACCTGACCATTTAATGAAAAAATATAAATTAGATATAGGACAAAGAAACAGTAAATGTTGCCACGGTTGGTGTTCCGACTGTGAATATGTACGAGAATTTTTTTGTAGATATTGCCGAAAGAGCAAGAAAGAATGTAAGTGTAGTTTGATAGAAAAAATAAAAGGTTTATTATAAATTAAATTTAACGCATCATTAGCTTAATTGAATAAAGCAACTGGATACGAACCAGTTAGATAAAAGTTTAACTCTTTTATGATGCACCATTTATATCCCATTAGCTCACATGGCTCAAGAGCGTTCTCTTTATAAGGGATTGGTCAGAAGTCGCCAGCTTCTATGGGATACCATTTCCGCATCGTGACATAAGCGCGAATTGCTACAGCCACTACATTCAAAACGTAGAGTTTTCGGAGTTGAAGTCTCCGCGATGCGACCATTTCCGCCCTGTGACCTTGTAGCGAACGCCACAGCTTGCCCGCTTAGAACGGGTGGTTTTGCAGGTTGAAGTCCTGTCAGGGCGACCATTTTACCAATAACACCATAATTAAATAGTTCTCATATATTATATAGGACTTAATTCAATATCATTGTAAGCAGTTTATTCTGCCGATAGAATTGAATAGGATGCGCTCGCCTAATAGAACGCTTTGCCAATACCGACAAGACTCGGATTGGTAATAAAGTTTATTGGTAATTCAATTTATGGGATTAAAAGAGAGTGGTTTCATCGCTTACCCTGTCACGGTAAGAAAGCTCGGTTCGATTCCGGCTAGTCCCGCCATTTTTAGAAATTATAAAAGACTAAATACTTTGAAAAGTCTTTTGATGTAAGAAAACATACTTAGTCTATTGTCTAAGAAATTATAATCTAAATAAATTTTATGGATAGTAGGTGGGATATTGGTTTGCCCCACAACTCTTGAAAAGTTGACCGCGCCGAAAGGCCGGTGCGCGTTCGATTCGATGCACTATCCGCCATTTTAAATAAAATCTTATGAAAAAAATTAAACTACAATTCATGGTGGTTCCAGAGTTATTAAAAGAACTAGCTTATGTTCCAGATGCAGTTAGGATTAAAATCATTGACCCCGAAGCTATTTTTCTTACCGGCTTATTAGGTGAAAGTGGAAGGCGACTTGTAAAGGCTGGTGTAGAATTTTATTTTACAAAGAAAATAGCAGATAAATTAATTAAAAATAAAGTTGCTATTAAAATTACTGAGATAATTCCATTACAAGATACTAGATAATATGAAACAAATGCCGCCAGACCTATTTAAAGAATACTGTTTAAATCCATTAGCTGCCGATGAAAAAGTAAGGAAGGCTCTTGACTTGCCGGACAATAGATATTATACTGTATCTATGGATGGCCAAAATGTAGGTAGAGTAATGGTAAATAATCAAGTAAGAGTTGTTAAAGCTAAAAAAATCAGTAAGAGTAACCAAAAATGAAAAAATACAAGATTAGAGTATTGCAAGACGAAAATCATTTTTATCCACAGTGTAAAATTGATTCTTATTTTCAATCTTTCTTTACAGAAGATGGATATAAAGTTTATTTTAATACTATACAAAATAGTCTTGATTATATGTCGGATAGGTTATTTTCTAAGAACAAAAAGCAAAGAAAAATTGTTTATACCGGAGAGATTAAATGAAAGAATCTCAATTATATTTTGATTTTTATTTTGATTGTAAAATTGACCAATGGATGAAAAATATGCAAACGTGTTACAGAAGTTTGCCGGATAGCTTTAGTATGAGAAATATTTTTAGCGATTCTATAATGAATAATTGGCCAAGTTCAGTTCCAGCATTTCCTATGAATTTAAAAATTAAAAAATAATATATGATATTTGTACCACAAAATAAGTTTCAGCAAGACAAGGCTATAAAACTAATAAATGAATCTAGTGGAGGGACTGAATTATTAATAGCTCCATTAAAAATTATAATTGGATTGTGTTTATTTTCTGGTATTGTTGTTTCGTTTTATTATATTGGTAGCTTTTTATGGAATACCTTTGGTTTTGGAAGTAACTGTTCTATATTTGATATATTTATAGCTTTTCCATTAAAAATGTTAATAGTTTTGTTCATGGCTATTTTTATTTTTGGTTTTATAAAAGCATTTTTTAAAAACAGTAAGTAGAAAACTTAATAGTAATTTTTGAGATAAAAGTATATAATAAGGTATGGATTATAAAATACTACTTAAAATCGGTGCAATTGTTTGTTTTGTCTTGGCCGCATTCAGTGTTGGACATCTATTATGGATTCCAATTGGTTTGGCTTTATTTGTTGGTTCTACGATTTAAGCTTTAAATAGCCAGCGAGGGAGTAAGATTAACCCCGGAATCTGCAAAATTCTTGTTTACGCAGAGCGTTACTGCGGCTGGCTTCCAATTTTAGTTGACAAAGCAAAATTTTAGTATTATCATAAAACTATGAAACAATTATATTTAGTAGGATATGTTCCTGATATTATCAATAAAGAATTAGAATGGGAGTTTGTTGGTATTTTTGATAGTATCGCAAAAGCTAGAAAGGCCGCAAAACACGTTAATTGTTTTATCGGAAAGATAAAATTAAATGAAAATCTAGGAATAGAAAGAACTCCTTGGCCAGAAGGAGATTATGAATGGCCGCATTTTGAAAAAGTTTTAAAGTAATATTTTATCGGGATTTAGACCGTAAGTAGTTCCGGGCCAGTTTTGGGAACTGGTGAGAAATCCGTGGGGATGCGAACGCCCCAATCCCGACCATTTCATTAGAATTGCAGAAACAAGCCGCGAGACGCTAACTGCCCTCATAAGGCAGGCGAATTAACTTTCGCTATGTGTGGTTTAACTCCACTTTCTGCACCCAATTTAATGCACTTGTAACTCAGAGGCAGAGTGTCACGCTTCCAACGTGAACGTCGAGATTTCAAAATTCTCCAAGTGCTCCATTTTGTTGTAACTTAGGTCATAGGGTGAAGAGAATGCGGCGGCATCTTATTCCCGCTGCTCCGGTCTGAACTGTATTGAACACTTACAACAATTTAATTTAGTACCCGCGCAGAATATCGCTTCTGCTTAGAAAAAATAAAGTATCCTGTGTAGGATGGCGGAGAAACGATTTGTTGGGGTGTGGCGGAATTGATAGACGCAGAAGTTTGTTAAACTTCCGAGAGAAATCTCACCTACAGGTTTAATCCCTGTTGCCCCAGCCAATTTTCGCCCTGCCGAGAAAGCGTAATTGCCTTTCGGCGTCCCCGAGGCGAATAAAAATATCGGATAATTAATTTTATGCGTTCGTAATTCAAATGGGTTAAGAAACATCGCCTTTTAAGCGACTGAACGAGGAATCCCAAGCCTCCGAACGCACCAATTTAATGTTCCTATGGAGTAATAGTATCTCGTGGGTTTCTCAAATCCAAGAAAACGGAGCATAACCGTTTAGGAATACCAATTTAATGGCCTATTAGCTCATTTAGCAGAGCAATCTCTTGATAAGGGAAAGGTGGTTGGGGCAGAGCCAACATAGGCTACCATTTTTATTGACTTTTATAATTTTTTATATTATCATAAAACTATGACAATTAAAACTACAGTATGGATGAAGCGAAAAAACTGGACTGGCTGCGATACTTGCAGAGTTGAATTAACTATAGAAGATTTAGAAAAACTAGCCTTTGAAAAGGCGAAAGAATGTAAATCTAATCCAGAAGAGTTTGAATTGAATTCTGTTGATTTTGATGGAATTAAATTATAAATATGAATTTAAATAAATATGAATTTAAATAAAAAAGAATGTAATGCTTTAATGTCTGCATATCAGAAGGCGGATAGCCAGTATGAACAGCATAAAGGTAATAGCGTTAATTCTCCTTTTTATGATTTAAGAAATAAAAATTATGAATCTTTAAAATATTTTTGTGAAAAATGGAAGTTTGACTATCCACAACTAAAAACGGTAATAAAAAAAATCAATAAACTTTAAATATGGATATTCATAAACAAGACATAGAAGAATCTTGGCGCGATGGTTTTTCTGACGGTCAAGATGCAATGAAATTTAAGATATTAAAATTACTTAAAGAAAACCGAGAATTAGAATCAATTTCTCAAAATGGTAAAAAAGTATATAAAATATACGGAACGGTAATAGATGAAATTAAAAAACTATGAAATTACGAATAATCAAAGATGGTAATTATTATGTTCCTCAATTTAGAGATTTCTTTATATGGAAAAATTTTTCAGAACCATCTATTAATCATATAGGTAAATGCGTGGCGTCTAAGATTTCTTTAGTAGAGGCCGAATTATGGATTGAAAACTATATAAAAGATTGTAGTATAAATTACAAAACAACACAAGTAGTTAAAAAATACAATATTAAAACTTCTAAAAAATAAAATAAAAAACTATGAAACTAAACTTAATAATAGCCTTAACTACTTTAATATTAACCGTTGGCTGTGGAGAAGATAGAGATAGAGATAGAGATAAAGATAATTATGATTTATCCGCCGCCCTTAAAGCAGAAAGAAAAACGTATTTTGAGGCAATAATTTCTGCCACCGAATTAGGATATGCAAGTGGAAGGTTATATGAAATAAAAACACAAAATTTAGATTTTAATAGTATTACAAATTATGAATTAAATAGTATTTTAAAAGATATGACAAATTCATATAAGCATTTATTACAATAAATAATTTAATGTTCGTGAGCGCAAAGTCGTCGAGCGGTCTGGTTTTCACCCAGAATATCTATGGAGTGCGAGTCTCCACACGAATACCAATTTCTAAACAATATAATTATGAATAGTTACTCAAAAATGTATATCTGTATTAAACAGTCAATACCAAGCCATAAAGTCCTTGGGGCGGCTCATGGGGTGCTTATGGCGCATTTAAAGTTCGCGGCCAGAGCATCTTATCAAGAATGGATTAATAATTCATTTAGGAAGGTTGTGGTAGAGGTATCAGATGATGAATTTGAATATTTAAAGAATTTCGAGAATGATAATGGCAGTGAGTATATTATTGTTACCGAATCCGGCCTAGATAATCAAGAAATTGCATTAGTCTTTTGCCCTAGGGTAGATTGGCCTGATATTTTTAAGAAATTTCCATTATTAAAGGTGTAAATAATAGATATATACAATCATTTTTTAATATTTTATAAAGTGGTATGGATTTAGTGTAAATACCATTATGAATAGACCAAAATGTAAAATATGTAAAGAAAAAGATGCGGAAATAGCAAATTATAAGGAAAATGGAGAGCCATTATTTCGCTCTGTATGCTGGAAATGTCGCTCAAAATCAGACCCCAATTACAAAGAAAATTCAAAAAGATATTGCAACAAAATAAGAAAAACTGTAATAGAACACTATGGCAATAAATGTGAATGCTGCGGGGAAGATACTTATCAATTTCTTACGGTTGACCATATTAATAATAACGGAAACAAAGAAAGAAAAAAATTTAACGGCTCTAGAAATATATTAATTAATATCATTAGAAATAATTTTCCATCCGGTTATCGAATTTTATGCTTTAATTGTAATTGTGGTAGGCAAATTAACGGCGGAACCTGTCCACACAAAGCTCGACCTATAGTGTAAGTGGGTTAAACACAGGACTCTTTGAAAGTCTATTTTCTAGCTCCCGACTAGATAGGTCGTCCATTTTAATGCAGCCGTGCCTCGAATAGATTAGGGAACTCCGTTCTAAGGAGAATTATGTGGGTGCAACTCCTACCGACTGTACCATTTATGCGGGCTCCTATTCCAAGTTAGACAAAAGGAACTTGGTTGAGTTGATACATTTCAATTCAAGCGAAACCCGCGCCAGTTTCCGGTTTGCTAATGTGGGGTCATGTATCTTCCCTGAAGAGGAGGAGAAATCCGTTCGACTCGGATAAACCGGGCCATTTTAATATTGACTTCTTATATTTTTTATATTAATATCAATACATGAACGATAAACAATTTAACGAAATCAAAAAGATTTTAAAAGATATATCTATTAACTTATCATGGATTGCTATTTTCTCTATGTTTACTATGGTGGGAAGCTGTTGCCATCATTAACTATTTTATAACCGAATTATATTATGAATAAATTTGATAATGAATATATTCCAGATTTAATATCTTTGACCCTCGGAGATAAAGTTCTTTGTGGATTACAAGCAGAGCTAAATCGTTCTTATAATAGAAAATATAGGGTAATAAAAGAAATTAATTTTAATGGGAAATATCTACCATACGGAAAGGGATTTACATTTAAGATTAAATTACCTAATAATAAATTTAAAATTTACAAAGTAAAAGTAAACGAAGTTAAAAAACGCTAATAAACGCTAATAAACGCAACTGATTGAGCTTTGTCTCTCATAAAGACAAGTTACTTGGTTTAATTCCAAGATTAGCGACCAATTTATGTTTGAGCCAACAACATTTGTAAATGGCTCGCATTGTAATAAGGAGGGGCAAGACTGTCCTCACTGTGATAATGTTGGATGGTATGTAGGACACTTAACTACTCATAATGAATATGGAGAACAAATACAAATTCAAGTCCAATGTGAATGGTGTTATACTAATCCTAATTCAAAATTTAATTTAAATGAAAAGAAAACTTAGATGCGATTGTTGTAATAAGTTAGGTGCGATAAAACGTCGCCAAAATACTAATTACGTTGAAGATAAAAGTAATTTTGCAATCTTATGTCCAGTATGCCAAGAAGAAAATGATAAATATTGGAAGGGTATGTGGGAAGAATATTATAGTGGATGTTTATGAAACGATATTTAATTAAACTCAAAATTCGAGGATTAGATTTAATAGAAGAGTATAGAGATACTTTTATTGAATGTGAAAATTTTGTATTAAGCCAGCCCTATGATTGGTTCAAAGTTTATAGAGACGGAATTTTAATTAGCGAAAGAGAATATAATTTTTAATGGACTCGTAGCTTAAATGGCTTAAAGTAGCTTATTTGTAATGAGCATTATGGGAGCAGCCAATTCCCCGTGTCCTCCATTTCATACTTCTATAATATAAATACCTTAATTATATTAGACTCTGAATCTAATTATCTATGCTGGTAACATAGTAGAAGTACCAATTTTATGGGCGATTACGTCAGACGGGTTAAGACTATTTCTATTACAAAGAAAATGCCGCAAGTTCCCACCTTGCATCGCCTACCATTTTGCGCTTAAAGCTTTAATGATGAAGCAATCGGCCCTTACCCGAAAGAAGATGGATTGTTACCATCTAGGCGCACCAATTTGTATTGACTTTAAAGCATAAAAGTATTATACTTTTTATATGAAAGAACCTTGGATAGAAAAACATCGTAATCGCGCCATTCTTGATGGATGGTATAAAACAGATGGAGATTATTGGTCAAAATATCCACCAGAAAAAGAAAATAATTTTTATGAACAAAATATAAGTTCTAAAGATTTAATTAAACTAATATTATATGTTACCGGATTAGTTCTGTATTTTGTTTTGATGGTAGTATATTATAGGTATTTATTTTGTTAATTTAATGGCCGCGTGCCCTCATTGCGAACTGGAACAGCATATCCGCTTAAACCGGATGGGTTTGGGAGTCCGAATCTCCCCGTGGCTACCATTTTGGATACAAGGCGCATATCAGCTTGGCGCGGCACTTTGCTAAAGTGTTCTGGTTTAACAGCCAGTGAGGGAGCATCCCCTTCTGTATCCGCCATTTTATAAAACAAAATATGAAAACTAAATCTGATGTTTTTTGTGAGAAATGCAGAAGCCCTCTTATTATAAAAGAGTATTCTGTGGAAATCAAGTTCGACCCCTTAACTGGAGAAAGAAGTGGGAATGACCTATTCTATTTTGAATGTCCTAATCATAGTTCATTTCTTTTCTTTTCTTTTCTTTTCTTTTCTTTTCTTTTCTTTTCTTTTCTAACGGCCACGCATCTTTCGACTCTAAATGGGAGCATAGGCATTCAAGTTGGAACCAGAGAGATTGATTTTTCTCATTTATGGTAAAGGAAGTTATTTTAATTATTATTAATTTTGAAGTTGTAATGGCTCTGTTTCCTAAACAGTAAGTGCATAATTGGAAATTATGCGAGTTCGACTCTCGCCAACTTCGCCATGTTACCTAACATAATTAAATATATGAAAGATTTTACTTTTGGACGCAAATATTATCTAAAAAATCAGTGTCCAGAATGCGGGCGTGATTTGATTATTATTCATGGTATTTGCGAGTATTGTATTATATGGGAAGAACAAGGCTGGCCAAAAGTTCATGGTAAAAAAGAAAACGAAGTTTTTAAAGAAAAATACGGATGTAATTATAGATTGATGTCTGGATAGCTTAAATGGGATTGTGGTTTATATAGTAAAACGCAATATTGGTAATATTGTCAACCGGATGCAAGTTCCGGCTTTCCCTCCATTACGGGTTTGAAGCATTTATGTTGATGCACTTCTTTCGTAAAGAAGATAATCTGGTTAAAGTCCAGCCATTCCCTCCATTTTATGAAAAACGCAATAAGAATTAGAAGTCGCAAGGTCGGTGTATACGGCCAAGTTCCTCAATTTAAATTAAAATGTAAATGCGGCCATTTTCAAAAATGGGCTACTACCGGATTTATTCCAGATACAATATCTTGCGGCAAATGTAATAAAACAATTGTCATAAATTTTTTTAATAAATCAAATCCATCAGATTAGTTTCTGATGGATTTTTTGTTTTTATATATCTTGACTTTTTAAAATAACAATATTATCATATTTATATGACTAAAAAAACTATAACTTGGTGGGTTGGATGGGTAGCATTGTGGCCTATTAGAGTATTATTTTGTATTTTTATGTCTATTATATTTGCCTCTTTTCCTTCTGGTTTTTATGGATGGTTTAATTCTAGACTTGAGGATAATCAAGATAATTGGAAATTATAAATTATATGGTTATAGGATTTACTGGAACACAGGCAGGAATGACTCAGGAACAAAAGAATATATTTTTTATTTTTTTGTTTACGTTAGACTGTAGAGAATTTCATCATGGAGATTGTTTAGGGGCTGATTATGATGCTCATAATTTATCTGTTTTTTATTTTATTCAAAATAAGAATAAATTTTTAGGAAAAATTATTATTCATCCACCAATTAATGAGGTTAAACGAGCCTTTTGTAAAGCTAAAACAATTTTGCCGTCAAAACCGTATTTAGATAGAAATAAAGATATTGTTAACGAATCTGAATTATTAATTGTTTGTCCTAAAGAAAAAATTGAACAACTTAGGTCAGGAACATGGTCTACCAAAAGGTATGCTGTGAAAATGAAGAAAAAAATTATAATTATTTATCCAGACGCTACTATAGAAAAAATAAATTTTGAAACGTAAGCGACTCTACGCAAGTCAGAAATGATTTGAGGAAATTCGCCTCTGCATAGCAGATGTTGGGAGAACGGTACTTGCTTTTGCACCCGTTCATTAATACCACAAATTAGCAGTAATCCTAAAGTTCCAAAGGCTAGTGCTGGCCGATGTAAAGGAAAGGTTGGAGCAGCTAATCATAAAGATTAGCCACTGAAAAGTGAGATAAATGTAGAGATAAAACAGAACGGCGATTATGGCTGCGTTTCAATTAATTTCTTGACATTTTAATATTTATCTATTATTTTTTATTAATAAATGAACAATTTTAATTTTAATACAAACAAACGCGGAAGTTTAGAAAAAGCTATTGTCGGGGCACTAAGAAGCACAATTCATGCACACGGAGATATTTCTAAAGAAAGAATTGGAAGCGCGACTAAAAGAATATATTACGCATTAAAACAATGGGACAAATTAAATAAAAATAAAATAGAAACTAGTATAACATGGACTATTTAAATAAATCATCAGTATTAGTCTTGAATAAAGGCTACCAGTGTATCGGCACTCTTTCACCAAAGAAGGCTTTAGTCGCGCTTAATAGCCAGTCTAACGACTATACTATTACCGCAAAGGCTATTGATGTCGTTTATAAGAAAAATGAGGACGGCTCATTAAATTTAAACGAATTAGATTATTACCAAGCTTTAGATTTTGAAGAATGGTTAATGGTTGAGCCAAGAGTCGGAATAGATAATGTAGTTAGAACTTCAAAACTAACAATTCGTTGCCCTTCAGTAATCGTTACAAATTATGGCAAAATACCTAAAAAAAGGTTTAGGCCAACTAAAATGTACTTTTACGAGAAGCAGGACGGAAGATGTGGCTATTCTGGCAAGAAAATTCCTTTTAAAAGAGGAAATCTTGAACATAAGCAGGCCAAAAGTCACGGCGGAAAAGATACTTTTGAAAATCTTATGTTCGTAGATGCCGAAATTAATAGTAAGCGTGGAAATAAACCTTTGGAAGAGTTAGGCTTAAAGCCTTTATTTAACCATAAGGAGCCTCTTCCCATGCCTGTAGCGTTAACTATTAAGCATTTAGGTCATCCAGATTGGTTCTGGTTCTTAGCTCAATAGTAATCAAATTTTGCCATTTATAGGTGTAATTCCTATAGATGGTAAAACAAACCAAAAGATTATATAGAAAATATAAGTCCCACGCTATCTCTTGGGGCTCTATATTAGCTTTAATTGGCGGACTAACTGATTTATATAATGAAAACCACAAGCAAAAAGATACCCAAACTCTAATTTGGTCTCATATAAACGAGAAAGAACAAGAAATCCAAAAAGCCAATAGCGAAATAAATAATCTAAAAGTTCAAATGGCTGTTCTTCAAGACCAGTTAAAACATAAAAAAGATAAGTAATTATTTACTTATTTTATTTGTTTCATAGGATTTTTCGTATTGTTTTTCGGCAATTATATCTTGTCTTTGGTTTATTGCGTCTTTTGACCAATACCAGTCAACTTTAGGAAATACTCTATTTTTTGAAACTATAACACAACCAGAAAGCATTAAAATAGCAGGAATTATTAGTACTGCTAAATTAAATCTCATTTTAATTATAAACAATATATAATCCGTCTCCAGTAGTTCCTTGATAAAACCAATTACCTAAATTTTCTCTTTCTCTATCTGTTTGGGTATTGTAAACAAAACTACTGCCAGCCGCCGCTACCATAGGGCATTCACCAGAAACAGTACCTACATAAACGGTTTGAATATTATTTTTAGGTGTTCCATTGGAATTAAAGCCACTAATACCAAAAAACGAAGCCGTTCTAAAGAATGTGGGTGCGCCAGTAATTTGTTGTGGCGTATTATTCACGGTTATATTTAATAAAATTCTTGGCATAAATGTATAATAATCTATTATTTTTGTTTATTTACACTTTATTTAATGTAATATTCCTATATGATTCAAAATTGTCCAGAAGATAATGATAAATATTTTTATAGTCTAGTTCACCAAAATTGGTTAAAAATGGCAAATATTCAATATATACCTGATATTAACGATAAAGTAATTAATAAAGAAGATAAAAACAAAGATAAAAAAGATAATAATTAGGTGTAATATTTAATATATAGGATATTTATGCCAGACGAAACACAAACTACTAGTACGCCTAAAGTTGCCGACACTACAGATGTAGCTCAAGTATCTCAAAATGATGGTTCTAAAATTGGAAGTCTCTCTGTTAGAGGTCTTATTGCAATTTTTCTTGTTTTAACTATTTGTATATTAGCATTTATGACGAAGGTAATACCGGATGTATTAGCAAATTTAACTGTTAGCGTAATATCTTTCTATTTTGGCCATCAAATGGGTCAAAATAAGAAGTAATTATTTTATTTGACTTCCTAGTAGTTCTATACTATACTCTTTTCTATGGAAAAGTTTGTAGACAACGATAAAATTAAGAAAACGGCCTATTCATGGTCTAAGATATATGGTATTAAGTTTACCAATATTGAACCCGGATTCTCTTCTGAAAATTTTTTTAATAAAGTTTATATAACCGCTCTTGATTTTCTAGAAAAGGCCTCTTTATGCGAAGTTGAAAAGCAAGAGGGGGCATCTAGGAGAGACGCTAATAGATTAAAAAGAAAAGTTATTCCTAGATAATATTTATTATGGCAGATAGCAATTGTAAATTTAAAGATTTATTAGAAATAAAAGAGTTTTTAGAAAAGTCTCGCTCTTTTATTGAAAATTACGCATTTCATACGGATTTATGTTCTTATCATAATACCGAATTTTGCAATTGTTCTTATAAAGAAAGAATAGAAGAATTAAGAAAACTTTATAATATCTTAAAAAAATATGAATACTGATTATGCCGCACTAATAGCTACTTTTACTGTTAAATATGTTGGGGCGTTATTTTTGATTGGATTATTAATTTTTATTATTGCCGGTTGGTTAGGCTGGCTAGATGAAGATAGAAAACATTAATTTTAAATATGAAAACTACAATAAATAACTTAGACGCCGTTCTTTACCATGAAATTGCAAAATTATCAATTCTTAACTCGGAACAGGTAATTCAAATTATAGAAGGTGTATGCACCGAATTAAAAAAAGATTTTAACCAAATAAAAAAAGAAAAAGAAGAATATCGTAGCCTTTTAAAAGAAATAAAAAAAGACTATGACCATGAATGGGCGCAAAATGAGCATCCGGGTGATAAAAAATGGAGACTTGAAATGTTAGGTAAAATTTTAGAAGCAATAAAATAATGAGTCATAATATAATTCTAATTGTAGCTATTGCCGGTTTTATGATTCTAATAGTTAAGAATAATATATATCCTAAAATATAATTTTATGATTATTAATGATGAGCCGCCATTAATAAAATCGTCCGAAATAGTTGTTATTCCTATACAAGTTATAGAAAGCTTATATAATAGAATTAAAAAATTAGAAGAAATTTTAATAAAAAAAGTATCTAAAATAGAAGAAAATACAAGACCAAAACGTAGTTATTATTCAGATAATGGATGGGATGCCTAAAATATGAAAATTAATAAAGAAAAATTATTTCAGCTTTATATGGATAAAGTTTCTGAAATTTCCGAAACTTGTGATTGGAAATCGGTATTTGGCCCCGAGGAAATTGTTAATTTGATAGCCGAGATTATAGAGAATAATCCTAAAATAGTATTATATCCAGACCGTTGCAAACCAGATAAGAATGTTAAAGTTCCAAAATATGACATGATTACAGAAGGTTATGACCCTGATAAATTATGAAAAAATTAAATCCTAATAATACAAAACAAAAAGTAGATATGTATAAAGAAGAATGGAAAGCAACCCTAGATTCTACAAAATCTACCAACTACGAACCAACTTTATTATTTGCTTTTGCCAACGGTTATAATGCTGCAATTAAAAATATTAAGCTTTATGGTATAGAAAGGGTAGAGAAAAATGCAACTACCGGCTGCGCTTCATAATATTTAAGATTAATAGTGTAAATATCATGTGCTAAAGAATATTACAATAGAAATAATTTTTCTTTCTATTGTTTTTTTATGTTTATATCCTATATTTAATTTTCAAGAAGTAATATATTTAAACTCTCCGATATTAATAACTAATAGCAATATTAAACTAACCAACTTAAATTTAATATTAAACGGTAAATCAGATTGTCCCCTAATTATAATTGGTAACGAATATGGAGAACCGATAACTAACATTTTAATAAATAATATTACTATTGACGGAAATAGATTAAACCAATCTAAAGAACTGTACAAAAAAACTAACCGAGGAATCATTAATAATGACGGCATCTTTATTCAAAACTGTAAAAACGTAAGATTATCCAATATTAATATTAAAAACTGTAAGTCTGGCGGCATAGTAACTACTTTAGGAGTTGATAATCTACAGATAAATAATTTAACGTCAGAAAATAACGAATACGATGGCGCGGCATTTTACGAAACTACTAATAGTTTCTTTTATAATATATCTTTAAAAGGGAATTTGGCTGCGGGCATATCTCTTGATAATAACTTTAATTTTAATGTATTTTCTAATTGTTTTATATATAGTAATGATACTGCAATTTTTATAAGAAACAGTAGCAATAATAAATTTTTAAATATTAACTTAAACAATAATAAATTTGGTATATTTATGGCACAAGTAAATCAGTTTACGAATACTGGCTGTATTAATAATAAATTTCAAATCTTCTCTGATAAAATTGATTGCTTTAAGGTTAATAATAAATCTTGCACCGGAAACGAAATAAAAATTGACAAAAGATAGTATAAACCTTATACTTTCTTATGGATATTGATAAACAATACATTAAAGATATAAAACTTTGTAAAGACTGTAGATTTTATTCAAAATCAAATTTTTATTTTTTTGAAATTGGCCATTGTAATCATATTAATAATTTAAATATAGATTTGGAAACTGGAAAGGTTTATGGATATACTAACGAAATATCTATTTTTAGGCAATTTAGATGCCTTGAAGTTTTTTTTGAAAAAAGGAAATAATTATGAATTTTAAAGAATGGTTTAATAAATACAATAATAATCAAGAACAAGATTTAAATAAAGAACAGGTGTTTTTATGTTCTGATGGCTGGGATGCCTGTAGAGAGGAAGTATTAAAAATTATTTTCTTAAATACAAAATTAAACGGTAAAAAGACCGTTAATATAGATACTATAATTCAGGAAATAGAAAGTCTTTAAATTTTTTATATTTTCTAGTTAATCCAATTTTATCAACTTCTCTTTCCGAGAAAATAATATTATATATTTTTATTATATCTAGTTTATTTGAAATTACAATTCTAGAACATTTAAGTATAAAAAGAAATAATGACTATTAAAGAAATAAATATAAATAGATTCCCATGTGTTTTGTTTTCGGATAGTCATTGCAATTTAGCTAATATTCGCAAATTAAAAGAGCTATACCCTGAATCTCCTGTGATTTCGCTTGGGGACTTTACTTTCCTTTTTGCTAAAGATGGCGACGAATTTAATAAATATTCTATTCAATATTTTATAGATAATAATATTCCAGTTTTAGAGGGAAACCACGAATCATTTTTAGTTGCCTCTTCTAATAACGATAAATTTGTTACTCAAAGAGTACTAGGCAAGCCGCCGGATTTTAATTTATCTAAAGAACATTTACAATTTTTAGAAAACCTTCCTCGCGGATTTAAGTTGATATTACCTAATGGATTAAATTATTACTGCTTTCATAATTTACCCAAAGACCTATGGAGCTTTCCAGATAAAATAACAGAAGAACAGTTTAAACATAACTATACGTTTGATAGTCAAACTATTGGAGTTATTCAGGGTCATTTACATTTAAATAAGGTAGATAATTTTTCTCCTAGAAGATATGTAGTAGGTCAGCTTTGTGACGGAAACCACCATACCGGACAACAAAACGGAAGAAACTATTTACTTTTGACAGAAAAAGGTATAGAATATAAGAAGTTATAAATACTATGGATTACCTAGAAAGCCTAGAAAATTCTGTCGAAAATACATATTTTGATATGTATCAAGGAAATGGAAAATTAAAATGTTTTTGCGGTAAAATTTATAATGAAGTAGATGCTGTACCCGCAACAGATAATCCATATTCGCCGCCTATTTGTCCAACTCGTGCGGATGAACTAATGCAAGAATACAAAAATAATAAAAGCCTAAATTTAAATAAAAAAATTATATGCCATACATTAAACCCGAAGCCCGCGAACAATATAAAGAAATAATTGATAAGGCCGTCGAAACGCTATCTAAAGACTCTAAAACTTTTGATGTTGGAGACTTAAATTATTTAGTTTCTTGTATAGTTTGGAAACTATTTGATAATAATCCAAGATATAGGACGGCTAATGATTTAGTAGGAGCGTTAGAATGTATTAAACTTGAATTTATTAGGCGTCGAGTAAATGAATACGAAGATAGTAAAATTAAAGAAAACAGTGATATTATTTATGCTAACTGTTTAGAAGATGCTCTTGGCAATCACGGACAAGGATAAGTTATGTCTATCAAATCTAAAAAATGGTACGAAAATCAAATATCGGCTCTAGAAAATGCCGCCAAGAATACAGGAAGATTTGTAGAATCTTGCGATTGGACTACAGATATTAAAAAACTTGAGGAAATAGGCAAAAGAAACGCTACTTATCAAGCCGAATGTAAAAAAATTTATAGTAAACTAAATCAATTAAAAGACGAATATTATTTATATTATAAATAATTAAGTTGTGTAAGTATAGGTATGCCGCCAAGCATCATCTATATTTGTAAAAATAAAAGTCAAGTTACTAAAAAAGAAAAAATAAAACTTTTAGAATTAACTTATCCAGATGGTCTTTTGCGGTCTAAATTTAGAAATAATCATGGTTTCGTTATTATAGCTAAAATTCAAAATAAAATAATTGGCTGGGCGTTTGTTTTTCAAAATAATAATAAAGATAAGGATGGAAATAAGTGTAAAACATTTTACGTCTTTGTATCACCAGAATATAGAAAAATGGGCATTGGAAGTCAACTATATTTTACTGCCATCCACAAATACAAGTTTTTATACGTTTCTCGCCATAATAAAACCTCAACTAAGTTTTTTAATAAAGTAGAGTTAAAATATAAAAAATAAAGATATAATAGGTAAATGGTTAATATGGTGTAATATATAATAATAATGAAAAAAATAGACAAGTCCGTTCGAGTTGTTCAACGTGAAAAGATTAGTCAAAATTTTGAAATTAAAGAGTTTAAATGGACAGAAAGACAAATAGAAATAATTAAGCAATTATTAAATAAAGAAAATAAAATAATCTTTATTTCTGGACCCGCCGGTAGCTCTAAAACATTACTTTCTGTATTAGCTGCTCTAAAGTATTTACAGGAAAAAAGAGTTAGCGAGCTTCTATATGTCAGAACCGTTATTGAAAGTGCCTCTAAAAGCCTAGGGTTCCTTCCGGGAGCGGAGTCTGATAAGTTTAAGCCATTCATCATTCCTTTGGAAGATAAACTACATGAATTATTAAATAAACTAGAAATAGACAGGCTTTTTAAAGAAGATAGAATTAAATGTTTGCCGGTCAACTTTCTTCGTGGTTCATCTTTTAATTCTAAGTTTATTATTGCGGACGAAACCCAGAATTTTACATACAAAGAATTAGTTACCTTAATTACTAGAATAGGCCAGTTTTCTAAAATGATTCTTGTTGGCGACACAATGCAATCTGATGTTAATGGTAATTCTGGATTTAAACAAATAATTGATATATTTGATAACGAGGATAGCCGCAAACAGGGAATTATTCATATTAAACTTTCAAGTGAAGATATTATGCGCTCTGGAATTGTGAGGTATATTGTCGAGACATTAGAAAAAGTTAAGCATTAGAAGTATTAATTGACAAAAAACAATAAATATGCTATTATAAACTATAAACATGATTAAAAAATACTCATTAAGAATCGAAATTAGAGACCCAAATATTCATAATAGAATTAAAAGATTTAATATTACTAATCATTATTTCTATATTTCGGCGTTAGTAACTAAACTACTTTGTCGAACTACCTGCTACATTTTCAGGCAATCTAATTATAGATTATGGATAGAAAAAACAAAACAATATCGAAAAAACCAAGAATTAAAAAATCTTAATAAAATTTGCAATAATTATATAAACTATATCAATAATAAATAATATCTTACTATTATATGTTTGAAAGTGTAAATACTGACATGAACAAAAAGAGAATCAAGAAAATTTCTGAAAAAGATATTAGTAATGAATATTCTCTTTTGTCGTCAACTAGCGCATTCCTAACGTCTTTAATTAAAAGAAAAAATGCCGAATTAGAGTATATTTTAAAAACTCTTGAAACTAATTTTACAGATGAATTACAGGAAAGAGCTGAAAGAACTCATGCTGAAATAGTAAATTTAGATAAGAAAATCAAATGGGAAGTTAAAAAGTGTGCGGAATTTGATAATAAAGTTAAAAATTGGCAGGCTCAACAAAAAAACCTATTTGTTACTTCTTTATCAAAAAAAATCCTAAATGGAAATAAAAATAAAGAATCTGATACAAATACTGAAATTTAACTTGACTTAAAAACAAAACAATAATAAACTAACCTAATGTTCTGTAAAATTTTTAAATCTAAAAATGGCGTTATAAATTACGAAAAAATAGGTAATCAAGTCTTTTATATGGAAGATGCTATTAATGATTTTCTTTATAAAAATAATGTAAAAATCGAAAATATTCTACAAAGCCAAAGTTCTTCTGGCGAGGGCGAGTATACCGATGATTATTTAACAATTAGTATTTTTTATAGCCATAAAGCCAAAAAGAAAAATGAAGAATAATAATATTCCGGTTCAGGCTAATTTTGTTAAAGAAAATCCTTTTATGGTAAATAGAGAAAATAGAAATACTTCTATTAAATGTCCTAATTGTAAAAACGGTCTTTTGTTTATTAAATATTCTAATTCTGGCGGCGATTTTGTTTGTAGTTGTGGTTTTTTATTAAAATAATATGAAAGGTTTTGATGATTTTATAATTAATATGCCTATTTATAATTATGCTAATTATATAAACAGTGATTTATATAAAATTCCTGTTAATGTTGTTTGGGACTACAAAAAAAAATGCATTTATAATTAAAGAAGAAAAAGAAATAGAAAAAAGATTCGCAACCGATAAACCATACCCTTATGGCTATTAAACTAAATGAATGTTCCTAAAGGTTATATTTTTAAAACAGGGTTAACTGATGCTGACTATATAATTAGAAAAGAGGATTTATATTTTTTTACAAGCTGGCCCGACGCTAGTTTTTCTAATGTCGGGGAATATTATAATCTAGCAATAGGCCAATCTATAAAAGAAATTAATAAAAGATTTGGTTTTTATCAAGACGCTAGAATTATTATTGCTTCTAAAAATTCCAAAAGATTCAATACAGATAAAGAATATCCTTACGGCTATTAACTTGACAAAATTACAATACTAGTCTAAACTATAAGCAAATATGATAGAAAACAATAACAGAGAAGATAATCAATATTTCGGTGATTTAGTTGGCTTGGATAATACAAAAAGAAGATTAAGTTTTTATATTAATAACTTTCATTCTTCTGGAATAATGCCAAATATTTTACTTACTGGCTCTAAAGGTACAGGAAAAACCAGTTTAGTTAGGTTGGTTGCGGGCGGAATGAATAGAACATTGGTAGAAACTAACGCCGCAGAATTAAAAAGTCTTGATGATTTTTTTGGAGTTGTAAATCAATATGTAGTAGGTTCAAAGGTTTTACTATTTATAGATGAAATTGAAAATTTAAATATAGATATAGCAATTGCGTTTCTAACTATTTTAGAACCTAAAAAAGATAACATTACTAAATATACTCACGCTGGCCAAGATTATATTTTTAATTTTAAAGACTTTTCTGTTGCGTTTTGTACTACCGAGGCACAAACCGTTCATCATGCGCTATTAGACAGGCTTCGCGTTATTGATATGGACGATTATACTACTGATAATTTAAAACAAATAATTAGAAATAATTTGTCCAAATATGACATAGAGGATGGATTATTGGATAGAGTTGTTAAAGTAGTTAGAAGTAATCCTAGACAAGCCCAAATACTATCTAATGACCTTCTGGCATTTCTATCTAGAAGTAATACAAATACATTTTCTAGTAAAGAATGGATAGGATTTTATAGAGAAATGGGGCTTTTTGAGCTAGGTTTGAGTGGTAATGAAATTAAACTACTTAAAATTCTTAAAAAATATCCTAATTCCAGCCTTACTAGAGTAGCTAGTATGCTCAATGCAACGCCAGATGCAACAAGAAAATATACCGAATTATATCCTATGAAAATGGGGCTAATTGAAGTAAAACCGGCTTTAGGACGTAGATTAACTGTTGACGGCCATAAATATATGGAACTAATTAAAGAATAATGATTTCATTAATATACAACCTTCTTTTAGTTTACTGCTCAATCGGCGGTCTAATATCTGCCACGGTTCTTTTTTGGATAGGGGTTCCGTTTAGGTGGGATATTTTAGTCGAGGCGGTTTTAAATATTTTATTAATTATATTAATGGTTTTATTTTGGCCTATTATATTACCCTTTTGTATCTAGTCAAAATAAACTATAATAAATCAAAGAGCCCCAAGCCAAATACTTAATCAAAGCTAATTCTTTCATTCTTTCAATTGAATTAGATTTTGTATATGTATTAAATGTAATCTTCATTAATAAAATTTACACGAATAACTTTGACAAAGCCAAATAAATAAGTTATAGTCATTTTTATGAAATCTAGTGAAAGAGACGAAAAACTGATAGCAATTTGGAAAAGACTTGATGGGATGTGGTTTCATCACCAAGACGGTTCTGATTTAGTTCCTGTTCCGAAAAGGTTCAAAGATGCTTTTAGTCCTGAATATCAAGAATATAGAAAGAAATGGGGTAACGAATCTATGGTATTTGATATTATTTTCAATGAGGTATTACATGATATAGAAAGTCTAATTAGTAAAAATAGACATAAAGATTTAAAATAATATTTTATGGATTTATCAAAAATATCAAATGTTACTGTTACTGGCATTCACAAATGGGATTATCCTGATTTTTGCGATGCTTATATTGAAAGTGCTGATTACGATGGCCGACCAATGACCGAAATAGAATTAGAAAAGCTAAATAATGATTTTCCTGATTTTGTGTATGAAAGAGTAATTGAAAGTTTATATTAATATGGCTAGAATTAATTTTTCAGATTGTAGCGCAAATAGAATGTTAAATAATCGCTCTATTATGGAAACAGGGGCGCAGTTTACGGTAGTATGTAAAAGATGCGAGCGAGCTTTTGATGTAATTAGAAATTTTGGTGGCGGAATAAGAAACCATTCAAATCAAAATATAAATCCGGCTAAATGTCCAAGTTGCGGCTCAATGTCTTTAGAATTATATTGACTTTTTAAAAATATCCATTAGCCTTTTCTTATGTTCGCACAACTATCATTAGACGAAAAGAAACTGGCAATTAAAAATCTATTTAAATCGCCAGAACATACTGAGTTTGCTATTTGGGAACTAGAAGAATATGAAAAAGAAAAACAAAACAACAAAGAGCAATCTAAAGAATTTGCCGAAATTTGACCGAGCCGCTGTTTTTGCGAGTGTAGAGGCTTCAAGTAGGCGTTTTGAGTCATATACGCCAGAACAAAGAAAAAAACTTAGATTAGACGCCAAAACAAAAAGAAATAACGGTAGTTTTTGGCAATGGTTACAAAATTTAAAATATGAACAATGATTTAGTTAACGGTTTATTTGAATGTTCTGGCGGCATTTTAGTTTGGTTTAATGTTTTTAAATTAATTAGAGATAAAAAGGTAATGGGGTTATATCTTCCAGTTTCTATATTTTTTACAAGCTGGGGAGTTTGGAATATATACTATTATCCTAGTTTAAATCAAATGTATTCTTTTTATGGCGGCGTTTTGCTGGCGGCAGCAAATATTGTTTGGATTAGTTTAGCTTATTACTATAAATCAAAAAAATAATTATGAAAACATTTTTTAAAATACTATTTACTTCAATAGTATTCATTCTTTCCGGCACGGTATTACTAGATTTAAATATTAATTATACCGGCTCTACGCTTTTGATGCTTGGTATATTTGGTTTTATTGTAACTCCAATAATAGATGATATGGCTAAATAATGAAGCCTAAACGTATTATATTAATTAGACACGGAGAATCAGAGGGGCAAGTAAATAAAGATATTTACTCTACTATTCCAGATTATGCTTTAAGACTGACCGGAAAAGGAATAGAACAGGCTAAAATATTAGGCTATGAACTTTCAAATATAATTAAAAACGATACTTATGGATGCTATTATTCTCCGTTTTTCCGTTCCCGCGAAACAATGGATGTTTCTTTAAATATATTTAGAAATAATCCAGCTTTTAATAAACCATCGTTTTTAAAGGAAGAACCGCGCCTAAGAGAGCAGGAATGGTCTAATTCGTTTAGAAAAACAGAATCTATTTGGGAAATACAAAAAGAAAGAGATTCTTATAGTTCATTTTATTACCGATTTAATGGCGGCGAGAGTGGCGGCGATTGCTATGACCGGGTAAGCGATTATTGCCATACAATGCACAGAGATTTTAAAAATGATAATTTTCCTACCAATTGTTTAATTTATGGACATGGATATTTAAATAGAATTTTTCTAATGCGTTGGCTGCATTGGACGGTTGAGCAATTTGAAACTATTAGCAATCCTAAAAATTGCGAATATTGGATTTTAGAAAGAAATGAATATGGAAAATATGAGTTGACAAATCCAGTTAGAACTCGTATAGTTAACCATAAATTTAAATATTAAATATGAAAGTCAGAGTTATTTTAAAAGATAGACTATATTATCCTCAATATCGTTGTTTTTTTATATGGTCTATAACTTTGGAACGGAGAAATTTAATTAAATGCAGCTTAATAGCCAAAATAAAAAAATCCTTGTCTTTTCGGACCCGCATCAAGACCATGTTAAACTAAATAATATTTTAACAAAGGAAAACTATGATGTTGCGGTTTGTTTAGGGGATTGGTTTGATTCTTATTTTTATAATACCGGCTCGGATGTAGAAAAAACTTGCCAAATACTAAAGAAATATATCTTTAACGATAACTTTTATACAATTGGCGGGAACCATGATTGGCAATATCTATATAATAATAAACCGGCTATTTGTTCTGGCTATACTAACTGGAAAGATAAATTAATTACTTTTCATTTGGAGAAAAAATTACCTTTAATTAGAGATAAGTTTTTACATTATGTTTTAATAGATGATAATATTCTATTGACGCACGCAGGCATTCATCCTAATCATATTTTACCAAAAACAGATATTACAAATAAAAAATATTTAATTAATTATCTTGAAAGAGAAATATTTTTAACTAAATTAAGCCTAGAGTCTGGCGGAAGCTATTGGACTTATCGCGCAGGTTATGCTCGCGGCGGTAGCCAGAAATTCGGCGGCTGGTGTTGGCTTGACTGGGATGAAGAATTTAGTCCTATTGATGGCTTAAAGCAGATTGTGGGCCATACTTTTAGACAAGATTATAAAATACAAGAAAAACAAGGTAATTATTGCCTTGATACTAATATGTCTCAATATATACTAATCTTTAACGGTAAAGTAGAAATTAAAAATTATTCAGATTTATAAAATTTTAAAAAACTATTGACTTTTAACTTTTATACCTTATATTAAATTTATCTATGCAAATTTTAAAATGTAAAGAAACTGGTGAAGAAGTATTTAAGCCTTCCCCTAAACCGATTTACAACTATAATGCCAGCGATTTTCTGCCAAAGAAAAACGAAGTAATTGAGGCTGAAATTGTTGGCGAAGAACCCGTAACCAGCGATGGCCGTGATTATTATTGCTGTTTTTGTCAAACTAGAATATCAGGCGAACGTGTTGAAGCTTTGAAATTTCTAGGTTTATATGAGAATGAATTCGCCTGCCTTAAATGCGCGGAGCAAACCGTTCAAAAGGTTAAAGGCGTCTATTTACAAGAAAGCGGCTCGTCTCCATTAGTGATTACTAAAAAAATCGGGGCCGATACGCATTTAGTTGATATTAACGAAGCTTTAAATCCAGACGAAGAAAGCGGCGACGAATTTTAATAATAATCAATAAATAATTAAATAATCTATGATTACTCATTACATAGGCGATAATGTTGCAGTTATTGACGGCTTGCCTTATGGCGGAACTTACGCCCCAGCTAAGACACAGATAGAAGGTTTTCGTAATAAACTTGATAAACTTGAATATAGATATATTGTTGCCACAACTGCCAATAAATTTCAAAAAGAAGCCAGAACAATTCTACAAGAAAACAAATTTAAAGAAGTCATTACTTTTTATAGTTCGCATGGTGATAAAAGCGAAACTCTTACTTTTTGGCTTAAAGAACAAAAAAAACATAAAAAAGATATAAAACAAAACATTGGAGAGCCTCAATATAATTGTACTGTTAATTATAATAAGCCCGCCGGAAACAAAATTTTTACCGCATTTACCAAAGGCCAGCTTGGAGCATATCAAAACGGAAAAAATTTAAAAATAATTCCTAAAACTCCTATCTTTTTCTATGTAGAAGATAGAGATATTGTAGGAAAAGCAGATGCCAAACTTCTTACTTCTAAGTTTAAAAAGGGTAAGGTTAAGCTTGTGGATATGTTATATAATGGCGGAAATGGAATTTTTGGTTAGAAATATGAAAGTATCTGACGATATAAATGCTCCCGTAGGATTCTTTGCTGGCGATTTACCAAACGGCAACTGTAAAATCCAATGCGAAAAATGTAAATTCATTTTTGAAAACACGGATAGTCTAGAAATAGAATCTTGTTTTTGTCCTAATTGTAAAATTGAATTATTTTATAGAAGCTGGTGGGAATGGTAAATATTTCTTGACATACTAAATTAATCCGATACAATTTAAGCGTGAAAAATACTGATTTAGAAAAAATTGCTGCCGGTCTAGCCTGTGAAATGGCTAATTGCGGGCCATTACAAAAAAGTAAAGTAGGAAAAGGCACTCATACCTATGTTTTTGCTTATAATATAGTTAAGGCTAAAAACATTATTCTTAAAGAATTAATTAAATTAAATAAATTAACTAAACATAATCGTATCGTTAATGAGGAAAATCAATCAATTGTAGATTATGATTCTGTATGAAAATAATTGAAAAAGATATTTTAACAGTAGAGTCCGGTATTATCTGTCAGCAAGTAAATTGTCAGGGTAAAATGAATAGTGGTTTGGCTAAGTCTATTAGAGAAAAATGGCCGGTAGTTTATAATGAATATAATAAATATATTAGTAAAATAGAAGAAAATGAAGGGCGCGAAAACGCTTCAATTAGATTGCTTGGAGATATTTTACCAGTTAGATTAGGTAAAAGTCTTGTTATATGTAACATTTTTGGACAATTGAATTATGGTTATGATGGTCAAAGATACACAGATTACGGTGCTTTAAAATTAGCTTTTGAAACTATTTTAAAGTTTGAATACGCATGGACGCCAGAAAGACAAAATATTTATTTTCCTTATAATTTTGGTTGCGATAGAGGCGGGGCCGACTGGAATATTGTTAGTAAAATGATTGAATATTATTTTCCTAATGCTATAATTTGTAAATTACCAGATAAAAGTAAATGCTAAAAGCCACAAACATTAACTGTTTTGCTGCGGAAAATATTAAAGAATTGCCTATTAATACAGTTTTAATCTCTATTAATGAGGAAGATAGAGACTTATATCCTTTACAAATAGATAGAAAAGATAATAGAGTTTTAACATTAGTTTTCTCTGATGTTACTTCTAAATATGTTTTACCTAATGGAAAAGAATTTTTCCCTATTTCCGTAGAAAGTACTTTGAAACTATTAGATTTTATTAATTTAAATAAAGAAAAGAATTTTATTGTTCATTGTGCTGCTGGCGTTAGTAGGAGCGCGGCTGTTTGTTTCTATTTAAATTTAGTCTATGGACACGAATTAAAAGAAAATTTTTGGAAAGATTGCCGACCAAACAAGTTTGTTGTTGGTCAGTTATTTGTCACCAGACATAAAATGTAACTTAATGATTGACTTTTAAAATTTAGCCATTATATTTAATTTATGCTTAAAACAATAAATTTAGACCGCCAGCAAAACGTAAAACTTATTCTTTATCCAGATAATCAGCCGCACGTTATCGTTAATACAGACGAAATTAAACCTAATGATTTGGTTAGGGTTGTTGCTCCGCTTCGTAATAGTTTAGAAATTTTACAGTTATTAGAGGTTTCTAGCGCATTAGATGAAATCGGCGCAGTTAAAAAAGAGCTTGTTATTCCTTATTTGATGAGTGCTAGATTTGATAGGATTATGCAGCCCGGTGACAGTTTTGATTTAAAAGTTATTTCTAAATTAATTAATTCCTGTCATTTTATTTCTGTGAACTTGTTTGATATTCATAGCAAGGTTTCAACAGATTTAATCGAAAATTCTCGCAGTCATAATAACAGTAAGTTATTACAGGCTTATGATAAAAAAGAGGTAGTATTAATTTGTCCAGATAAAGGAGCGTTAGCTAGGCTTGATTTGTATAAAAAGTTTCTTGATATTAAGGATGTTGTATATTGCGAGAAAAGCCGCGACTTGTCTAACGGTGCATTAACTCTTACGGTTAAAAATCCAGAAAAATGTGAAGGTCAAAATTGTGTTATCGTAGATGATTTATGTGATGGCGGCGGAACATTCATTCTTATTGCTAATCAAATTAAACCTAAAGATTTAACTTTAATTGTTAGTCACGGCATTTTTTCTAGAGGATTTAGCCAGTTAGAAACTAAATTTAATCAAATTATTGTCAGTAATAGTTATGCTAAAAATTATGACAGTAAGATTGTTAAACTTGTTGACTTAGGACTTTAATGAATAATTTATATTTAGAAGCCCCTAATTACGCTAATAAATTTCCTAATAACTCCATTTTTTTAGCTGGTTCTATTACTGGGGCGTGGAATTGGCAGGAAAAAGTTGCTAAAAAATTATTGCCTTTTTATTCTGTAATAAATCCTCGCCGTGAAAATTTTAACGCATTAGATAGGCGTCAGGAAGAAATTCAGATAACTTGGGAGCATCACTATTTAAGTGTTTGTAAAAATATTTTATTTTATTTTAGCCATGAAACACTAGCCCCTATTACTCTACTGGAATTAGGTGCTATTCTTGAATCCGCTAAACACTTGCCTTTTAGTAGGAATGTCTATATTTGCATCCATCCAGAATATAAACGAAAAAACTACGTTATAATTCAAACCAGATTACGCAATAATAAGTATTCTAAATATATTTTTGATGATTTAGACCTTATGACAGATATAATTATAGAAAAAAACTTGACTTTTAAAATTTAACCATTAACATATAACTACATTAAATTATGAAATTAAACATTAATCCATTCTTATTTGCCGATTTTTATAAAGTTGGGCACCCGTTTCAATATCCAGACAAAACCGAATTTGTTTATATCAACTGGACGGCTCGCGGTTCACGTCTTGAAGGCGTAAACTACATGGTAATGTTTGGTTTACAATATTTCATTAAAGCGTATCTTATTGAATGTTTTAATGATAATTTCTTTAAACGTCCTAAAAACGAGGTAATGGACGAATATAAGCGCATTATTTCTAATTCTTTAGGAAGTCACCTACCGACTTATGACCATATTGAAAAACTACATGATTTAGGCTATCTACCTATTAAAATCAAAGCTTTAGCCGAAGGTTCTAAAGTTCCTATGAGAGTTCCTTGTCTTACTATCTTAAATACTTTAGAAGATTTTTATTGGCTACCTAATTTTCTTGAAACTTTAATGTCGTCTATTTTGTGGTTGCCTTGTAATTCTGCTACTATTGCATACGAATATCGTAAACTTTTAGATGGATATGCCGAAAAAACAGGAATGCCAAAAGAATTTGTACAATGGCAAGGCCATGATTTTAGTTTTCGTGGTATGAGTTCCTTTGAAAGCGCGGTAACTTCTGGAATGGGACACTTACTTTCCTTTACCGGAACAGATACTATTCCGGCTATCATTGGATTAGAAAAGTATTATAATGCCAATAGCGATAAAGAACTAATTGGTGGTAGTGTTCCCGCTACAGAGCATAGCGTAATGTGTTCTGGAGAAAAAGATAACGAACAAGATACTTTTGAAAGATTAATTACAAAAGTTTATCCTAATGGCATTGTCTCGGTAGTTTCTGATACTTGGGATTTATGGAAAGTATTAACCGAATATCTTCCTAATTTAAAAGAAAAGGTTATGGCTCGAAACGGAAAACTAGTTATTCGCCCTGATAGTGGCGACCCCGTTTTAGTTATTTGTGGAAATCCAGATGGAAAAACAGAAGCAGAACGCAAAGGTGTAGTAGAGTTACTATGGGACGCCTTTGGTGGAGCCGTAACCGAAAAAGGATTTAGATTGCTTGATAGCCACGTTGGAGCTATTTACGGAGATAGTATTACATTAAAAAGAGCAGACGAAATTTGTTCTAGATTAATGAATAAAGGTTTTGCTTCACAGGTAGTTTTTGGTATTGGAAGTTTTACCTATCAATATAATACGAGAGATACTTTAGGCTCCGCCGTAAAAGCTACTCACGTTACCATTAACGAAAAAGATATTAGTATTTCTAAAAATCCAGTTACCGATAATGGTTTAAAAAAATCTGCTTGTGGTCTATTACAAGTAGTTAAGGAAGAAAGTGGAAACTTAGTTCTAAATGATAACGTAAGTTGGATTAAAGAGGCACAGGGCGAGCTTCAAACCGTATTCCTTAACGGCAAGCTTGTAAAAGATTGGACACTAAAAGAAGTAAGAAATAATCTTTTAGGCTGATAATTTAATTGACAAATAAATATTAACAGTTATTATATTAATATGACTGAATTTAAAATTAACGACAAGGTAAAAATACAAAAGCGCGGAGAAAATTCCGGTTTTGTAGAAGTCGGGCGCGGCACGGTTATCGCTACGGCCAATGGCAAATTCGGCCAATGGATTAAATACTTGGAGCGCGATGTTGAAAACGCCGATTGCGGAGAATGGTTTAATACGGTTGCGAACAATATTAAAGTAATTAGATGGTAATTTTAAAATTTGCTGTATTTGGCGAAATTGGCAACCGCGCTGCATAGTAACCGCATAATCACTTAATGAGTAAAAGCCGCGATAACGGCGAGCCGTTTATGCGAGAGAACGTGGTGAGTACTGGGGCTGTTATCTCATATACTCTTATAGGTTCGACTCCTATAATACAGTAATAGATTTATGAATTATCCAGTTAAAAAATTAATTAATATTTCAGGAGTAAAAGTAGAAATTTGTAAATTTAGCCAAGATAGGCCGGTTGGGGCAAAAGTGTACTGCGAGAATGATGCTTGCGGTATTTCTATTTATAAATATCTTCTTAGAGAAGGTTTTATTTCGGAAAACTTCTTATTTTCTTCAAAATAATATTGACATTTTAATATTCAAACATTAGCATTCTTTTATGGGAATTTCATTATCTGTTGGACTCAGCGAGCCAAAGAAAACTACCTGTTTAGGTGGTAGGACGGAGTATGTTTATTTAGAAAAGCCAACTGCGCCTAATCCTAATCCAAAAGCCTTTAAAGTATTAAGAGAAGTTAAAATTAATGGTAGAAGTATTTTATTAGTTAAGTATTATGGATGCACTACCTTTAATGGTGAGAAATTAATTTTACTTAAAAAAATCTGGAATAAGAAATCAGAATTAGACCCTCATTTTTTAAACGAGAACCATATAGTTTTAGCTAGGTTTGAGCCTAATTCTACCGGCTGGAAACTTGCAAAACTCTGTGCTAAAAGTTTATGACCAATTTATTAGCTAATTTAATCCTTGGGCATCTATTGGGTGATTTTTTTCTTCAACCTAAATGGATGGCGGTAAATAAATCTGCTTCGCATTGGAAGAGTTTACAACACGTTTTTCTATATACTTTTTGTATTTGTTTATTTACTTCTTTTAATTGGATTTGGATATTAATTGTTTTTATTCCTCATTTTTGTATAGACCGTTTTAGTTTGGGCGATAAATGGTTAGACCTGATTGATGGTAGAAGTTTAAGAGATTTTTTCGAGAATGGAAGAAAGAATATTCCTATTTCTCAATATGCAATTGACGGAGATAATAAAAGAGATAATTATCATATTCTTCGCGGCGGATTTACTACAATTGTCTATACAGTTACCGATAACGGCCTTCATTTCTTTTGCCTCTGGTATGGCTGGCAATTTTTAGAGAAAATATCTTGACAGTTTAGGTTTTAATCATTATTATTCATTTGTTGACAGTAAACAAAAACAAAAAAAATAATATAAAAAACCTATGATTCTCGTATTTATTGGAGTCGCCTTATTCGTTGGAATGCTTTTCCGGGCCTAATGAAAACTATTTTTAAAACCGGCCTAGCTTGCCTAATGATGATTCCTGTTATTTTATGGTTCATTGTTGCTTTTTGCGCTTGGAAAATTTTAACTATTTATATTGACCAAACCGAATGTTTGGATGATTTAGATAGCTCGGCTGATTAAATTAATTATGAATACTCACGATTTAGCCAGAAAACTTTTAAATTTACCAAACTCGGTAATATGTCCACAAATTAGGTTGCCACATAAAAAAGGCATTCCGCTTTCTACTGGCGGCAATATCAGAATAAACTATAAACGAGTTTCTGGATTTAATGATGATTATGATTATTTAGATTTAATTATAGTTCCAGATAAACAATATCTTAAAACTTACGGAATAGATTTAAAAAACTATTGACTTTTCATTTTAATCTATTAATCTATCCACCAATTTAAAACTATATATGGCAAACAATATTAAATTCATTAAAAGTAAAATTAAGTTTGGTAAAAAAGGTGCATCTATTACTCTGCCAGCCGCATTAGCTAAAGAGTTGTACGAAGGAAAGGAAAACGAGGATGCCTATTTAACTATAACTAACGGAATACTTCAAATTAGTAAAAAAATTCCAGATTGTGTTATTCCTTCTGTCTATTTTGAAAAACAATACTTCATACCCCAAGAATAACTTTATTTCTAGATAAAATGAATAAAAACATTAAAGAGAATCCTATTAGATTTTCATTAGGACAGGACGGGGAATATTTAATGATTCATAACGGCAAAGTTGCTCCTTTGATTGGTGACATTAAAGGCGAAACTGGATATGACGGTATTGAAGCCGTAGAACATATTTCAGAAGTTAGAACTTGTCCAAGTGAGGACCCGCTAGAAATAATTAACTTTATTCGGAGCGCATTTAAGAGACACGTTAGTAAACATCCTAAGTGTTTTACTTATGATTGGCAGGCCGGTTCATTTAAAATTAACAAATCTATTGGCGGACATATTCATTTTGGAGTTAAAAAGGATGTTATTGCCCCAGAGATTATTAATCGAATTATTGCTAATTATGCTGGCTCGCTATCTTTGGCCGTAGAAAACAAAACAGAAGCGTTTAAAAGACGCAATAATGAAAATCATAATTATGGTTGGCTAAACGATTGGCGTCCGCAAAAGTGGGGCATGGAGTCTCGCTGTTTTTCATCTTGGCTCGTTAGTCCGCAAATTGCCGCCGCGCATCTTTGTTTGGCTAAAACTGTAGCTTATGAAGTATTAAATAATAAATCATTTTCTCCGGTAGATAGATTTGATGATAAAGACTTTTTAGGCGTCAAAATTGATAAGATTTATAATCATTTTGATAATATTTGGTCAGAAATTACTCAAATGGAACTATATCCTCAATACAAGGAATATATTGATATTTTTAAGTTTTTGATTAAAAATAAATTAACTTGGTTTCCTACGGATGGTAAAGGCCGCGTTTTAGATATGAAGGAAACTTGGGGCTTGGCTGATAACGCCGTCCGCATTGAACCTAAAAAGATTCCTTTTGACGCTATCTGGGCTAAGGATTTAAAGGATATTTTTTAATTGACATTTGAGAATTAACTATTAATATCTTAACAAATGAATAGAGAAATTAAATTTAGAGTTATCCGAGAACATACTAAGGAAATTATTGGGTACGAACGTATGGGGCAATATCAATGGGAAAGTTTTACTATTAGTGCGGATAATCAAAGCTGCCAACCTTTGAACAAGCATTTTAAAAGCGGTACTATTTGCTCGCGTTTTTGGCAATATCAAACAGGTTTAAAAAGATTACAATTTACTGGTCTATTAGACAAAAATGGTAGAGAAATTTATGAGGGCGATATTGTTATTTCGCATACGAATGCTGATAAATTTGAAGTAGCTTATTGTCCTTTGTTTGGTGTTAGATTGATTGATAAACGCCATAAATATGATGTAATTGCTATTGATGAATTTGAATTTAAACATAATTATATTACCACTTTTAAATTAGAAGGAATTAAAGTAATTGGTAATATTTTTGAAAATCCTAAACGATAATTTCTTGACAATATAAAAAAATCCATTAATCTACATATATGAGTATTTATTTTTCGGTTGACGCGCATTTAACAAAAATTGAAAAGCTGTCCAAGCTTGATAGGTTTCGTTGTCCTACTTATTACCGAGTCTATGGACTAAAGCAGGAAAACAATCCGCCAATGCTTATTAGTTATCAAAAGATGCCAGAGTTTAAAACTACTAAAGAAATTAGAAATCTTTTAAAGCGTTACGGTATTCCGGTAGAATTTGAAGAATTGAAGTTTGATAGTTTTACTATTGGACTTAGAAAAGATTTGCGCGAACATGAATTTCTTGCTGCCGCAGCCATTAATTGCCTTGTTGGTTATCTAGAAAACAAGGTTGCAATTTTTAATGCCAGCGATTTAGGCTTTAAACGAATTAATAAAAACTTTCTTGAAAAAATTGTTGACTTTTCTCATATCGGCCTTTAATATATCGAATAAATAATTTAAACAACTAAAACATAAAAAATAAAACCTATGGACGAAAAAGCACAAGAAATTACTACTGTTAAAAAGAATGGCTCACGCATTAGCCTTGGTAGCATGGAAATCCTTTCGAGCGCAGAAAATGGTTTCCAGATTAAACTTAAAAGCAGCCGCAACTTTAAGTTTCTCCGCGATTCTGGCAACGATAAGACTTTTAAACTAGGCGGCGTTGATTGCTACCTACCGCGTGGCGGTAATGGTTACGAATTACCCGGAGTTCCCGGACAATTTAGAACCGAAAAGGATATGTTTCATATCAATGGATATTTGAACCTATCTCTTTTGCTAGCCAGAGATTTGAAGGATGGCGTTGTGTTTAATTTCGGTACTTTTCCTGTATCGGATGATAAGATTGAAGAATTGGCCATGAATTTTAAGAATCAAATTAAAATTATTTGGGCAACCTATATGCGTGATATTTCTATTGCGATGGAATTTTCCGCTACCATTGTAGAAAATGAGGAAGTTTAAACGGTTTAGTTATTGACAATTAAAACCTTTGTATTAGTATAGTGTCCTATTTATGAAACAATCAAAATACATTCACCTTATTGGCGGCGAAATTGAAGGCGGCTGGAATTATGGCCGCGAAGATTTGCACGAAGATTTAGGCATTAAAATGAATGGTTTTAAATCCTCTGTCTGTTGCGGCGAAGCGGTTATTACTAAGCCAATGGCAGAAGTCGAGGACGTTGTTAAATGGATTGAATTTAACTATAAAAAATACCAAAACGTGCCTTATGATTTTAAGACTAATAACGGTCTAGAAACGCAAGAAATGTGCGGGACCCATTGGCATTTCTCTTTCAATTCTATTTCTGAATATGTTGCTCTAATGTCTCCTAATTTCAGAAAATACTTCGTAGAGTTTATGAAGAATTGGGGCGAGAAATATCCAATTAATAATAACTATTTCTGGGAACGTCTGGAAAACAAAAATAAGTTTTGCCGCGATGAATTTAAGCCTTATGACCAGATTTTTCTTAAAAAGAAAATTCCTAATGACCCGGGCCGTTATAGCCAGTTGCATTACGCCTATTCTCTTTACCGCACCATTGAATCGCGCCTAATGCCGACTTTCGTATCTATGGACACGGCTATATCCGCGTTCATGGCTCATATTGATTGTATTAATTCTTATTTAGATGCAAATCCACCTAAACCTTTTAATTTCTCTAAAGGATTGGAGCTAGATACAGACGAAGAATGCGAAAAGAAAGAAATTGTAATTAATAAAAAATCGAAATTCAATCTTTTCATGTTTAAAGGAATTGTGAAAAGTAGAGATTATAGTTTAGACGCTATTGACAAAGAGGCGGCAAAAGAAGATTTAATTAAACCTTTCTATAAAGGTGCTGTTATTAAACCAGTAGCCTTTCCTAATAAAAAGATTGCCGCTAATAATCTTAAAGATTATGCAGTAATTTACGATAATGACCCTAAACCTATTGTAAAAAATGTAGACGTAGATTTTTAATAAAATCTCAAAATATCCTTGCTATTTAAAATATATCCATTAATATAAAACCAGCTTAAAAAATAAAATTATGTGTCTAATTGCTATCTGTGTTGACCAAAAAATGACCCTAGAGGCCATTCGTCGAGCGTTTTTTGAAAATGACGACGGAGCATCTATTACTTGGATGAATGACAAGCGTAAAGTCGAATATATCAAAGGTATTTCTAGCGTAGAGGAAATTTATAATCTATCTTTGGCAACCGAATTGCCTTTTGTTATTCATTTTAGAAAAACATCTACTGGACTTAAAACTGACCCGCTTTTGACGCATCCTTTTGAAATTTCTAAGGAGTCTCCGCTTAAACTATATGGTGAAACAGAAAGAGTATTAATTCATAACGGTACAGAAGTAGATTGGAGAAAATGCCTTGCCGCTTCTGGCCTTAGTATTCCTAAAGACAAGGATGGAAAGCCGCAAGATATGTCTGATACTCGCGCCATTGCGATGATTCTATCCCAACATAAGAATAATAACTTTTTACACTCTGCTACTGGCAAGTTTGTAGTTATCGGCCATAATAGCGTTACCGATGAACAAGCCTTTAGATATTATGGTGATTTTTCAGAAGAGGATGGTATTCTTTATTCTAATTTAATCTGGAAATGGAGCAAGACTTATGGTTGGTATGATGGTAAAAACTATAACAATCTTGAAAACTATGATGTTGGACACGGCCAGCATCACCAGTCTAGTAAAAAAAAAGATGAAGAAAAAACATCGCCGGAAGTTGAATATCCAATCCTTCGGCAGCCCTATTCATTTTCTGCTAAAACAGAGAGGTATAAATACCTAAGATGGTGGAAATCAGAATCTAATGCGGACGGATTGAAGCTTGATTATAGTAAATATAGCTTAAAATATCCTAAGCCTTTGCCGCCGAATAGTTTAGCTCATAATACTGTTAATTATAAATTAATACCGCCGATTATTCCGCCGGTATTAAAAAACAAAACACAAGCCGAGGAAGAAAAAGAATTTTTTAGTGGTTCTAGCCAATATAATCGCGGAGACTTTTTTTGATTAATTTAAAATTATTTAATAAATGAATAGAGAAATTAAATTTCGCCTTTGGAGTAAACAGGATAATCAATGGTATAATGATTTTTTTGCTGTTGATATGGACGGCGGATTAACTCAAAATGGTGTGAATGACTGGCCTTTTGGCAACGAAAAACACTACCCTAAAAAAGATAATTGGGTTATTCAGCAATATACTGGTTTAAAAGATAAAAACGGTAAGGAAATTTATGAGGGGGACATTTTACAAGTCAAAGACGAAAGAACAATTAAAAAATGCTGGAAACTAGAGGTTAAATTCGGTGAAGTAGATTTTGGTAGAGACGCATATACAAATTGTATTGGATTTTATGCTACGGAAATCGGATATAATTGCGAACAAGGATTAGGGCATCCATTAAGCTATGAATCATGTTTAGTAATTGGCAATATTTTCGAGAATCCAGAATTACTAAAAAATTCTTAAAAAACATTTGACAAATCAATTTTTAACCATTAATATAAATCCATCGTAATTAAACAATAAAACTAAAAACAAAAAAACAAAAAATAAATATGAACAAAAAGAACACAAATAAAATCGCCATCCTTTCGTTTGGTGGCCTTGTAACCAACACAAAGAAAACTGCCGCTCTGGTTAAAACCAAGTGGACTAACAAGAATGGGCCGCAAGTCCCAATCGAAATGTGTCGGGTAAGCAAGACTGAAAAGCTTGTTTTGGCCGTTTCCGAGGAAAACGGCGTTAATAACGCTGTTTATTTCGCTACCGCCAAGGAAACCGACTTGAACAAGGCAATTGCCAATTTTATGAAGATTGAAAATATTGGCGAAAAGCAGATTGGTGTTTTGGATTTGAAGCAAAAGGTAGCCAGCGAACGTGCCAACAAGTTTGCTAATGTTAGCCGCAATATTGCTCAATGGGCCAAAAAGGCCGGATATGATGGCGTTATCGTCAATTTACTTGGCAGAGCATTTAAAGACAGAATTAATGTGCCTTTCACGGTTGAGAATGCTGTTAAGTATGTCCAAGGCCAGCCCGCTAAGGTTAAGAAGGAACAGGTTGCCTATCTAAAGTCTATTCCGGCTGGGATTAATACCCCGGTTCTGGATTTGCTCAAAGGTAAGAAGTAATTCAATTATAAAATAATCAAACAAAACCGTCCAGATTAAGTTTTGGACGGTTTTTTAATAAAAAAGCGAAATTAGTTTGACATTATAATTTGAGTTCATTATATTTAGTCCAGTTAAACAATAAATAAAAAAATAATTATGTGCCGAGTATTGATGATTAATTCTGGTGTAACCAAAAAAGAGGCTTTAGAAATTCTTGCTAACCAATATGGTGAAAACAAGGATGGTGTTGGCGAAGTCTATCTAAAGGATGGCAAGTTTGTAGTGAACAAATACGCTCAATCTCTAGAAAAAGTGGTTAAGAAAGGCAGAGAATTTCTTTCTCATTTGCCCCATCCCGGATGGACACTTATTCATATCCGTAGAGCGAGTTGTGGTATTATCAGCAAGGAAAATGCCCATCCTTTTGTATCAATGAACGGGAAAATTGCTTTGATTCATAATGGTACATTAAATTATTCAGGTTTATTGAGAATGTATCTTTCAACTATTCCGGGATATGTTTCGGACACGGATTCTGCTGCTGCTACAGAGATTATTAGTCGCGTAGGCTCTAAAGATTTTACAGAACGCGTTAATTGGGGCGGCGTATTTTGCAATCTAAATCTAGACGGTACGCTAGAAGTATCGAAAATTTCCGGCCAATTAGCCGCTCATATGAGAGAGGATAAAAGCTTTATTCTTTCCTCTGAATTAAATGATGATAAGTACAAGAATATTGAGCTTACTCACGGATATTTTAAATTTGATAAAGATGGTAAATATCTTACTCACAAGGTTAAGCCTTTTGAATGGAACGGTTATAAAAAAGAGGAAAAGGTTATTGCTTACGAAGATTGGCGCGGGGTACATTATCAAGGTGGTCAAGCCGCTAGCATTGGAGTAGTAACTAAGGAATTTCCTTACGATTACGACTGATATTTAACAAGTTAGATAGCCGGTTTATTTAAATTATTATTAATTATGGAAAATGTTATTTTACTTACAATTGACTCGGAATTAAAATCGGCCTCAAAATTAGGATTTAAGACCCAAACTTACTTTTCTGATTTTAAAGAAAATTATGATAATCATGTTATCGTTCGGTGGGGTTATGGTTACGATGTTGCCGCCAAAGATTTAATCTTTTGTGATAGTAAAGATTTTAAAAATGTTTTAAATCCTTTGGAAAGCATTAAATTAAACGTAAGAAAAAACGAGGCAATCCAAGTTTTAAGCAAAGTAGTAAAAACTCCTAAAATCTATTTAGACAAAGTTCCAAAGAATAAATTAGTTGTTTATCGCCCGACTTCTCATGCTGCCGGAAAAGACTTCCAATTAAAAAAGGGGCCGTTTCAAATTCCTAACGGATTTTATGCAACGGAATTTATTAAAACAGATAAAGAGGTAAGAGTTTTTGTTTGTGGAAATAAAACTTTGACCTGCTCCCGCGAAAAAGCTAAAAAATCAGATTCCGATATTTGCCGCAGTAATTATCGTTATGCAAGGATTCGCAAGACGCCAATTAGATTGCATAGAATGGCTTTAAAAGCCGCAAAAGCTTTAAATCTTCATCTATGCGGATTTGATATTTTGGTTAAAAATCGTAACTATTATTTTCTAGAAGGAAATAGTTCTGTTACTATTGAAACCCCACAGGTAAGAAAATTCTATCAAACCGGAATTAAAAGCCTAATTAATAAAAAGTTTCCTAAATTACCTAAATTAGTGGCTAAAAAAGAACAGTTTGTCCAAAAATAAACATTTGACATTACCGATTCTGTCCATTAATATAACACCATGATAATTAAACATACAATCGGTAATTCAGTATATCTAGGTGGAAGGTTAGAGGAAATTGAGCCAATTAATTTTTCTCTATATAACTTTAATAACAAATTCAATTCGGATTTACAGGAAATATCTCCTAATTTTTATTATTTTCTAACAACCGAGGAAGATTATGTTTATGCTCGCGCCAAAAATATGCAATTTAACTGGAAATATAGCAATCCAGACGGTTCATTTACAGATAGATATAAAAGAACAAAGATGGTAAAAAAGCTGGCCGCAGTTAAAGCTAAACAGGAATTTGATTCAATTCCAGAAGAAAGGTTTATATCTAATAATCAACATTTTAGCTCGCAGGTTTATACGTTTGGCGATATGCCTAGTAAGCTAGATGGCGTAAATTATTCTGATTTTGAAGTAAAAACTGAAAAAATTCAAGTATCGGAAGAAACCAAAACTGAAAAAACTATTTAAATTAAAAAATCCATTATAAATTCTTGACATTTAAACCATAACCATTAATATAAACACGTTAATAAAACTATATATGACAACTATTAAATCAATTCGGCAGGCTGGCAACAAAATCCGCGTTTCTCATTTTCGCGCTGTTAGCGGACATAAGGAATTATTTCCTATTTGCGAAATTCGTAAAAATGGCTGGCAAAACCGAATTTTGGCGACATCAGGTAAAACGATTCTTTCTCTAACTACCAAGGCCGGACAAGATTTTTCGGCAGAGGCGGTTTGCCATAGTAAAGAGAATTTCAATCGTCGCGTGGCCGTTTCCGTAGCTATTGGCCGACTTGCTAAAAAGGCTTCTGAAACTGGTGTTAATATTGATTAATATTTAACCAAGTATAATTAAACTTTATATATTATGGCTAATTACGATGTTACTTGGTGGGAAACCATAGACGGAAAAGAAAACAAAAAGAATAGCATCTGCTTTTCTTCTTTATCGTCGGCTGATAATGGTATTACTTCAATTCGTTATCTTGCTAATATTGATAAAAGGCTAACCAACGAAGAAATTGATTTTTATCTAGATTTTATTACTAAAACTTTTACTGGCCGCGATTGGAGTTTTAAGAAAATCGAAAACGGCAAAAAGATTGAAAACATTGAATACATTCTAAAAACTGATAATTGGAATAAGAATAATGTTTTGGTATATCTATCTGCCTTTCGTTTAGTTGACGAAGGATATGAAATTATTAATGGTTTATTTAAAAACCGTGCAGAAAATTTTGATACTCAATTTTACAAGTTTCAAGAAATTCACAAAGATATTAGCGATGATAAGATTACCTTATCAAAGAATGGTAACTATACTTTGTCATGTCACGGACTAATGCACTTTGGCCCTTATGGCGGCACTTGCAGAAGTGAAAACTTTAATCCAATTAAATTGGAGGCACTTCAAAAAAGACTAAAAGAAATGTCCAGTGACAAAGTACATGGATATTTTTCTCCTACCGAGCATAAAGTAGCCGCTCCAAAAGTAGAACAGGTTATTAAGCCTGCTAATCCGATAAATCCTGTTAAGCCAGTCGCACCATTAGAGATTAAACCTAAGAAACCCGTTGATAAACTAATTAAAAACGATAATATTTTTGCTTAATTTAAAATGAATAAAAACTTTCAATATATGTTGTTTTTCGGCTCGCTCCGAAAGAACTCTAAACGAGGGTATAACTTTGACCGTTTTGGCAAGGGTAGTCAAAAATACATTAAAGATATTGAATTATCTGGCTACGAAATGTATTCTCTTACCTATTATCCGGCCATTTGTAAAGGTAATGGTAAAGTTAAATTTGAGCTTCATAAGGTTGATAATCATGCTGCCGAAATGATAAACGGAATGGAGCTTGGTGCGGGATATACTCCTGTAAAAATTAATGTTGACAATATCGAAGCTACCTTTTATATGATGGACAAGGAAAAACTTAAAGGCCGAGAAAAGGTAGAATCTGGCGATTGGAATTGATTCATTTATGATTAATAAAAAGGAAATAACTATTCACGATGAATATGGAAATTTAGGTTATTCTAGTGATGGTGGTACATATGTTTCTTTTAATTTAAAAAATGGTGGCGTATTTGACAACGAATATTTTATTAGCGATTCAGATACTTGTAGAGAAGAATTTGAATATAGTAGTTTTAGACACGGTTTAGATATTTTTGGATGGCAAAAGACTAATATTGATATTGAACTAATTAATGAATTTTTTAGTATAATTGAAAAGAAATTAGCTTTAAAAGATAAACTTGTTTTTTCTAAAACTAATCACAAAAACCTTATTGCAATTAGTAATATTTCTAAGTTTTGGCAAGAAAACTCTATTCGGCGCGGATTTCTGACGTTATTTTTAAGAGCCTCTAATTATTATAATGGTAAGGATTTTAGTAGGTGTTTTGATGCTTACGGTTTGGCTAGTTCTATTAAACCGGCTATTGAGCATTTTCTTAAAGGAAATATTAATGTACTTAATTATGAGGATGCAGAGGGGGTAGTAGATTATTTTGAACATAGAAGTATTGGCTTTATTAATGAAAATTTAGTTGGCAAAAACTTCAAGCCTAAAAAACTATCTATTTACGAAAAAGTATTAACCGAGCCATTTAAATTTTAATATGAAGAAAAACAAAAACAAACAAAAAGACTCGCTATTCTTTCAAAACCTGAAAGAAACGAAGGAAATTATTGAGCATAATTGGCCGCATATTGTTTTGTCGGTCAAGAAATTGTTTGGTTATAATGATACCTTTAAAGTAAAAGTAGAGAAATATCATCGTGAATATTATTGTATTTATTATAAATTTAAAGGATGGTTTACTAAATGGCAGAGACTTGATAAGGCTTATTTATCAGATAATATTGATTTATTACAATTTGATTTTCCTCATTTAGATACGTCCGCAGAATGTATTAAATTAGCCAAAACTCTTACCGAGAAAAAGGTAAAAGAATGGAATAAAAACAATTAGATTTATATAATAATAGATTAGAAATGCTTGCAAAAGAAAATCAATTGGCCGCTGGAAAAATTTGGAAAAACTATTGACAAACCAAAAACTATTCATTAATATAAATCCGTAATAAAAAACTAAAGAATATACAAAACAATATGAACAAAACACTCGTAAAGAAAATGTCGGTTAAGCCTATGTTTACCATTGGCGGAGACCCTGAAATTTATATCGCCAAGCCTAACGGAGAAATTCAATCAAGCATTCCTGTTTTGAAACGAGACAAGCATAATCCTATTATCCTAGACAAAGGCCAGCAAATTAAGATTTATGCTGATAATTCTTTGTTAGAGGCTAGTTTTGCTCCGGCTGATAATAAAAAGGATTTCGTAAATAGATTTAAGACGGCTTTCCAAAAAACTCAAAACTATTTAGGCAAGAATCATCGAATTGTTGTTAAGTCGGCACACTTCTTTAAGGAAAACGAGCTAGAGGCGGCTCACGGTATTGACCCGCTTCAAGTAGGTTGCAATCCCGAATTCTCATTTTGGGAAAAGAAAATTAACGAGCTTGGCGAGTTTACCGACACAATGCGTAGCGGCTCTTCTCATATCCATCTTGGCGCGGACATTCTAAAGGCATCTTTGGAAAATAAGGAAAACGCTCTTAAAATGGTTGAAATTTATTTAGGTTTAAGTTCTATTTTGTGGGATAATGATGAAACGTCTGTTATCCGCCGCAAGAAATATGGAACGTCTGGCAGTTTTAGAATTACTCCGTGGGGTTGCGAAAGCCGCTTTATGAGTAACTATATGCTAAATTCCCCTAGTTTGGTAGAACTAACTTATGATTTAGTCGAATATTCTCTATCTCATATTTTTAATAATACCTATCAAAAGGTTTTGGACTTGATTGATACTAAAGAGGTTCAAAATGCGATTAATAATTGCGATAAGGCATTAGCAGAAAAGCTATTAAAACAGGCTAATCTACCTAAAGAGCTATTTAGCCGTGTCAAAAAGGAGTCTAAAAAGAAGTACTCTACTGATACGTTTTATAAAAATTGGAATATTAAAGTTTGAATAATTAATCAAATAAATAATCAAAGCCGAGCCTAATAAGTTCGGCTTTCTTTTCTTCTGCTGTTAAGTCTCTAGCTCTTTTGTCGTTTCCTATTTTATCTTGTTTAGTTATATTCTCTAAATGCCACATTGGTTCTAAATTAGAATAATGAAAACAGGCTTTTTGGTGGTTAAGCAAGGATAAATCAAAAAGAGCGCAGCAAGCCTTATGCTCTATTGACCAACATCCTATTTTTCCACCATAATTTTGCCAAGTCATTCCATCTTTAAATTGTTTTTCTAGATAGTTTAATAAAAAATTCATATCACAGCCAGTCAATTTTATAGTAGAAGCTGCTTTCCTATTAGCTATAATATGAGTCATTCGATTTCTTAAAACAATTAAGAATTTATAATTTAAATCCTTTTTATATCTTTCAGATGAATTAATTTTTCTTTTTTCTTTATTAATTGGGTCGTTTCTATATTTTCTTTTACGTTCCCTTTCTTTTAACCTAAATGATTCATTGTTTTTTAGTTTTAATCTAATTCTTTCTAATCGTCTTTTTTGGCTTTCTATTCCTTTTGGCGTTGCGTTATATATATTAGCCTTTTCTCGTTTTTGTTTTATATAGTCTGGATTTTTCTTTAGCTTTTCTTTGGCTTTTTTATTAGTTAGTTTTCTTTGTTCTTTGTTATTTTTAAAATAATTTCTTATATATTCGTTTCTACATACTTTACAATTATCTTCTAGATTATCTATTTTTCCAGTATGTTTACCAAAATATTTGATTTCTTTGGTTTCGTTACATTTATTACAGTGTTTAACCAATAAACCATTTAGTTCAAAAATATTAGTTTTCTCTTGACTCTCAACTTTTATTTCATTATTATTCATATATCAAAGCAAAATCCGTCCATGTTGTGTATAGCTGGCAAAGAGCCAAAAACAAGTATTTAAACTTGACATAGACGGAAAATTCATTAACATAACTATACACATTAATATTATACACTAAAACTATAAAAATTAAACTAATATGTATTTAAACAACGAAGATTTGACTCGTATTATTCAGGACGCGAAAAACCGCAACCGCAAAGAAGTTTATTTGCCGTCTAGCGTTTACAAGGAAAGCAACCTTAACACCGTTGAGAGGCTTTACGGCCAGCATTATAAGGTTGAACGTGTTACCGGCACAAAGAACGGACTAGTAATTAATCTGTGATTACTAATTATCTTAATTCATCCTTAAAACTAGAACACCTTACTAATGGTTTTCTAGGATTTAAAGATTTTTATATAATTTGGAATGGTAATAAGGTTGTGGCGTTTTCGGCTAATGGTGAAAAATGGAGAGTATTATTTAAGTTTATTTAATTTATGCAATATGATTTTCAAATGGCGGTTGAATTAGGGACAATGTTTTTTAATTTTGGAATACCGCGCAAAGATGCCGCCAAAATGATTGAACGTATTGCATTTAACAAGTATATCAAAAGCAGGCCAGCGGAAAAAGCTTTTAGAGAAAGAGCGGAAAGAGCTTATGATAGATGGCTAGAGGTTGAGCCAAGCGATTTTGGAAGATTAAAGTCTTGATTTTTTAAAATTAATCATTATATTTTTTATATGTTTAAAGTATCTGATAAAGTAGTTTGTATTAGAACGCCGCAAGGCACAGATAGCATTACTGGCAAAATAGGTAATTTTATTGATTCTGGCGCAGATGTTGTAAAGGATAAGGTTTATGTTGTATCTAAAATTATTACATATCCAGATTGGCCCGTTGGAATGTTTGGTCTTGCGTTTGTAGGCTCTACCTGTTTTTGTGGATTTACCGGAAGAGAAGTAGGTTTAGGGCCTGTAAATTTCAGAAAACTTGAAGAAATCCAAAAAGAAAACCGTTTAAAATCATTTCAAACAAAAACATTGACAAAATCAAACTAATCATTATATTATAAATATGCGTAAAAATAAAAACAATAGACTAATCTATGTAATTGGCGGCGGAAACGATTGTGGCTATGCTAACTGGTTACAGGGTACAGGATTTACCAAAAATATTAAAGAAGCTGATTTGTGTCTTGGTTTGGGGGGAAGTGATGTAGGAGCGCATTATTATAACCAACCTGATAGCGGTAGATTATATTGCGACGAAAAGACAGATGCTTTAGAATATGCGGATTTTCAAACAGCAATTAAATTAGGAAAAAAAATAATTGGTATTTGCAAATCTTCGCAATGGGGAGCGGCATTGGCTGGAGGTGCAGTTTATCAGGATGTTAGACATCCCGGTATTCACGAAGTTACTACATTTGACGGAAAAATTCTTGAAATGAATTCCACGCACCACAATATGCAAGACGTGTCTAATTTAAAAGAGAGTGAAGATTATGAACTTTTAGCGTGGGCTAATCTATCTCCTTATCATTACAACGGTTATAACCAAAACGTAAAATGCGAAAAAGAACCAGAAGTAGTTTGGTACAAAAAGATTAATTTTCTAGCTTTTCAAAATCATAATGAATCTTTATATGGTGATGATAGATTTAACGAAACTATAAAATGGTCGCAAGATATTTTAAATAAGTTTATGTCAAATTCTCTAATTTAATGAACCGAGAAATTAAATTTAGAGTTTGGGATGCGTATAACATCGGAAAGCGTTTTGGATTTAGATATTTTACACTTACAGATGCTTTAAACTGGTTGTCTCATGGAGATATTTTTGGGACAACTTCTAAAAGTATAGTTCAGCAATTCATTGGCCTTAAAGATAAAAATGGAAAAGAAATTTACGAAGGTGATATTGTAGAAGCTATTTATAACGAAGCATTTAAAGAGCCAAAAGATTTTGAAAAACATATTATTCCGGTTATTGTTTTGTCGTCAACAAATTTAGACCCTCGCGGATGGTATGGTGATGGTGACAATTTTGAAAAATATACAGATATTAAAATAATTGGAAATATTTTTGAGAATAAGGAATTGTTAAAATGAATATTTCTGATTATCTTACTCATGTAGATAACAAAGAAGATACTGTTTTTCTTAAATCTGTATTGTTTGATGTTAATATAAGATTATTTAATTCTAATCCTATTTATAGGGCTGTTGTTGCGGCCAGTTGTAATTTAATAAGATTCGCTGCTTTAAATAAGATGGACGGATATAAATTGCCTCACGGAATGAGCGGGGCCAATGTAGGAGTTCCATTTAATATAATCGGAATAGTTAAAAATCGTGGAACTAAGAACGCTTATTGCCAGATAATGATTAATCCCAAAATAAAGCAATATCTTGGAGAATTAATAGAAACAGATACTAATTGTGGTTCTATTAGGTTAGAAAAGCCAATTAAAATTAAAAGATACGAGTCAGTTCATATAGAATATTTTGACGAAAGCAGAAAAAGAAAAGGCGAAGTAATTAATAGATATAATGGCTCGTTTACTGTTCAACATGAAGTTGACCATAATTTAGGAATTCTAATAACTGATAAAATTTAATCTTGACATTTAGTATTTATTCATTATTTTATATGAAATGAAACGGTATCATAAACTTATCGAAATGGCCCGTGCCATGAAGCCGCTTAAACAAAGTTTGCGCGCTTTTCACGTCGCTGGTATTTTTAAGAAACAGGAATTGGTTTCGGTTGGTTTTAATACTCGAAAGACTCATCCTAAAACAATTAAATTTTATCCATCCTTTAAGCATGATAATGCTACTCATGCAGAAATGTTAGCAGTAATTCGCGGACGGCTAGAAGATTATTCCGGCCATGATTTGATTGTGGTAAGAATTGATAACAATTATAATGTTAATTTGTCTGCCCCGTGCCAGCATTGCGCCAACCTAATTAAGACATTAAATTTCAATAAAATCTATTATTCAGATTCGCACGGTAATATCCAAGAATTCCTATTTAAATGAATTTCTACTTTAAAGAAGTTGATAGTCCTAATGAATTAATTGGTTTAGATACTTATTACCTTTTAGGCAAAATGGAAAACCATGATTTATTAATTAATTGGGAAACGGTAACTCATAAAGATATGAGAATGAGATATAAAGGAATTAGATTATTTAAAAAAATCACTAAACCTAAATTTAAAACAGCAAAACCATACCCTTTTGGTTATTAATCTTGACTTTTTTATTTAATAGGTTATTATTTCTTGTATGAAATGTAAAACTAAAATTATTTTTTCCGTTTTGGCCTCAATTATTTATTATTTTGGCTTGCAAATTTGTCTTTTGCTTTGCTGTCAGACTAAAATAATGGAAACCGGCCAGCCAGAAAGTAATTGTCACGCCGGGCTTATTGCTACCTTGTTTTATTTGTTGGCTCTTTTAATGATATGGTATGATTCAATTTTCGGAATTAAACACAAATAATTTAAACCATAATATTTATTAATGTTAATTATAATATTCTTGACGGTGTTTTTAATATTGGCTAGATATACAAAATAATATGAATGAATCTATTGATTATAAAAAGAGAAATGCCGAGCTAGTAGCTATGCTACAGGCCCTCTTGGATGGCCGCGTGCATCTTTCAATTATGCTTCATAGACACTGGATTCAGTTTTTAATTACGGCTAATACCGAGCAAGAGACTCAAGAAAATTATTTTCCCACTAAAAAACAATCTAAAATTAATAATTCGATGGTAGTAAAAGGTTGACAACTTGATATTTAATCATTATTATCTTTTTATAAATTTATGACTAAAAAAACAGTAGAATTTAAACCTATTTTAATTGATAAACAAAATCGTAAGATTTTAAGAGAAGGCCGCAATTGGGGAGCGGGCTATGCTTTTGCTATCAGAGACGGAGATAAAATTACAACTAAATATCCCCTGACTGCTTGCAAGGATTTTTTACATGAACAGGTAGATTCTCAACATTCTCATAAAAATTGGAGTGTTTATGGTTTGGAAAGTGAATATATTGAAGGCTTATTTGATGAAAAGAATAAAGTTGCTCATTTAGTTTTTGGAATTTTGCCTTATTCTGGTGGTGGAAAATATGGTAAACAGGATGAACATACCAAGCTTTTAAAAGATAATCTATTTAATATTCAAAATCTAATTAATCATTTCGAGAAAAAGTTTAAAATTAAACAAAAAACCGTATTTTATAATTTGGATGTTGCAAACCGTTATTTGGCCGTAATTCCTTTGTTCTGGACGCAGCCTTATCGTATTAGCTTGCTTACTTGGCTTATTCGTGTCGGCATTCATTATGACGGCAATAATGATATTATGGAATATCTAGATAATAAAATTCTATATTCCGATGAAGATAGAATGTTTTGGCCCGCAATTAAACCTAAACTTTTACAAATGGTTAATGGTTTTATTCCAGAGCAAAAAATGGGGCATAATTGTCCGCATGAATATGGTATTTGCGGATTTAAATTTACCGCAACCGATTTATACGACGATGGAAAGAAAAAGGAAGGCTCAATTAAAATTACGCCAATCCAAAAACTGCAACCAATGGCATTTTAATTATAAATAATTTATTAGTATGGCATTAAACCTAAAAGACGTTACTTTACTAGAAAAGCTATCTGATTCAGAATGGCAGCTTAAAGATTTGCGCGAGAAACTAACTAAAAAAAAAGACTTACCGCTAGAAGAAAAAAGTACAGAGAAAAAAGAAGAAATAAAATTAAAAAAAACAGACGGTAAAACTGTTTTAGTTGAAGTCACGCAGGAAGATATTAATTTCTGTTTAGAAAAAAGAGTTGGTAGTTATAATCCGTGTCCAATTACTAGGAAACTAAAGAAAATGTTTCCTACTAGTTATATTTTTGTTAATTATGGGGTTATTATGGCCGACAAGAAATATCTCACGCCGCCAGAGGTAACTCAATTTATGCTTGATTGGGATAGGCAAGAAAGGCCTGTTAAACCATTTAAGTTTATTTTGAAATCATAAATTTCTTGACTTTGTGGATTTTTTTATTAATATAAAGGTATGAATTTAGTTGAAAAAGCATTAGAAATTGCGACAAAGGCGCATGAAGGCCAATTTAGGCGCGATAAAATCACGCCTTATATTTCCCATCCTGTTGCTGTTAGTGAAATAGTTAATGAGTGGCTTCAAAGCAATGAAAAAGAAATTGGAGAAAAACTATTTAATTTAATTTATTATGCTAGACAGGAAGCGTTGGCTTTTGGTCTTGACTATAAACAATTTACGGAAATGCTAGAAGTTATTTCTTTGTTACATGATGCGGCAGAGGATAATAAAGATTTTCCGGTTAATTATATTATTGATAAATTAAAAAAATATAATGACGATATAATGTTCCTTAATATAGCTAGAGCTTCTTTAAATGCTTTAACTCATATTGAACATGATTCCTATTTAGATTATATTTTAAGCGTAAAACACAATAGGTTTGCGAAAATAGTTAAACTTGCCGATATTACTCATAACATTAGTACTCGAAAAGATGTTAATGCTGGCGAGGCTGGCAAGGCTAAATTGGCCGTAGATAAATATCTATTGGCAAAACATATCCTTTTAAATGATTAATACGATTCAATGCGGCCTTTGTTGGAACAAACTCATGTGCGAAAGCTGTATGAAAGCAACATTGGCCGCAAACGGTTTGCCGGTTAATGATAGAAATATAAACAAATTAAAAGAAGTGAAGGAAAGAGGAAACTATGGTGAATATACTAATTACAATTTTGTAAATTTTAAATAAATGATTACAATTAATAATAAAGATTTTAATATTCCAGAAATTTTTGAAGCCTGTCATTTTGAAGGTTTTAAAACTAAAAGGAATTATCGTTTTTATGGACTAAAGCAAGAAGATAATCCGGCCATCTTGATAGAACATAAAAAGAATATTAATCCTAAAATATTCGCTCCTTTTATTAAATTTTTAACTAAGAATAATATTAGCGTTAAATTAGATATTACCGATAAAGGAAAATCTTCTATTTATTTAGGATTTAGGCACGATTTAAGAATGAACGATGATTTGTCCGTAAAATTACTTAAAACCTTTATTTATAGTGTCGAAGGTGTTTTAGCCGGATTTAATCCTGATTTAAAATTAAAAATTCCTGAATTTAAGGATTTAGCTGGTTTTGAGCCAAAAAATACTGAAAATAATATCGTTATTAAGCCATGGATAAAGAAAAAAGAAGAAAAAGTAATAAATAAACAAATAAAAAAACCAAAAGATTATTCAGACTATATATCAGCAATTGATTGGAAAAATTGGGATATGGACCCTGATTTCTGATTTACAAATTTATTAAAAATTTATTTGACAAATCGTTTTTTTAGTATTATTATCTAAATACGACAATAAAATAAAAAAAACAAAAAAATAACATTATGAACGAAAACCAAAATCCAGTAAAGCGTGGCCGTGGCCGCCCGCTAGTTCCAACCGCAACCAAGACTATCCGTATTAGCATTCCTGACGCCAACGGAGCTTATAAGGTGTTTGGCAAGGGCCGCGTAAAGGCGGGAACCAAGTGTCTTGAAATCACCCTCCACCGCTCTGTTAAAGATTATCAGCACGGTATTACTCCGGTAACTTCTATTAATGAGGTTGTAATTAAGAATAAGGAAAAGAAGCACGCGCCGACTGTCAACGTACAAGTTACCGAGGCCGTAGCGACTACCGAAAATGTTATTGGCGAGCAAACCGTCAATTCTCCAGAAATTCCGGCCTAACTAGCGTGTAATAGCGGCAAGGAGCGAATTTAACCGTTCGCTCCTTTTTTTTATTGACATTATGGCTTTTATTTATTATATTCATGTATCTGTATGGACTATTATGAAGAAATAACTAATGCAAACGGCATGATTTATGATGGTTATTATTATTTATACGAAAGTAATACATATCATAAAATTAATGGTTGTGGAACTGGATTAAAACTAAGTTATTATAGAAAAAGCTATCCAACTATAAGATTTTTTATTAAAAAAGATAAACCTAAATTTGAAAACGATAAACCTTTTCCTCATGGATATTAATTATGCCAGACGAAATTAAAGTAAAACTGCCCGCTGGTCATTATTTAGTAACCGATAATGCTTATATTGTTGATAGAGAGGATAGATATAATCTAGGAAACTGGGGAGAGGATATTTCTCGTACTTGGGGGAGAGTTTATAGAGATTTTGCTAAGTTAGCTGGCCGCAGTATTAGAGAGATAAAACAGCTATATCCTGAATTTAAACCTATTTTAATCTGTACTAAGAGACCGCCAATTAGATTTGTCACTAAAAAACCTTATCCATTTGGATATTAATACTAATTACATGAATTTTGTTTTAACTAAAAAGAAAGACGGAATGACTAATTTCGAGGAATTTATTTTAAATGACTCGGTTATAGCAATTCGGAAATTTCGCTGGAATGGGGATTTTACTTTAGATGTAAAATATAAGGAGCATTTTGAATTAATTAATTTTACAAAAAACAGGAAGGCGCGAGATTTGGTATTTCTCAAACTATCATTAAATCCTAATTTTGCCTCTAAATTAGTTAATCCGGTAGCGATTAAAAATGATTATTATAATCTTGACGGAGAATATCTTGGGGAATAATTATGCAAAATATACATAAGATAATCAAAAACCTTAAAAAGTTAGGATTTACCACTAAATCCGGCCAAGGCTCTAGAATTAAACTATACCCGCCAGATAAAAATAAACCATTCTATTCCCTGCACCTAAATAATGATGGTAAGGCATTCTTTCCTTTAAATCGCTTTTCAAAAAATAACTGGAATATTGATTTAGAAACAATTTAATTAATTATGAACGAGCAAGAAAAAACAAATTTGCCAAATACGACTAAAGTACTGCCTAAAGATTACACTATTATTAGTGACGAAAAGTTTAAAACATATACTTTAAAATTTGGCGACTATTTCAAATTAGAAAAAGATAAAACTTGGGAAAAGGTATCTGGTTATGCTGGCTGGAATACCAAAGAGGCTTTTGGAAATCAAATCCACGAAGGCAAGTATATTGTAGCTATTTATAATGATAAGCCGCGATTTAAATCCAAAAAACCCTATCCATTCGGTTACTAGAAATTATGGCTATAGAAATTCCAGATGGATATGAATTAGTTAAAGATGATAAATATATCATCAAAGATGGAGATATGTTTTTAGGTTGGTATGGTGGTTTTTTGCCAGTTAATGATTTGATAGGCGCGACCTTTAGTTATGCTAGAAGAAATGTGACTGGTTTTGTAATTAAAAAAAGTAAACCAAGATTTAAATCGCCTAATCCTTATCCGTATGGTTATTAGATATGAATATTCCTAATGGTTATAGTCAGATAAAAAATGAGAACACTCTTATTAAAGCTGGCGATATGTATTATAATGCTTGGAAAGATGGATTTGTTTCATTTGAAACTAACTCTTTAGGAAATACAGTTGCATGGGTGCATAGATATGTTTCTAATGTAGTTGTTAGAAAAATCGCGCCAAAATTTAAAACAGAAAAACCATACCCCTTTGGATATTGAAATTACAGAAATAACGGACGGAAATCATATTATTAATTATGATTTAGGCAAATATTTTTATCGCGGCGTTGGTTCAAAAATTTGGAATGAACTGGGAGGCTTTATAGGATGTAAAATTTCTTCTATTTGTGATGCTCATAATGTTAAAGTAGGAATACATATTACTAAAAGATTTAAAACTGATAAAGAATATCCTTTTGGATATTAATTAATATGAATAAAGAAATAGAAATTCCCGATGGATATGAGCAAATAACAGATGATAATTATATCCTTGTAAAAGGAAATTTATTTTTAGATGGTGGTATTTTTTATCCTGTCCATGATTCTCTTGGAAAGTCTTATGGAAAAGTAAAACATAGTTTATCTTCTGTTGTCCTTAGAAAAATTCCTGATATTAGATTTAAAACTAATAAAGAATATCCTTACGGCTATTAGTTGTATTTATTTTGTCTTGTTTCTGGACGAGTTTAGTAGTATCATAGTGGAATGATATTTGTTATATTAGTAATTCTTCTGTTGGTTGTGGTTGGGACTTTAGGATAGTAAAAAATTTGTTGACATTTGGTTTTTAATTCATTAATATTCAGGTATTGAATTTAAATACATGAATACTACAAAATTATTTGAGACTCTTAAAGAATTGAGAGACGCTATTAAATCAACTGTAAATCTTGAAGATTGCGGCCATGCGAACGGAGTTAGTTTGCGTTTGGTTGACGCGGTTAAGAGGGCTGACAAAGTAATATCCGATAATAATAAATACCAATATACTAAAATTGTAAGCGCAGGTAAAACAACTATTTATCGCTGGAAGAATGATAAATGTGAATGTTTTGTTAATACGAATGAATGGGTTGCGGCATCTTGTTTGCGAGGGTCTTATGAAAAAGATATAACTAAAACCGAGGCCAAAAGTTTTTATCCAGAAGCTTTTGATTAATATTAAATATTAATTGACAAATACTAAGTAATTCATTATTCTTAGATATATGAAGAATAAATCTAAAAAAATTAAGGTTCGACGGCATTGGGGCGCGATGTCCCCAGTTACCAAGATTAAAGGCTCAAAAAAGGTCTATTCTCGCAAGAAATTTAAGGTTTCTGACGGAATTTAATACAATTTAAAACTAAAAATTAATATGAATAACAACCAATGGATTCCTTTGTATCTGCTTAAACCTAATACTAACCGTATTGTCGAAACTAAAATTTCAGACAGTAAAGGCGAACGGAATATTGCTAATCTTCGTTTTGAAAAGAATCATTGGTGGCATGATGATATGTCTATGTATGTTTATTACGCGCCGACTCATTGGCGAGAGATTTAATTAGTATTAAATAATTACTTGACAATTAATAATTAATCGTTACTATTTATTCAATGAAAACAAGAGAAATTGAATTTCGGGTTTGGGATAAAGAGCGTAAATCTTTTTGTTTTAAAAATGGCGAACTATTTGGTGATACTGATTTTAAAAACGGAATATTCAATTTTAAGAACGGCGAAGAATATTATATTTTCCAACAATTCACTGGACTTATTGATATAAATAATAAGAAAATTTTTGAGGGAGATATTATTAAAGGAAAAATTAAATCAAACGATGTTTTTGTTGATTATTCACAAGAAGTTATATTTGAATATTATGGATGGAATTTAAATTGGGATGTGTTTGCTACTGGTGTTAAAATAATTGGTAACATTTTTGAAAATCCCAAACTAATTAAAAAATAATTATTATACTTAACCATGAATACATTTTTTCAATTTATAGTTATTATGCTGGTGGCGATTGTTAGCGGCTTTTCTCTTATATGGTTTATGGAGTATTGTATTAAATACTTTAACACTCCAGTTCCACAACAAAAGCCGCCTGTGCCGCCACAGCCTAAACCTAAAACTAAAGGTGATTTGATTTTTGAAAACATCATGGCCGATATTAAAAACTTTGAATATTATTGGGCACAAGTTACTGATTCGAGTAAAAAGGGTTTGGTTTATTGTCGTTTTTCTCATCCTAACCGGCCAAAATATACTATTTCTATTGAAACTAGTTATAGTAGTAGAGTTGGTGGTGGTACTTATATTGATTGTAAAGTTCATGGATGCGATTATCCTAATTTGTTTACTTCAAACCAATCCTTTTTAATTTACGCTGCTTTTCTACAAATTAACAAGCAAAAACGTAAGTCTCAAGAAAAAATTAAAATTAAAGAAGCCGAGGAAAAACTAAATAATTTATTTCCTAATATTTTATCGAATAATTCTTGACAATTATTATTATTTCATTAATATAAAGATATGAGAACTAAATATTTCATTTCAGGTGATAAAAAATGCGCCAATCCTAAATGCGTAGTTGATTAAAATGAACGAATCTTTTCAACGTGGTGATATTGTGCAATTAGTTTTTCCTGATGAACCGATTTTTCCATATCGTTATAAGGTGTCCGCAGTTTATCCTGATAATGGTTTATCGGTGGACAGAGTAGATATTTGCGACGAAAATGATGATAAATCCTTTAACTCTAAAAGAGGAATAGGAATGCCGGTCAAGTATTTACAAAAGATTATTTAATTTAATTATTTTATGCCGATTAATACTCCAAGATGCGAGTTTGGTATTCTGCTAGGTGATAATGGACAATGTAAGCGTACAGCGCAATATATGTCAAAGACTGGCAACATTTTTCTTTGTCCTGACCATATTTTATCTCATAGTGATTTATATGTTCCGCTTGGCGTTACCGTTGAAATGCCCGTGTCAAGACTTAAATTAATTAAGAAAAATATCAAGCCGCCAGTTTTATCTAAAAATAGAATGCTGGTAGCAAAAGGATAAATATGAATAAAGTTAAATATTTTATATACATAAGAAGTTTTAATAATCCTAAAACTATTTATAGACAAACATTAAATAATAATGGCGTGAAAATGCAGCTTATTAATAACCATTACAATCAATGGCAACCCGCAATAAATAATTTATCTGATTTAGAAAGAATTACTAAAAAAACCGCAAAATCAATGTATCCAAAACATATTAATTGACAATTAATAATTAACCATTATATTACCTATATGCCATGTAACAGCGATTATCTTGAACCTGATAGGCACGAAATTGAGAGTCGGCGGGTAGCTCAATTGATATGCTTTATTAATAGCCATAAAGATTTTAAATGTTTTGAGCGCGGAGTATCAAGTTGGATTATCAATGCCGCCAAGGAAATCTATGGTAATAAAGCTAGATTAAACGAATTAGTAGTAATGCTTTGTTCTATTTGTTCTGGAATGTCTAAGAAAGAACAGGACGCCATCATTTATGATGCTCGCAATAAAGATTCTAGAGATTTGGCCGATTGGTGGGAAGAACACCAAAAAGCGGACGCGGAACGAATTGAAATGGAAAAAAGAACGGCGCAAAGAAAGAAAATTCGTCAGGCCGCTTTAAGTAAATTAACAAAAGCCGAAAAAGAGGCTTTAGGTTTTAGTTGACAATTAATAAATATTTGTTATTTTCTATTCATGGCTAAACAATATCCTGAATGCGGTAAATACGGAAGCAAACTTTGCTGGCTTGTTGGGTTTTTCCGGTTTAATGGCTTTAGATATGAGGATAAACTTGGCCGTGGCGTTTATGGTAAGGAATTGGAAACTATGCTAAACGAAACTAACGAGCCGCCAGCCGGATATACTTTTGAACCAATTAGTTTAAAAGGTGCGCCCGTTCCTTATGAGATTCAAAAAGGAATGTCTAATTGGATTGACTGTATAGATTGGGTCCAAGATAATTTGGAATATTTTAAAGCTAATTATCCTCAACTTGCGGTCAATATTTAATTAAAATTTTATAATATGACAGAATATCCTAAATTAGAACAAGTTACAGGTTTGGATAAAATCCAAAACAATCAGGCGCGACTTTTCCGCAATCAGGACAAGATTTATAATCTTTTACAAGAAATTAATAATAAATTAGAAAAACCTATTACTCAAAAGAAAAATACCGGCCAAAATAAATATAATTACTTTACTCACGATACGTTTGGTTGCAAATATATTTACCGTTTTAGTAAGGATAGCCTTAATGATTATGGTTGTTATTTTGATGATATTAGTAAGACTTGGATAAGCGGAGTTGCTTTTTACAAGTCTATCGGATGGAATAAAATTACTTTTAAACAGGCTAAAAGTCTATTTCCTGATGCTTTTTAATTGACAAATAAAAGAAATATATTATCATAAGTTTATGAATTATTTGATTATTTATTTTATTGTTGCCACTATTTCGGCGGTCTATACTTTTGGAACGGTTTTTGCTCATTTTCAAGAAAGCTATCCAAGTATAGCAAAAAAAAGTAAACGACAAGATTATGGTTTTGCGTCCAAAATTTCTTTTCTTACTTTTATTTTTCCGATAGCGGTAATTATTCCAATTTGTATGAGTGGATTTAATGAGCATGGCTGGTATATCAAATCTAAATATTAAAAAACTATGGCCAACTCATATCCATCCGAAAAACTCAATCTATGGGACCGATTCTTTAACCGTTATAAGAAAATTGCGGTTAACCAAGGCTCGGAGCAATGGAAAGAATATCATCCTTATTCCGGCCATGTAATTACAACTTTTACTAGAAATTATGTTACCTATCATATCGTAGACCGTATTACTGGCGGATTTACAGTTAAGAAAGAATATCTTAATTAAATAAATATTTATGTTTACTACTTTTAATTTTCATTATAGTATTTCACAGGAATTTGGAGAAGAAAAACTACAAGAAATAATTAAAGTATTAAATAATTTAACTCCGTGCCAATTAAAGGCCGTAGAAATCTATGCTCGTTCTAGATATTTAGACGGCGAAGAAACTGGGTGGCAAGAGGCCAAAGCAGATAATTAAAAAATATGAAAAGTAAATATACCTATTTTATCGAAAACCGCCCTGACGATTTTAATCACATGGGGATTATGTTTTCTCCTAGCGGTGGTTTTTGGAAACATTGTCCACCAATAGAAAAGTCTGCTTTTAAATTAGATTATTTTAAAAACTCTAAATCTTGGAAAGAAGTTAAACGTATTGAGTTTTTTAAGTTTATTAAGCTAACTAATAAGAAAAATTAATTATGAACAAAAACTTTATTGCTAAACCTATTATTGCTATTATTGATTTAATTATCTTGTATTTATGTACTGTATTTTTATTTGCGAGCAATAGTTACGCTCACAGCCCTAATATTTGGTCACAAGCTTTCTGGCTTTTATGTCCGATTTTGGCTATCGGTTTTACTATTATAGTTACTTTGTCTAGTATTGTTATTATTGTAGAGCATGATTTTAACGGGAATAATTAATAATTACTTGACATTTCATATTTAACCGTTATATTAAAGACGTAATAAATAAAAAACAAAACTAATATTATGAAAACTATTAAAATCAATCCGCTGTTTACAAAAACCAAAGACGAAACAATTGAAGCTGTTTCGTCTCATATTTCAGCTTTTCAACGGTATTATAAAGCTTATGATGATGAGGGGTTGAAATGTTATATTCATATTGGCTCGTTACGAGTTGAGGTTTCAGAGGGTGAATTTCAACGAGTAAAGCAACTTCACGCGGAAGCGTAATAAATAATAAATATATGAAAATTAACATTGAGGGCGCAATTGATATTCTGTTTGAAATTGGAAAAATTAGTAGTTCAAATCGTTTTTTTAAACAGTTTGGTTTGGACACTGGCTATGCTTCGCCCAAAGTAACTATCACAACGGAAAATCTTAATATTTCAGAAAAACAGCGGGGTCTTTTAGTTTTTCTTGGTATTACTCATGTTACTGGCGAAAGTGGCATGGAGTATAATAATTACGAATTTGTTTCTCCTAAAAAGACTTATATCGGACATGATTATAATTATGGAAATAAAGCCGAAAGTACTGTAAATATTTCTTGATTTTTATAAAACAAATCGTTAATATATCTCTGTTGACAAAATAACAAATAAAAATTAAACATTATGGCAAAATTTGAACAAACCTATAATACTCACGGAATTGTTTATGGATATAAACTTAATTCTAAAAAGTGGGAATTTACTAATGGCCGCTTTACCTTCCTTGCGTCCGTAGTTGGCGGAAAGGCGAACGCCGCAAAGGTGGCCGGATTTGTGGCCGGTGGATTGAAGCGGAATAATGGCGAGCGTTTGGATAACTTGGCTCGCGCCAATATTGAGAAATTTGTTAAGTATTAATAACAATGGGCCGGAAGCTGTCGTTGGTTATAGCGTTTTCCTCATAAGAAATTGTCCGCGGGTTCAATTCCCGCACGGCCCACCATTTAAATAGAATAATCTTCTATATATTCAGCTTTGCATTGCGGATGATGATATTCGGAATGGCAATTAGAACATAAAACATCGCATT